TAATAATATATACTTATAAATTTGATAGAACAACAAAAATAAGAGGCTACCGAAGTAGCCTCATTATTTTAAATTAATAAGCCTAAGCTTTCACTGAAGTACGAACAGGACCTGTTGTCATGTTCTCAGTCATCTTCTGCTTTGGATTGGCAGGAGAGCTTTGATTACGTTCAGCTTCCTCACGCTGTCTTGGTGTCATATTACTGTCACCACTTACAGCACCACCATTTGCTTGGATTGCTTGTAACACCTGAACTAATGTATCGTTGTTGATACCCTGAAGTTCTACTTGTTGTTTAAGTAGATCTGTCATGAGTTTATTGCCCTCTACAGAGCCCTCTACGAAGGCTTGTTTAAGACTACTTACGATATTATCAGATGGACTAGAAATCGCAGGAGCACTTGATGTAGGCGTCATATTGAACGTATCTGTTCCAGTTGGTTGAGTTGTACCATCACCCGTTGGCATGTTACTATCTACAGATGGCATTGCACTACCTGTAGTATCAGGTGTACCCATTTGTGAACGTAACACATTTAACTCAGGTGCAATACTACTTCCCATACTTGGTAGAGCAGAAGTATCGTTACCTAATTGTTGTGCGACATCCGCAGCAGGATTTGCTGGTGCGAGTTGTGTACTACCTTGACCTGTTACAGCCGCTAAAGCGGACTCACTACTATTACCACCTTTCTCAACGCTTGGACCACGTGTATCGGCACGAGCATCACTTCCACTGTTATAAACATTCATATCCCCTTTATATTCAGGAATATCATAAACAGGTTGAACACCCGTTGGTAAGATATAACCTACCACGTCATTGGTTGGGAATCCTGACACTTTAACCATGTTACCCTGGTTACCACCAAGTACGGCTAACTTACCTGATTTCATCCCGACAACGAAACCAACGTGACCACCACCTGTTTTCCATCTGAAAACAACAAGTGCACCATAAACAGGTTTATTGAAACGCTGACCACCTTTCCAATCTAACCAAGATTGAGATGAAGCACTATTGGTACCACGCATACCTGCTTGAGTAATAACCCAGTTAGCAAACGCACTACACCAAGGTAATTCATCCGTTACTCCTTTCATGTTACAAGTTGCAAAGTACTCAAGAATACGTGGGTTATGAGAAGAACCTTCTTGTTCTTTCACACCGATCTCTTTACTTGCAATTTGAATCCATTTATATTCGGCAGGAGAAACACTCGTACTATTAACAGGACCACCCAATGAAGTTGGGATCGCTTGGTTAATTTGTTGGGTTTGACCAGGTTGCGTTAATAATGGCGCATAACTTTGACCATTGCCACCTGTACTGTTTACATTCTCATACTGAGCAGGGTTAAAGACTTTACCACCTAAGATACTATCTTCATATTGAGCTGGATTGAAATTAGCTGAAGCGGTTTTAGTACCAACTGCAGGGATTTGCATATTCAATACCGAACTTGCAATATTAGCACCAGTTTGAGCACCTGCAATACCTGGAACGTTATTGGTTACTGTTGCACCACTATCACCTTTATTAATAGTGATTGTTCCATCTTCAGAAGTATCGCCTGTGATACCTGCACCCTGACCATACTTACTTATATTAGCAAGATGTTTCTTATAAGCAGACATCCGTTTGGTCATGCCATCACCGATGTTTGTACTACCTACAATCCCTGCTACCATGCCATTGAAATCTTTACGATACAATCCACGGTCTTTCGCGTAAGCATGAGCTACTGCCACAGCAATTTTCGGATCATTCATCAAATCAGGATTTGCGATTACTTCAGGGTGACCCGCAAGTCTCGCATACTTAACGTAGTTGTCTTTACCTGTAATCTGAACTAATCCACGACCACGGTACATGTAACCTTCAGTTGGTCCATTGCCCATTCTACCACCGTAGAATAAGTTACCAAGGATTTGCTGACGGTTAGGGTCTTTTTCAATCGCCGCAATTTGAGCATCAGTCATACTAGAAAGTTTATTACGTACCGAGACGTAACCTTGCCAACCTTCCGCACCTCGTTTGATTTTCAGTAAGTTCTCCGTAGAGTACTTCATATTCTCAGACTGAGGTTTAAGTTGAGATTCTGCATCCATCATACCTAAGTACATGGCGATATGGTTGTCATCAACCCCATCAGCACGAGCCAATTTAACGTACTCATCGATGATCTCTTGTTGAGACGCTGAAGGTGGTTTATAACCACTGTCTTGATACGTACCTGCCATATCAGCATAAGAAGGGGTAGAAACACCACCGTCTTCTAAAGGCGCACCATTATTGGTATAACCTTCAACGCTGTCATTTCTTACCGCAGTATTGTCGGCAGCCATAATCGAAGCATCGATGTATTGACCACCACCACCACTTCCAGTATCTTGCTGGAAGGCAGCTTTCACTTCTTCACGGCGTTTTTCTTCATCAGCCATGTATTTTTGCCATTTCTCTTGAAGGGCTTTCTTCTTCTCTTCAGATAAAGGCATTTCATACGGCTTAGATTCTTTCTCTGCTTTGATGTTCTCATAGAACTCTTTCATCGCATCAGGGCTATTGTTAATTGCCACACCTGCGAAGATGATACGACCTGTGTCGTTAACCTTATCAGATTCATTTTTGATAATGTCAACAACTGGTTTACTCATTAAGAAGTTAGCTAGTGGTATCTGTTCTGCTACTGCAATCTTATCAAGATCTTTTGCATTCTTACCACGGAAATCTTTAATATCTCTCCACGCAGTTGCAAGTAAACCAAAATAGATCGCACAGAAACGATGTTTAAACCATTCTACCCAAATCTTAAAGTTGTTCTCATCTTGTTCTTTGAAACCAAATTTCACCGCAAATAAAGACCAGACTTTCTTAAGTCCCTCTTCACCAGAAGACCAAGTGACACTACCCTGACTACCATCACGGGATTCAGAACGCATGTGGTTTTCTCGAACTTCTTTTTCGAGTTCAAGAATCACTTCCATGTGGTTACGACTAAAGTAATCAGTCGTATTATAAAGTAAACCGTAAGCAATGAAACGCATCGCTTGTAGATTACTTACACGGTTATCTTTCAATCCGTATTGTTCAACTGCTTCGATATATGGTACTTCAATTTCAGCACCATCACCGACTTTAATCTTAACCTTGGTATCCGCGTTACCAGCAACTACAATGCTGTCTTTATCTTGACCATTAACCGTGATGTTACCACTTTGTACATCCGCTTTATATTGTTCACGTTGAGCAATGAGCTTATCGCGATTAGCAAAGAGATCTTCATAAAGGAAACCGTTTCCAGTTCCATCTTTCTTGTTATCATCAAGATCCTCAACGATATCTTTCTCATCATCACGGAAAGCTTCCGTTACACGAACAGCATAATAACGAACTTGATCGTAACCTACGCCACCTTCTTCATAATCACTGAATGGCAATGAAGTATAGCTATAGATATCAGGCACACCCGGATTTTTATCCTTGTCTAAGAATGACATGCGAACGAATGACGGTTTATAACCATCATCTAATCCTTCTAGATTATAAAGCTCACGTCCATTATCCCCTTTGAACCATTGCTTAATGTTACTCCACGTTCCGTGTTCAGCTTGCGTCATCATGGCAAATAATGCTTCTTTATGACGTTTATAAACTGGATAGAAACGTTCTTTATACCACATGGTAAAACGCGGTAACTGTTCATTTTGCATTTGTTCTTGGGTTAACGCACCTTGCGCTTCCTCATTCCAGAAGAATGCCGCCCATTTATTCATGTCGATTTCTTTCTCTTTGAGATAACCCGTTTGCGGATCAACCAAGAGTTCTTTATCCATCTCTTTTTCAAAAGCAAGGATAACGTTAGAGCGACCAACATCATTGTTAGGGTGGATACCATAACTCGCTAAACGATACTCATCCATTTCTTGGAAGTTATCGCGATAGTACTGCCAAAGTTTATAGCCGAACCAACCTACTGCTGTAATACCAAGTAATGCCCAGCCTGTTGGTGTACCAAGAATTGCCGCACCAGCACGTAATGCACTATTTGCTACAAACTTACCAGCTGCTAAACCCGCACGTCCTACAAGTTTACCCCCTGCGTGAACGACTTTACCTGCTGCTGCACCAAGACCCGTACCTTTACCTGTGAGCGCACCTTTGATGAAGCCACCAACACCACCCACGACTTTCAGTACGCCATTTAACGCACCACCAATCCATTGGAATGGTTTAAGTAAGATACTACCAATTGCTGCAGGTGCACCTTTAATCGCTGCGAGGATCATCGGAATGAACATGCCAAGTTTAGATAAGAATCCTTGGTTTGCATCTTCTTGTGATCCTTTACGACCAAAGAGTTTACTCATCGCACCACGTCTTGAATCTTTATTACCGTATTGCATAACACGGTCCATCCAAGAACCTTTACGACGTTTACCTGTAAAGCGGTCGATAATGCCAGTACCGAAACCTTTAAGACCATCTAAAGATAATCTTGATTTACGTTTCTCCGCTCTCTCAGCACGTGCTCTTTCACGTTCTTCTTTCTTCGCTTTCGCTCTTTCAGCTTTTTCTTTTAGGTAATCCTGAATGCCGTCTTTAACGTTAAATCCTTCACCCATTTTTCTGGCTTTATCCGCCATCCAACCAGCAAAGTTTTTCGCATTACCAAAACGTTTCTTAATTGACTCAGCTCGTTTCTTCGCATCCTTAACGATATCACCTGTCGTGGCTTGATTGATGTTATCCGATGCGATATCTTTCATGTGATGATCAGGCTGACCACCAAATCGCCAAACTAATAATTCATAGATCCGTTTCGTCCATTTAGTATTGAAGGTGATACCTTCACCCCAACCACCAAATACACCACCGAATAAACTTTTGAATTTGTTACCAAGTGAACCTAAGAAATCAATCCCGCCCTTAAGCATTTGCTTACCGAATTGGAATGGTTTCACGATAACGTTGCTAATAAGGTTATCGAGCACATCTTTATAAGGCTTACCGTCTTTATCAAATAAACCTTGATTGCGCATTTCAGATAGTGATAAGATTACATTCCCATCGTGGTCGACGACATCACTTACGATATCGCGAACTTGTCTTAATGGTTTTCCATTACAGAAATAAACACCATTGATTAATTGGTTAGCGGTAATACGTGGCGAGCGTTCATCTCCAACGTAAACATCTTTAACCAATGCATCCGTAATACGATTAAGAACTTTGCGACCGAAATCTTTAGTGCGGTTTAATTGTGAACTGATATTAAGGTTAGATGAGATCTGACTGATCTTATCTTGCATCCAAGAACGGATGTTGGCACCAAGACCTCTGATCTTATTGATATCAAATTTATTACCTGCTTTATCGACAGCATTTTGTAGTTCTTCTACAGTCGCAACGATAGTAGGTTTACCATCTTCACCCATCTTACAGAGGTGACCTTTAAGCTCACTGAAACTACGGATCACCTTACCGTTGATATCGCAGTATTTACCTAAAGCTAAATCGCGTGCTTTAACTAATGGCTCTTTAAGATTATCAGGTGAATATAAATCAAATTTAAGTAAGACGCTTTCTTTTACTTCGCTTCCTTTATTAAATAAAGGATTGAGTACTTTACTTCTTACTGCACCGACGAAACGATTCGTGGTGTCTTTTGCTTTCTGATAAAGATCCATGGCTCTACGCTGTATAAAGTCACGACCATCTTGAGTGTAACGTCTTAATTTCTTCCAGTTGATAAGACTATCCGTCATCTCAGAAGAATTAATATCACGACCTTTATCATCACTGATACTTCCACTTCCTACACCCATATCAATGATATTACGATTGATGCGAGCAAGACTATTTAAAATAGCCGAAGTCTGGATATTAATAGAAGCATCTAAAGTCTGCCAGCTAACGCTTTCAGTATCTTCGCTCTTATTCGTTGTTTGGTCGCCTTGAGCGCGCGTACGCAAGGCACTAACATCTTGAGCAATTTGTTCAAGGTAACGAGTATTGTCGCGAATGGCAGATAAATAATCAGCATTAGGACTAATAGGACTACTAGTACCAGTAACTCCAGATATATACGGAGCTGATGTACTGCGTCTTTCATTTGTTGTTCCTTTTGTTCTTCTTCTAAATCCACCGGTAGGAATTGCACCTTGGGTGGATACATCCTCTTTGATGTACTGGTTATAATCACCACTTAGAAGAATGTCGTAAAGTTTATCGGTATCAATCGAATGCGAATCTTTTCCATCACTCGCAACGATACCCATGGCTTTCAGTGTATCGGTATTGACCAAACCTTGACGGGCTAGATCTTTAACATGATCAACAAAGTTAGGAATATCACCACGTAAGCGATCAAATCTACGATATAAGTATAAGTTGTTATCAGATGACTCTTTATCATCTAATGCGATCTTACCTTTATCGTTGAATTTAACTTGACTACTGATACCGTTTCGAAGTTGACTTAGCCCACGTGAGGATAAACCTTTTACAAGTTTATCATCGTCTTTCATGAAACGATGGAGATCCATGCCTTCGCCATTACGGATACTTTCAACTAGGTTTTTACGAAGTTGGGTTTTATCTTCACCAGTAAGATCTTTACCACCTAGTTTCTCAACGAAGTTATCAAGGTTACCGTTTAGGACATCACTATTACGTTTAAATAGCGTATCAGCTAAATCTTTAGTGTGACGACTACTACTTACGAAGGTATCGCGTTCATTACTGAAGAGTAAAAGATCAGGCATGCGACCTGTACGAATCCCTTCGCTACTTTGTAAGATACGTGCTAAATAACCAGGAATAATTTCCGTAATCGATTTATGCGCGTAGTTATCAAAGGCTCTAGGATCATGAAGGTTTTTAGAGGTATGCCAGTTAATCGCACCCACTTTCGTGTCACGTTGTACGATCTGATCTAAATCGGCTGCATCTCTAAACCAGTTTAATCCCTTACCGACTAATCCAAGTTTACCATCTTCACCTGGTTTGATGCCATTACGATAGAAGTTGTTTAGTATATCACCAATCGCTTCGTTAACGTTACCTGCTTTCGCAGCAGCACCAGCGATAGTTTTATTCTTCATCGCAAGGGTGCCAAGACGCATCCCCATGCTACCGAAGAACTTACTTCCTATCCCTTCGCCGATACTCTGCATGAGTTGCTGACGTATCAGTTCTTTCTGGTCGCCAGAAACAGCACCACCTGTAAGGGCTGCCATCTCTCGTTCCATTTCCATGGCTTGACCTTGCATATCCATGATGGTAGTTAAACCACCCATCAGTTCTTGCAATGGGTCAACAAGCATGTCATTGGCTTTATTAGAAAGATGTTTAATCGTTTTACCAATTAGCTTATTACCACGTAACTTATCACGTAAGGTATTTTGACTCCAACCAAAGAAACGTCTTAATGAAATATCTTTTAGGACTTCTTTATCGGTTTGTTTTGCTAAGTCAGGTAAAGCGGTATTCTTAACGATTGATTGTAATTGGTTTAGTGCGTTTTGACTAAACTCACTGAATCCTTTTAATAAGGTTGCTTGTACGTTGTATTGGCGTAGAGAAACACGAAGCATCTCTTTTTGCCAACCAAGGTTAATCCCTTCCTGATAGTTCACTAATCGGGTTAACTGATTAACCACCTGATTAGTACTATTTAATTGATCAGTTTGGGTTTTAGCCTGAGCGACCTGCATGACTTGTTGTTCTTGTCTTGCTTGTCCCTCAGCTTGTTGTTGCTGTTGGAATACACCTAAGATTGTTTTCTCAATCCCAAGGTTTGCGATCTCTTCTTGTGAAGGACCTTTACTTCCACCGCCTTCTTCTTTTAGTTTACTTTCCAACCACTTGTTCATTCCTTCTGGAATGGCATTACCAAGGGTACGACGAAATGCCTCTGCACTTCGTTTAAACTCTTTTATTGAAGGTGCAAGTTTTTGCATGGTCTTGTCGTATTCATTTTGAACCGAATAGACCGTATCACCAATCAGATCTGCAGTATCTCTGAATTCTCTTGGTGCTGCATTCTTCAATAAGAGTCGCATGGAATTTTCACTAAAGACGGCTTTCTTCACCCCTTCTGCTACGTTAGCAGCATCTTTTACGATGGGGCTTCTATCATCTTTGATTTTCTCAGTCGGCTCGAAGCTTAGATCAAATTCACTTAGATCTAAATCATCATCCCCGAAATCCAAATCAAGATCGTCTTTTTTGGCCATAACAAAACTCCTTTATTAAGGCTTATTTATATAACGAATAAGTTAACATTTTGCCGTATTTACTTAGGCAAAATGTCGAAAACATAGCCTGCAACCTATGTCCACATATTAGGCAACTAGTATCGGACACTAAACTTTTTAACGTTAAAAAATTTAAAATACTTAGATGTAAAAGGAATAAAAGGTGAGTTATGACAACACCCATTAAACCTTTTGATGTCCAACTATTAATCCCGACAAAAGAACGACTTGCTCGTGTTCCTCGTATTACCTCGACGGAGATATATGATGGCACCAGTGAAGATTTCAATCCTGGAGGACTTTATAGCCAAATCCTGTTTGGTCAAGTGGGCTCCCAGAATCGTGATTATACGTTTGGCTATATCAAACTTAACACGGAGTTGATCCACCCAACCGTAAGACGTTGGATCAGACAACTCAAGCGTTATTATGAGAGCATCTGGCGTGGTGAAGCATTTGCAACTTGGAATCCTAAGACAGGGGAATTTGATCCTGCTGATTTAGGTGATGATGGTGCAGATACAGGCTACCACTTTTTTATCTCTCACATTAACGAGCTGAAGTTTAAACGTAATACTTCAGCAAGACGTAATCAAATGATCGATGCGTATGAAAAATACCGTGGTCAATTAACTTTAGTAAACCATCTTGTATTACCAGCAGGTCTCCGTGATCTACAGGTCGCACAAAATGGTCGTACCACGGAAGATGAATCCAATGACTACTATCGTCGTTTACTTCGTCTTGCCAACAGTTTAGAGAACAGTCCACTTCAGGGTGCGGAAATTAATAACGTTCGTCTGAATATGCAGATGATCGTTGACGACCTTTACGATTACTTCCTTTCATTATTAGACGGGAAGAAAGGTTTCTTACAATCACGCTTTGGTGCACGTAATCTATTCCTAGGTACACGTAACGTCATTTCATCCATGGATATGGGCGCAGATATCTTAGGTGATCCCTCAGCCCCAACGGTAGATACAATTCTCATTGGTTTATTCCAATGTTTAAAAGGAAGTATTCCGCACATCGTCTATCTCATGAGAAATGATCGTCTCTATACGACTTCGTTTCCATCAAGAGATGGTGATGCTTATCTTGTTCACCCAACGCGTTTAACTCGAACTAACGTCCAGTTAGATGATATCGCAATTGATAGATGGGTAACAATAGAAGGCAATGAAGCGACTATCGATGCATTCAGTAAAGATAGTTTCAAAACAAGGCCGATCATGATCAATGGTCATTATTTTGGGTTGATCTATCAGGATGATCAGAAATATCAGATCTTATCTGATATCACTGAATTACCAGATGGATGGGATAAAGATAAAGTAAGACCAATCACTTATATCGAATGGTTATACTTAATTAGTCATAAAGCACTTAATGAGAAGAAAGTCGAAATGACACGTTATCCTGTAACAGGAGATGGTTCTTCTTATATTGGTGATGTCTACGTCAAAACCACAACACCATCGTTCCGTCTTGAGAAATATGAAGATGGACAACCAACTGGTGAGTTTGCACTTGAATATCCAGTTCTGAATGGAAGCTTCTTCCAAACGATGTCCCCACATGGATCTCGTTTACCGGAACTTGGAGCTGACTTAAATATATTCCGTCAGGGTCAGCATAAACCTATCTAATTGCGGGAAAGCCTAAACGCTATCTTACTGACTACTCTATCGTAGTAATACAGGTAGACACCCCTCGAGTAATCAATCAATGGGGGATAGTGAAACGAGTAAGGGTTTTGGCCAATCGGCGCAGCAAAGCACGTTACTGACGTGTGAGTTCAACGACTATCGAAAGCATAGTGACAATAGGAATGTTGTCATGAAGAAGTGAGTAGAGTAGGGAAAGTATTTTTAATACGAGTATCGAAACGGTAGGGGTGTACACTTGAGAGATCCCCAGGTGTATACTAAGATATAGTCTAAATATAGTTGACGGAGATAAAATGAGTGCTAACTTCATCCACAGTAAAGATGCGATCGAAGAGATTAATAGAAATGCCGGTAAACGGATCTCCGTGATTCGCGCAACTGGTAAACTTGCTTATGATATCGAAAACGATATCGTAACTCGAGCATCTTTAGGTTTAACCGCACCACCACGTGGTTACCGTTCAAAACGAGGTGAGTAATGGAAAATATAGATAAAGACCAATTGATCTTGTCATTAGAGGCGAGATATCCACAGGTCTATCGTCAGCAAGGTATCCGTTACTTTGTTAAGATGGAAGATCCAAAAGTTCATCGTGTAGCAGATCTACAGGAGATCGATCTTTCCATCCTGCATTATTTCTATCCAAACATGAAAGAGAGTTTTGGTATCTCACCAGAATCTCCTTTTGTTAAGAACAGAAAGAAAGCACAGGTTTCCTTCCACCATACAGATTACGCAGGGGTAATTGCAGGTCCTTATAAAAAGAAAATCTTTAACTATCGACTTGCAATTAAAGCCTACCACAAAAAGAATCCAGGTATTTTCTGGGCAAGAAATGAACGTAAGTTCTTCTCGTTCAGAGAAAGACGGCCATGGAATATGATTGTGGACTACTCATTGATGGGTAGACGATTTGAGTTTAGATATAACCCAAGACGTCATCTGTTTGAGTTCGAAGCGAAATATAAGGGATATCTAAATGGGATTAGTTATTATACCAAACAAACTAATCGTCATCAATTAATGATGTTCCATGTCCCTGAACAATTACCAAAAGTACCAGAATTAAAACGTGCTGCTATCGAAATGAAACGATCTTATTTCAAGATCTTCGATAGTTATGAAAAATTAGCATTGCTTGATTTCTGGAAATGGTTAGACCCTTATACAAGATCAAAATCCTTCTTTGCTCAATATATTCAAGAAAAAGATTTAGATCGAATCGATTTACTTTGTTTATATGGCAATACGGTCGTCCTACTTAATCTAGGATTGCTGGATAGATGGGTAACCGGAAAAGAGTCGTTAGGTGAAGATGAGGAAGATAATGAATCGCCAGAAGATTTAATCGAAGGTGAAGAGTTAAATATTACTCAATCAACCGCAAGACGTTTCCAAAAGCGTTTCCTCCGTTTCTTAGCAAAAATTGTTGAGAAGGATAAACTGGCTAACAGTTTCATTCCACATCCATTAGAAATCGATGAGAAAGAAACTAAGGATATCCAGGTTATCTATGATACTAACACGGAAGAAACATTAAAAGATGATGACTTCCAAGATCCGGAAGTCCTAGAAGATAAAGGTGATGATACAGTTCTGATCCCACCTAATATCGTAGAGGAGAAACAATCTGAATCTACGCAAGCAAGAACAGAAGCAGAAATTAAGAGCGTTATTAGCGTCAACCAACAGCCGCACGCTGGAGGAACACCAAGCGAAGCTCAGACAATTGTCAAAGCTAACCTCAGTGACCTTAATACCGCTACTTCTGCTCTTAGCCCTACTCATCCTGATCCTATTCAACAGCCTGCAGTAATTAAAGATAACTACACGCCTGTTGAAGTAAACCAATTAGTGGGTATCCAAACTCAGATCCCCGAGAAGGAACTCATTACTAAACCGGTTTCATCATTGGTTGATGTAGGTGCTAAGAAACAAGTCACCCAGTATACAGAAGAACTTGGTTTAACCAAGAAACAAAATGATTTCTGGGAAAAGGCAGCTGAAACATATAAAACATTGAAATCACCTGTTAAAGGTAAAACCTTAGGTGAGTTTATCAATGAGAAAAGAGATATCACTCTAAACCAAGAAGATGCGGAAATTCCTGACATCCCAATGGTAACCGATAAGTCTTTACTTAAATCAACGATCATGAATATGCAACGTGATTATATTAAGAAAGATTTAAAACGTGATATCGCCCGTAATATCGTGGCAATGCAAAAGACGGGTGTATTAGTAAGTAACTATGAAGTAGAAGATACCTCAAACCTTGCTTCTGATACAGAGACCCACGTAATCCAATTTACCCCTGTAGGCGGTTCCCCTTCTACAGTAAGATTGAAATTACCGAAAGTCCATGAAGACGGTACGATCCGACAAGGTGGCGTAAGAACTTATCTTCGTTCCCAACGTCGTGACCGTGTTATCCGTAAGATCGATAGTGATCGTGTTGCATTAACAACTTACTACGGAAAACTTTTCTTAAATCGTTCAGATAAAAAGAAATACAACTTAAACAACTGGGTACTCTCTCAAGTTGATCGTCTGATTAGTGAAGGGACATACACCGATATCCAATACGGTGCAGTAAGAAGTGATATTAAGGATCTTCCTCGTATCATCCAAGCGTTGATGTCTCGTTATCGTGGTTTCCATCACAAGAAACTATTCTACACGATTGACTTTACGAAGGTCACTCAGGATAAAAATGGTATCTTATCATTTGGTAAACATGTTCAGTATAATTCGAAAGACGATACATGGTTGGTGAAAAATAAACCAACTAATGTGAATGAAGTCTTCTCAATGGATTTATTAGAAGCACCAGATGAATACGCCGAAGTGAAAATCTTAGGTGTCTTGATGCCAGTCGGTTTCATCTTAGCACGTGAACTCGGTTTTGCACGTCTAGTTGAAATGTTAAGATTACCTGTTGAGAAATATGAAGCAGGTAAACAAATCGAACGTAACAGTAAACAGCTGATTATCCGATTTGCCGATGAGAAATGGGTATTTGATAAATCGATCATGTCCACCCGTGATAAATTAATTATCGCTGGGATGAACTACTATGCACGTTATTTAAAACAATACAGTGCACTTGATTTCGATACCAAAGAAGTATACGGTGCTATCCTACATGAAGATGGCGTAGCGGTGAGATATGAACGCGAGTTAGATCTTATCCAAGACCTCTTTATCGATGATAGTTCTCGTGAAATGCTCGAATACATGAAAGAACCAACAGAAATGGTGCCACTCTATATAAGAGCAGTAGAACTTCTCTCCACTTCTCACTACGTCGATGAGATCAATATGGATGACATGGTGATTAAAGGATACGAACGTATTGCGGGTGCAGTATACTCTACCTTTGTAAACCACATGCGTCTATTTAAATCTAAGCCTATCACAACCAAACGTCGTTTTGATATGCCACCAAATGATGTCATGATCATGCTCTCTAAAGATCCATCTATGGAGATCATCGATGATATCAACCCAATCCAGAATGTGAAAGAAAAAGAAAACGTCACATTTACAGGTGAAGGTGGTCGTTCTAAACGCTCTATGTCGAAACGTACCCGTACGTATAGCGATAGTGATATGGGTGTGATCTCTGAAGCATCAGTAGATAGTTCGGATATCGGTATCACCACGTTCTTATCTGCAAACCCGAGATTCGATACGAAACTTGGAACAACGAATAAGCATCAAGCTGGTAAGAATCTGGATGCGTCACAACTGTATTCTACACCAGTACTATTATCTCCATTCAGTACCCATGATGACCAGAAGCGAATTTTATTCTCTAATACGCAGGCAAGTCACCGTATCCCAATTCGAGGTGCGATGCCACCTTGCGTAAGAACGGGATATGAAAATGTCCTTGCTCATCGTGTCGATGAAAAGTTTGCTTACGTAGCAAAAGGTGACGGGGTCATTAAGGAGAAAGGACCGAAATACGTTCTTGTTTCTTATAACCAAGATGACCTCGGTGAAGAGATGGTTGAGATTGGTGTAACGATCGCATCATCAAAAGGAAGTTACTTCCGCCATGATATCAAATGTGATCGTGATGTAGGATATAAATTCAAGAAGGGTGAGGTGTTGGTATTTAACCAAGCCTTCTTCCAACGTGATGTATTATGCCCTACTCAGGTGATCTTGTGCGATAAGACGTATGCTAGAGTGATGTTAGTGGAATCAAATGATACTTTTGAAGACTCTTCAGCCGTATCGATGGATTTTGCTAAACAGCTTAAATCATCCGTTGTAAAAGAACGAGTTATCGTTGTAAATGCAACCGATAACTTACGTAACATGGTTAAATTGAATGATGAAGTGGATATCGATGATAGTTTAGTCTTGATTGAAGACCAAGCCTTTAGTGATGCTGGTTATTTCAGTGGAAGTAGTTTAGATATACTTAAACGACTTTCTCAGATTTCACCTAAAGCTAAGTATAAAGGTAGAGTGATTAAGATCGATTGCTTCTACTACTGTGATGAAGATGATCTTTCACCTTCGATTAAAGAAGTAGTGAACCAGATCATGAAATATCGTTTCAGTGGAACGAAGATGAAGTTATCCGATAAACGTCATATGACTGGGCAAATTGATGAACCACTGAAGTTGAAATCACAAGAAGTCCTAGAAGGTCAGGTAGGTATCCGTATCTACATTGAAACTGATCTAGGGTTTTCGAGTGGTGACAAGTTGGTTGTGTGTAATCAGCTTAAATCTGTTACAGGTCGTGTGTTTACTGGTAAGAATGAAACCGAGTCAGGATTACCGATTCACGCTATGTTTGGTTATGCTTCTATCTCGGATCGTATTGTGGGTTCCCCAGAGTTAATCGGAACTACTGCTACACTCTTGCAGTTAGTGACACAACGAGCGTTAGACGCGTACGATAACAAATAACACTTAGAACAAGTTGTTGAAAGACATAGGGGAGGGTTCAACCCTCCCCGCTTTTATGTCGACACTTAGCCGGTCTCTTAAGAGACCACATTCGAATGTAGTAAAAACATTAATCTTAACTGATCAATAAGGTTATAAAACAATGGTAAACAAATTAGAATCCACACGTTACACACTCGCTAACATTATTGAGTTAGTGACTGCTGTAATGTATAAGGTAGAAGGGAATGGTGTAAAGTTACCTGAACCTGCTCCAAATTCAGACGGATGCCCAGATGGTGATTACACTGAACGTTGTATCCAAGAAACAGTTGCACTTGCGATCAAGAATAATCTTGATGTGTGCCCAGTAGAGGAGAACGCATAAGATGTTAACAAGTTACTCAAAACAGTTAGCAGACGATTTAACCGAAGAGTTCTCTCGTCAAGGTACAGCGGTGGTATTTAACCAAGCGGGTACATTCCAAGACTTATTGGGTCGTACGATGCCAGGTCTTATCGAAGAAAACGGTGTTGCGGTTTCATTAGATGCAAATCAACTAAAAGACTACCAACGTCAATCTGGTCACGGTCAACAATTAGAATCGATGGCCGAAATCTACGCTAAACCGTTATTACAACGTTTAGACGTATTACGTAACCAAGTGTTACCTTTCATCGATCGTGTTGCTGCAGGTATCCGTTCGCAATATAATGAAGGTTTCTATAAAGTATCTGATATTCAAGAAATTGAATTCGCTGATATCTATAAAACCAAAACTTTCTTGGATTACATCCAACGTCATGCACCATTAGCTAATTCACAAATCCAAAATGTGACTATCCAATCTGGTTTCATGGATCGTAATGAAGATGACATCGTAGGTCTTTTAAAATCTGGTAATACCTCATTAGATGATGCATTAGTTGATATGATCGCACGTCATCCATCTAACTGGTTAACTGACGTATATACTCGTTATCTTGTAAATGGTAATATTGTCCCAACTGGTTTACGTGCACCACATCAAAGTGAATTAGTTGATGAAATCGTGGTACTATATTTCATCCATGCTTCGTTATTAGCAAACGATGTTATCGATGGCACTGTAAATATCCCATTAGTACAATATCGCAATTACTTATCTGAAACATTTGCTCAGTTAGGTGGTTTATTAAATCGTTACGTGAACCAAATCAACTTAGTTGATCAAGGTGGTCAGGTAGTGGCTTTCAAAGATGAAAACACTAATGTGATCTACGTATATAAAACCAACTACGAAAAATACCTTGAACAAGGTGGTAATGCGGATGCAGTATTAGGTGCAGTAGCATTGGGTTCAGTAGGTAACATCAATGACCTACTTGAAAATACTGAGCGATATGCCAATGAATTCAACCGTGCTTACAATGAACAAATCAATGCAGTAAAAGCGGCTTTCCGTTCAAACTACATCCGTTTGTTCCCACAAGTATTCATCGAAGAACTGAAGAAAGAACCTTCTGATTTCGTAGCTTTATTTGTACAACCTGGTACAGTGATTCCTGAAACAGGGTTCTCTTATAGTGATCTCTCTGGTCGTATCTTAAACTCACTTGCACCAACGCAAGGTTACGACAATATCTATGATTTCACTAAAGCACTGATTTTAGATATCGGTTTATCCCATTACAGCTTAGGTGCATTCTATCGCAAAGTAGAACAACAAATGAAAGCAACCGGTGAAGAAGATCCACAAGTTGCCACTTTCGCTGTAGCGGTAGATGGGTTAGTCAAAGAAATCTTAGCTAACGCAACAGTGAGAACTAAACTAGGGCTATAATTATGGCTAGTTTAAGAAAGTGTAATTGGGCTGGTCAGGTGGTAACACTTGACCATTTCATTCATAATACCACCATTGCACTTGAGTCAGCGATTGAACTTGATACTGACGTTTCTAATGAAGGCATGAGCGATGCATTAAAAAGCTTCGCTCAGAAAACTATCGCATTACTGAAACGATTCCTTGAGAATATTAAGCAAACAATCAAAGCACTTTTTGCCAAACTGGGTGTTGGTGTGACGATCAAAGATCTCATGGATCTACTTGGTGATATCCGTAAGTCACGTGAAATCAACTTCTCTTTCCTTGAGTTGAAGAAACTCACCAAACTTGGTTGGAACGTTGAAGTCACCACAACGGATGGTAAGAAAGCTGAATATACAGCAAAAGATCTTCGTAATGGCTATGATGCTTATGCAACGGCTACTCTACGTATGATCGATTTCTTAAGACATTCAAGAAACATCGAGCTGATGACCGATAAGGGTGTTGCTCAAATGATGTCTTCTGCTATGGATGATACGTATATGCTGTTTGGTTCTAAACCAACTCGATTTGTGTATCACAATAATGAGTTCGGTATCATCCACGATGAAATCGCAGAAAGTAAAACACTGATGCCATTTGCTTACCAAGCTCACATTGCTGAAGATGATATCAATTATCTCATTGAGATCATGAAGCGTTATGAGATCACAGGTCCATCAAGTAAGTTCATCGAACGAAATATTGATCTATCATTGAAGTGTCTTTCTGATATTGAAGATTGGATTGGTGAAAGCTTTTTGAATCGTGACTATCTACGCAACATGAAACGTTTGATCTCTGATGTATTTAAAGTAACGATCAGTGATGTAAGTATCAGTCTTGTTCGTGGTATCCATGGTGTCTACCGTGTTTACTCACAAGCTGTAAGACGTCTCAAGTACAGTGATAAAACAGAATAAAAATAGAGGAGATATCTATCTATGAATTATAACGATATCACCGATGATATCTCCCTATCATCGGTTTTAACTCGTGATCCTAAATATATCTTAGGATTACTAGAAGAAACAAAAGACGATCGAATCATCGTTAAAAAACCGCTTGATGTTATCTATCCGGAAAACTATCTAACGAAGAAACTTGCTAAACTTGACCAAGACTTAACCGTACTTGGTATCGTGGCGTTAGTGGACCCGCAAACTAATAAATACGCTGTATTGTCCATCCCAGGTATGATCACGATTCCGATCACTGAGATGAAACAATTCACTTATCAAGATGATGTTTATCGTGTCCTTTCGTTAGATGCTTACGATACACTAGTCCTTAATACTAACATCGTTAAAGATGAAACATTGGACTACTACATGTATAACTATTTCGTTGAGTTAGCGCGTATTCCGTGGTATCTCAATTACTTGGATATTTTAAATATCTACAGTAAAGATAGTTACTACATCGGTCAGAACTTGATCGATATTCCTCAGGTACTTGAGATGTTACTGGCTAACATTGCACGTGATCCGAAGAATGACAAGTTCATGTATCGTGATAAATTAAAATCCATGGATGATATCAAAACTGATCCACCATCTTGGGTACCACTTCGAAATGTATCTTTAGGTAGTGTGGATACCTATAGTAAGTTAATGGGTTCTTATTTCGAGGAAGGACTCACTTCTGCACTCGCAGATAAGTCTAAGAAAATGACTCGTATCGAAAAAGTATTGAGAAGTTAAGGATAGAGAGATGACCGAATATGAATCGCTCGTAGAGAGCCTCAGAATCGCTTATGGAGACGAGTTCTCTAAAATGGCGACCATCATCAAGGGTAATGAAAATACCCCGCTCTATCATATCTCCTTTGACGACAAGATCAAATCCTTCGTTCCTCGTTTTTCGACTAAACTAGTGAATGGTGAATCAAGAGCGATCCCCCGTACCTCTACCTCATCAAGTATACTAGGTTGTATGCTTGGTTTTGGTGACATCGGACGTGGGTATCTCAATAATGCTTTTGACAGTAAAAGAGATAATACTCTCTATATCTATAAGATGGAGTATGGTCTCGCCGTTAAACCATCAAAAGATCTTGTCCCTGACGTAGATTATACGGATGAACATTGGTTGATTGCAGCCAGTGTCAATACTCGTGAGTATAAAGGTCAGATTACCGGTAAAGGATTCTTATCTAATATTGGTATCGATCTTTTACGCAATGGGTGTATCTATAACTATACTTGGTATTTCAGTTTAGATGAGAAAACGAAGTTCATCAAAGGACTTGATTTAGAACCAGGTTGTTATCGTATTAACTTACTGGATATTGGTGGGTATGATTTTATCCCGAAAGTCGGTGATAATATCAAAGTGGAAAAGATAACGAAAGATGAGTTCCTCTTCCATGAGGGAAGACGAATCGAATCGATCTCTAATAAACGCCTTTATTAAAGAATAAGAAAGTAGGAAATACTCATGAGTCAAATTAAACTCAACTCAGAAGTACTACTTGGTGTGAATAAAGCAGGCACATTGAAACCTGATGCACAAGGCTGGTATGATGTGATTTTGGGTGCATTAGAATACCCAAATAGCTATGGTGCCGTCTATAAGCAAGATCCAGTTCAACAACTCCTAAACGGTGATAGTATTTTTGCTCGCCGTTTACGTAAAGGTTGTTTGATTGGTGAATTAGGTCACCCAATGCCTGAACCTGGTCAGACTCAAGAGCAGTACGTAGCACGTGTGATGCGTATCGATGAAAAATTCGAATCGCACACAATCAAAGAAGTTGTAATCGATACAACTCTTAAAGATGCTAAAGGAAATCGCTATATCGGTATCCGTGGTAAAGTAAAACCATCTGGCCCATATCGCGATGTCTTAATCCAAAAATTTGCAGACCCAGATATGAACGTTTGCTTCTCAGTTCGTAGCTTTACGAAAGACCGTTTCCAAAATGGTCGTTTAGAGAAATATACGACTTCTATTATCACATGGGACTGCGTGGGTGAACCTGGTTTAGAAAAAGCCAATAAATATAATTCACCATCCCTTGAGTCTTATACCGCTACCGTCGATCCAGCCATGTTACGCAACATCGCTGCAATGCCTGTTGGTCTTGGTATGGAATCATCTGGTATCATCGAACAAGCTAAAGAAATCCTTAAAGCTTCAGGTGAACCAATCGAACGCGTTAAAGTATCAATGGAATCCGCCGAGCCTAAATGGCACGCTAAGTGGTAATATAACATAAAGCAGAGGCATCGTAACGATGCCTCTTACTTTTGTCCGAATATCTATTAACCCAGTACGACACCTAATAAAGCTGCGATACCAACCACAGCATATTTAAGTGGTTTAGGGCAACCATCAAAAGGATCATACTCAATTTTTTCTGGGGTCTTCTGGCCAATTGCAATTTTAATGTCACTAATCGATGGATACTCGAGATCTTTAGAACTTAGTTTTGGGTTAGCTTCACTTATTGCGTTAAGATGCTTGTGGATGTACTTCTGCCATTTTTCTGCATCAGGTACTTCATCAAAATAAAATACTGCATTTTTACTGCGTTTCTCTTTTGATTTAGTATGAACATCGATTACATCAGTATTATATTCACGTTGGTTAATATAAACTTCATCGTGATCAATCACAAGAAGATAACCATCTTTTCGAACAACACCATTTACCACATCACTTCCAGCATAAACTGCATTGTTCTTGTTACGATAAAGTAGTTCACCTTTACTAAGTTTAATAATCCACCATTTGTGTTTGCTTGATAATTTTGTACTTGCCATAATTGCGCTCCAATTTTAATGAGTCAGAAAGAAGACCATGGCAGAGACAAGAATCCCTGCCATCATACCGAATAAGAATCCTCTCAACGTAGGAAACTCACCTTTTGCATACGTACTAAGAATGCGATCCACGATATCCGATCTATAGGTATAATGAACACTTCCTGTTATTAGACTAAGATGATGATCCATTAATGTACCCCATACTTCTGGATCTGGTTCTGACTCAATTGAATAAGTCGCGGTTTCAGAGTTCTTATCGATTTTACTGATACCTACGATATCTTTATGATCATCTATAATAATTCTGACATGATAACCAACGGTTAAAAGATATTTGATCCCTTCAGCAACAATAAGAGTATTGTTACCGAGTCTTACGGTATCTCCTTTTCCCAATTGAGTGATTTGACAATCGCGGTTAGTGAAAATACTAATTGCCATTATATTGATTCCTTCTTATTTAGAAACACCAAAGACCGTTATAGTCGTGAGTATAACGTGGTGTTACTGGCAGATCTTCGGTTGTCATTAATAAACAACCAGTAGTCTTGCTCTTATTTCTATCGAGTGCATCCACAAGTCCTTTAATGACAGAAGTAGACAACTCACAACCGAGACTTCTACGAATTACATTTGCCCATTCGTACAGATCAGGTCTACTGGCTATCAGTACAGTTATTTTATCCTCATATCTAGCGTCATCTGGGATTCTTATACTAACACAATCATCCGCCCCATCGTATTTATACCCATCATATTTATCGATGTGTGAGTGAACTGGTCCAGTTATCAGTAGATATCTAGTATCCACACCGCGGTGTTCTCGCCCCTCGTCGTCAATATAAATATCATCAGCTTCAAGTTTAATGATACGGCAATCATTTTGTTGCCATGTAATAGTAGCCATAATAAGCTTCCTTCTGGTTTAGTCAAATGGCTCTGAATCGACCACAGAGCCATTATCATCATTAGTCAATGCGATTCTTCATGTTATACATGAAAATCGTCTTATACGTCGATTGAGGGCTATTTAAAGCCCTTTATTCATCTGAATCGTTTTCTACATCTTCCGAATCATCAGATTGTTCCTCTTCGATGTAGAATTTTTTATCCCACGATTCATATTCCTCACCTTGACCTTTCGTACTCCGTCTAATCGCATCGAGTGTGTCATCTTTATCGGCACGCCAGTCCGCTAAGAACTGAGGTTCGATTAAATCCGGTCTTTCATCTAAAACCATGGAGGTTAACCAACGATTCACACGATACTCACCAAATACTTCAAGTAAGATATAGAAAGGCTCAAGACATGAGAAGATCATTTTACGGGTATTTAAAGCCGGTCTGAATTCTTCAGGGATACCGATGTTTGCCACCACATCCGCTGGAAGAATAACAGAAGCTACTGATTTCTTATCGTGCATCTCCATGAAGTCGATATATTTCTTACGAATGTTTTCATCTTTGATATTATTTAACCAGAGATCTAACGCCGTTCTGTTAGGAAGATTCATTTTAATACGAACCCCAACAAACGGCGGTGCTGGACATTCACCATACTTATCTGCAAATACGTGTTGCCATAACTCGTAATAGAAATACTCACTACTCATTGGATTGACGTAAGCTTCTTTAGCTTTCACCGTACAGCTTGTTAAGAAACGACTATCCCCACGCATAATCGAATGGAAGATGTTCGCTTCTTCTTGAGCAATCTTATCAAAGAGCTGATTAACATGAACCTTCTCACCACGACTGATTGATTCCATAATTCCAACTGCTTCATCATGGAATAACTTAATCAATTCTGGTGGTGCTTTAGAGTTCTTTAATGCTACCCCTTTTAATTCTTCCTCAAGATGTTTTAACGCCATCCCTTCTTGGATACTTGCAATAGAAAGATAGTGTTTAGTCCGGTTAGTTGGCATAAACACATCGAAGTAATACTCGGATTTCATTTTCAGATTGTGAATATATTTCTTCGCCACACCCATCTGACCTGCAGCCATCGCAAGAATATGACGAGTAATCACATTAATCAAATACACGCATAAACAACCTGGTAATTTCGTCTCACTGTTTACCACGATAGTCCCACTATACCACTCTACCCATTGCATTACGGTATACAATACTGAGTCAGTATCTCCACCTAATACACTCTTACGAATAACCGATGGGAATAACGCTGTCTCAGCTGGGATAAATTTATTTACCATAAAGAACTTAAAGTAATCACTGTATTCATATAAGGCATTACGCATGTGTCTTGCATAAGCCCCAATATAACCATAGTAATCTTTATCTTCATGAGTCTTATCTTTAATCCCTTTACCATCCAAGTAATGCGATACTGTAATCGTTACTAAAGGCTCATAGAACTCATCAATCAATTTAAGTTCAGCTTGTGTCTCTTCAAAACTTAACGGTTCTTTATCCTTGAATGCTAAGATTTTATCAAACATTCCACGAACAAAACTATCGTTATATTTCTTAAGATGAAATAAATCACCCATATAAAGATAAATCGTTCTTTCAAGATCCGTCAGTTTCTCAATGAATTCATAAATCTTCTTATCCCAATACTGAGACTTGTAATAAGTATCCGTATTGTATTTCACCATTTCAAATAATTCATCGACGGTGATATAATGAAGATTATATTTATCGATCAATCGTTTCGCTTCATCATAATCGACTTCCGCTAAAACGGTAACGATATTCTCTAACACGATAGGACCACTATAGAAGTGACGTCTACCCATAAAGAAACGTTCAGTCGAAGCGTTCGTAAATGCGGTTGCGGTACGACAAACTGAGGTTAATGTAGAGTGACCACTTCGGTTAGCAAGTGGTGTACTACCAATCGTTAATAAACCCGAGATACTGTTGATGTCTTCTTTAAGTTTATTCTGTTTGTTGTTCTTAGTTACGGCCTCATCCATACGACCATAACTCTTCGCAATCTGAGATTCCTTTTTAGTACGAGCACGCTCGTAGTATTTCACTTCCGTATAACCACTGACTTCACTGACTTGTTCTTCTGTTGGCGCATAACAAGTTAAAGTCGGTGCCATAATAAGGTTGCGTTCTTCAACCTCTTTTAAGAACTCAGTTAATGTACAAGTATCTTTAAAACGGTCACTCATGTCATCACGTCTAAAGATCTTCATGATAGGATCATTAAAATCGATCTTACCTGTTCTAATACCCCAATCCAGAAAGGCTTCTGCTTTGTCTACTGGGATATTACGCATTCTACTTAAATACCAGCCCGTATACTTTTTCCACTGATTCGGTATATCCAGATTACGAACCGTTTTATAGTAATCCGTTGGTTCATATAGAAATTCCATAACTATTCCCTCTATAAATAATGAGTTGAAAATATAAACATGGTTTTCCCTAGGATGATGAAAAAAAAAGAGGTTGGACAAAATAAGAGCTATCCAGAAGGATAGCTCATTGAATTTATTTTCTAAAGATGTAATTGATCCATGTACTTTTGTAGTACTGTTTCATGGAGAGATAAATATCACTTAGGTATTGGTTTGGTTGCAAGCGAGCAAATAAGCATTGTTCGCTATGAGTTACACCAAATTTATTAATGTCGGAAACGTACTTATCAAAGTTTTCACGCATCTTATCCTTGAACTCATCATCATCGGTCTTGCGATTCCATCGATTTGCCCATAGGTCATAAGTGACATTAGAATCTGGACCTACCAACATGAACGGATATTTTCTTTCAAGTAATCCCTGCAACACTTCAGGGTGCGTACTGATCAAGAAGTCGTAATCCTGATAAGCTGGACTACTGATTAGTAAATCAAGTTCATGTAAGTAGTTCTCAGGAAAGTCTGGTTTCTGACTCCATCCGAAACTATCCAAATCAAATACGTTCTTGTACTTATTAACAAGGGTCGATTTACCACACCCACTAAATGCGCAAATAATCATCTTAAAGCCAACCTGGTAATAGTTTATTCGTAACCTGTTTTCCTATCTGCATGATAAGACAAGTGACTGATCGTACTGCCCATACTAAAGCAAAGATACCGCCTACAACAGTATAGACAACGAACATCATCATCACTAACATTAAAGTGAGTGTGCTACCCATTATCTTTGTCCTCGTATTCATCCCAGCGGAATTTCATTCCGCCACGCCATCTTTTCTTGGTTTTCTTCTTTTGTTCATTAAGGTATTTCCCTTTTGCCCACCACGTTGTCATCACAGTGCTCATTAATGCATACTGACCAATTAAAAACAACGTTGCAATGAGAAATAAACTGAAGACTAAACCTGTCATTTCTTTTTCCTTTTCTTTTTCTTATTTCTATGCTTCTTCTTAAGCTTGTGATAGCAGATCGGTGTATCAGGTGGCATAACCCATTTCTTTTTCGAAAAGATATCTAAAATAAAATGAATCACGATTGCGACACACAAACAACAGAAGAGGCAAAATAATGTTACTATTTCGTTATGACTAAACATTTGCGTTAGATCAAAACCCCACAATTAAAAACGAATTAATGTTTGGATCTCATATCAATGATCACGAGACCCACTACAAAAACAATCGTTCCAATGAATGTATAAAATTCAGGTGATTGTAATGTTGACATAAAAATCCTCCAAGATAATAAAGGACTAGATTAAAACTAGTCACCACTACCACGGATGCTTCCTGATTTACCACCAGATGGGAAGTCAACTGGACCAGAAGCACTGAGGCTACCTTTAATAGATTGACTACCGCTAACGTCCATATTACCTTTCACGCTACCGTTACCAGAACCACCATTACCGGTAACCGCCATACCACCCATATTAACTTGACCAATAAGATCAATTGTCGGGCATTTAATCTCAACATTACTACCGACTTCCCACTTAACATTATCTGCTTTCAGGTTGAACGTTTTACATTCAACATTCCACGTCTCGGTTTTCATGTTGATGGTTTTATCTGATTGGATATTGATCACCTGTTTATCCAATTGGATATGAGTACGGTCTTTATTTTGAATATCAATACAGGTTAACGTACTATCGATCTGGATGAAGTTACCATCGCCATCAGAGATAACAAGCTTACCATCCTTACCATTCATCTGAACAGTCCAAGCTGCTTTTTCGCCGTTAGCTTTAGAGGTACGCATCTCCATTAAACCGTTAGCCGTATCTACAGTACGAGTATAACTGTTTTTGATATTTGTTGGTGTTTCTTCCTTAGCGGCTTCTTTTGGTTTAGCAGCATAAGCTTCTACTACCACTTCTTGTACACGTTTATTCATGTGCTGGTTAGTCGGTTTCCAGTAGAAGGTTTCATCACCATTAAAACGATAAAGGTGTACAGTTTCACCTTTCATTAATTGAGGTGGGGTAATGCGGTTACTATCTTCATTCAACCATTTAGCCGTAACAGTAGAACCTGTTTCCACTTTTGACTGATAAGCCTTACCGCGACTATCTACCCCTTTTGTTGTAAACTTTTGCGGGTTTAATTCTAATCGACCACGCATATTTGGTAATTGGTCTTGAGGTGCAACATGCAATAATTCCTCATGCCCTAAGATAGCATTCTCTGCTACCACACCAATTCCCATATAACCTGATTTTTCTTGTTCTTCTGTCATTTCAAAATCACTACTATAGTAGAAAATGTTTTGATTCCTATTTTTACTTTATATAAGGAAACCAAACAATGTTAATCAAAAAACTTATTTTACATCATTGTCATCGCTTGCATCTCTTAGAAGATCAAAGCTTTGAATATGATTTTACCCAGAAACACATGATACTCGATGGGGTCAACGGGGCGGGTAAGTCATCTATCTTTAATGAACTCTCACCATTACCCGCTAACATGGATGATTATCTTGCAGATGGGTATAAGAAGATTGTTATCGAGCATAACAACAGCGAGTACATTTTGACCTCTCAGGGTAAACGACCAGGTAAACATTCTTTCCTAAAAGATGGAGAAGAACTTAATCCTGGTGGTACATTAACCGTTCAATATGAATTAATAGAGAACTTCTTTAATTATACACCTGCTTATCATCGTGTATTACAAGGTAAGCTATTATTTACTGAGATGTCAGCAAAAGAACGTCGAGATTGGTTTGCAGATATCTCTGGGATGGATAGTGATTTCGTGATGAAGTTTTGGGATAAGATCCGTGCTGGACAGCGTGACAATACCGGTGCGTTAAAGAACATCAAAAATAAAATTGCTGAAGCTAATCTTCAGTTACTGGATGATAAAGAAATCGTTGAAGTAGAAGAATGCCTTTCTGATATCATGAAACTCTTTAATGGACTAACCGATCTATTAAAACAATTCCCAAGAAGTGAGGTACCTATTGCACCAGTTGAATATAACGATGATCTTACTCAGCGAGTGAAACATCTTTACTTTAAATACTTAAAAGAAAGTGAAGGGATTGGCGGGATTAATCTTACTGAACGGTACCAGCTTCAAAGTGAATTGCTTGAACAAGACCGTGTTCAGATGAATGAACTTCAGGAACAGCTTGTTAAATTGACTGATGAGAAACATCGTTTCGATTTTAACAGTGAGGATAACATTGAAGAACTCGAACGTCGTTATGATGAATATAGAGCAAGACTCGCCTCATTTGATCAGAATATAATTGATCAGTATAAAGTGATTCTTCAGTATCCTTACTTCAGTCGTGGTGATGGCTTAACGGAAGTGTATCAAACTTATAATAACCAGTTAAGATACGTTGATGATGCATTACTCGCATTCCAACCATTTAGTCTTCCGTATAGACAAGCTAAAGAGCAGGTTAACCATAAAAGTTCTGAACTCATGAAGTTACAGGGTGAACAACAAGGTGTGCAGTTTAAGATTGGCGAGATCGATAAACAACTCCAACACCTCAATCAACATCCTGAAACTCAGTGTCCGAACTGTTATCATCGTTTTAAAGAAGGAAATGTTGATGCGGAAATCCAGCGTTTGAGTCTGGTAAGATCTCAGCTTATCCAGAGAGATAATGAGTTAACTATTAAGATAGATGGACTAACCAAAGAAGTCGAGTTTGAACAGGCTAACCTCAAGAACTACGAGATGATCTTGTTAACAGTGACTTCAGATGAGCATGGACTCAGCGAATATCTTAAAGCCACTATGACTAACGATGGAAGTCTCGGCACATTGATGAGATTGATTCATGATAATCCAAAAGCTTATCTTGGCGCATTCCAGCAACAGATTGCGAAGATACCAACTTATATTGAAGCAGGTAAAGTCTTAACGGAACTTGAAGGATTAGCAGCATTGATTCAGAAAGGGAAAGCGCAAGCTTCACCTGAGTATATCCAATTAGTGGGTCGTATCGAACAGTTAACTCAGTTACATGATGAAGCTTCATTTCGATATCATAAACGACGCACACTAATTGAGAAGATTTATAATGCAATTGAACTGCAACGTAAATTTACTGAACAATTAGATCGAGTTAATCAACTTGTTGAGAATCAATCTAACTTCATTAAGGATGAAACGACTAAACTCTTTCATCAAGAAGTGAGTGAAGTCTTAACGAAGTTGAAGTCAGAGATTGATGAGTGTAATGACCGTATCCAACATCAAGCGGGTATTAAGTTTGTAATTCGTTCACATGAGGAAAATAGAAGTGGGATTGAGAAGTCAATTGATCTCCATACCCAGTTGATGCAGATACTTGATCCGAAAACAGGACTCATTGCAAAATCAGTGATTGGGTTTATTCGTCATTTCGTTAAAGAGATGAATAACCTGATGAGTCAAGTCTGGACGTATCCAATTATTATCGATATTGAATCAGAAGATGATTTCACGAAGAAATATCTTTTCCCAGTGGTAATCGGTGAAGATGCGATTAGACGAGATGATGTTTATGAAACCTCACTTGGTCAAACAGAGTTAATCAACTTTATCTTCCGCGTTACCTTAGTGAAGTATTTGAAGTTAGAGAACTACCCACTTTATCTTGATGAGGTTGGCGGACACCTTTCAGTACAACATCGTAATCGATTATACAACTTGATTAAACGAATGGTTGATCATCATTACTTCTCACAGGTCTTTATGGTTACTCACCTTCAAGATGTGAAAGTAATTATGGAACCTGCAGAAACGATATTATTGAAATAATTAAGATATGTCAAAATCACGATTTTGATAATTTCATAACTTTTTTCCGATAATATGATGAAATGACAGTTTTCTTTATTGTTGCGAAAATAAAAAAGAAAACGACAAATATGGAGGGTACCTTTCGGTACCCTCTTATTAAGCCGAATGATTCGGCTCTTTCGGAACGTAGCCTTCCGGACGACGTCCTTCTGCTATATCCTCATATCGACCACGACCTAGATGTTCGTACCCATCTGGGTTAGCCATCTCAGCTTCAGTCACACCTGGCGTCACATCCATTTGCACTTCATCTTCCAGCAATCCATCGACTTCATTTGTTGAGTTAGTATAGACTGCATCAACAGTGACAGCACGACGACCATCTTCAAATTCAAGTTTTACTGTCATCGTTACCTTCGTTGCACCTAATGCTTGAGTGAACTTCTGGAATACGGCTATCGTTGCATTATCGCCTGCGATCTCTTTATTGAGATTACCGCGATGTGTTGCAATGCGAGATAACAATTTCTTCTGATTGTGATCGCCTGTATATTTCTTCGCACCAAACTTACGTTTTAACCAACGCTCACTGACCATGAACCAGTTTAAATAACTTAGGTTCATTTTCATCATGATCATACGGATCATGTAAGTTAAGATATTCTTACTCTCACCAATGCGGTAAGTTGGATCGCGGAATAGCGACATCAAATCGCTTTCTTTCTGATTAGACATGTTATCGCCTCCTATTTGCTATACTTGATAGATTCAAAACGACCCACACGGAATTCTGCCACACGGGTAATAGTGATCAACATCGGATTGATGAGATTAACTAAACGACCCACGAGTTTATTCGTGTTATTATAAGCCAACTCTTTATCTTCACAGGTTAATAAAGAATTAGCATGACTACGCATGAAGTTATTGGCAGCCACCCATAATAAACGTAATGCATGACGAAATGCGAAACGACCTTCCGTCACGAAATAATCTTCAGCATGTACTTTGATTTCTTTCGGTAATGCACGAAAGTCACTTGTCATGATACGTCCACCTTTCTTGATAATATCAATCAAATGAATGAATTCAGATAACTGATCATAGATCGCATTGAAACGAGTAATGAGCTCGTAGTTCGTTTCAGTGTATAAGACCGTATCCAATTCCTTATTATCACAGTCGATATAATCATACATCAAGTTGATGATATCGCACATGAGAACCAATTCCTCATATCCGTTGATATCAGGACGGTTCAACTTTTTCAATAATCGATTAAGTCTAAACTTAAAAAGTTGAGTACTTAACCAAGTTGGTTTTTCCATGATTTCCTCCCATAGGAAACTTACTCTATTCTATTAATAGAACCCTTACATTTGTGCATAATACTAATACCATGTATAAGTATAGATTAATGAGCACATAATAAGGAACGACTTTGCAAAGTGAAGAAACGGGATTTATGTCATTTCTTCATGTAGATAATATAGGGTTATAAATACCTATAGAATAAGATAGTAGAACTTAGAACGTGTACTTTATTCAAGATAGAATAAAAATTAAAATGGAGTGAAAGAATAAAATCATGGCACGCGAATTAACCTCAGACATGATCAATGAAGATGTGACTGAACTACAGACGAAAGATATCCCTTCTCGTCTTGAGATGATTCAGAAACGTCGACTCAAATACATGGAGAAGATTGAACGTAAAGGTGATGATTGGTTAGCGGATGAAGGCTTATCGATTACCTATATGCAACTTCTCAATGGCTTTGAGAAACAAGAGCTGTATAAACACAAATCAGCTCAAGATAAAGAAGAGGGCGATAAAGATCGTAAAGCTTACGAACAAGCCGCAGAAACCTTCCGTCTTCTTAGACAACAACGCCGTGATGATATCGCTAACGGAAACCCAATCATCGATAACCCACCTGCTCCACCAAGATACAATGAAAACTTGGCGGCTCAGTTTGGGACTGATGATATCGCTGCTCAATACGATAGTTATAAAGAGCAGGATTGGAAAGATTTCCATAAAGATATTATCCGTGCAGGTAAAGACCCACGTCACATGATCGATGATGATGGTAACATCGTTGAAATCGTTGATGACGAATAATGGGAACACAAATCGAGGGTACTCTAGAGTACCCTCTTAATTTTGTTGCTATTTTAAATTCGCAGCCGTTGTTTTAATGCAGATGTAGAATTCATCTACTAACGCTAACACCACACTATAAAGTGTAACGTATTGAGCTGTTAAGTATAACACTTCTGAAATGTATTCAGATTGTTTCTTGTTCAATACGTATTTGCTATCTGGTTTATTAATTCCATCGGCAATTAAGTTAGCACGATCACGAATCAACTGAGTAGATTTTTGAACTGTTTCAGGCAATAACAACTGAGTATTTGCTGATACTTGTTGCATTACTTTACGGAACTGTTCCACATCACCATTGTTATTAAATGCACGGCCGAAATAAACTTTCTCAGTAGTCGCACCAGAGAAGATACGTTTCATCTGAGTTTTAATCGTATCGTAATCTTTTTCTTGATACTTAGGTTTAAAACCAATAGAAGAAAGATTATCTGGTTTATTGATTGCACGACCTAAGTACTCAGCAATTGGTGCTAACAGATCACGATCAATACTGCTTACAACCGCCGTAACATCATTTAACCAATTCGCATAAGTTAGCCAATCCACACCTAACTGATGAGGTTGATAAACTTTAGCCACTTTACTAATCGCAAAGTATTGGCGACCTGATACGTAACGAGATAATTTACTTAACCCATTATCATCCACACCAACAAAATCTTCTTTGATCTTTTGACCTAACTCAGATAACTTATCTGCGGCTTCACCAAGTTTATTGGTAAATGATTTAAAGAAATCAGAAACAGAGTTCATGAAGTCTGTACCTGGCATCCATTGAGTAAAAGCTTCTACTGCAACCGCTTCTACTTCACTTTTACCACTATCACGGTTTACTTGGATAGGATAAAGGATAGGGCTGGTTTTACGGATACTTTCTAAATCACCTTCAACACGTGTTAAAGTAGACGTCACTTCTGGTTGTTCCACTTCTTCCGTTACGGTTGTTTCTTCAGGTGCTTCTTTATTCTCTTCTACGGTGCTTTCTGGTTCATCAGAATTCACATCTACTACATCAGCAGGTTTTTCTGCTTCCTCAGCATTTGTACCTTGAGGTTCTCTGACCTCTTCAGGATTTCCCTGCTCTTCATTAATGATAGCAGGTTCATTAACAATTTCAACTGTCATATCTCAATAACTACCTTATTATTTTAGTACTAAAAATAAACACCACCCAATAACTCGTCAGTTTAAAATAGGATGATGCTAGTAAAGGATATCTGTCAGATTTATCCTTACCATACCCTTACTGGCTCACCAAAAGTTCTGTGATTACCCAAAATAGATAGTAACCTTGCTGTCTATATGTAACAAACTCAAACTTATTTTTATAAGACTCGTTTTATGGAGACTTTTTATTATGGCTTTTAAACCAATGACGATGAACGAGTTCATCGATACAGCACCCCCGCTTCGTCCACTATTAAACGTATCACCTATTTTTGATGTGATCACAGGTAACTGGGAAAATGGTCAGAATGGTGCCAAGATCTTAAATGGTGGGATAATGCCTTTCATCGCATTCATTGGTGAAGGGAACACCTTTAAATCTACGATCATGAACAGTGTCATGATTCGCGTATTAGCACGTCATCCAGCGATGACACTTTCGACCTATGAGACAGAAGGCTCGTTTTCTATCTCTCGTATGGTACAACTAGCAAGCCCATATCCAGATCTTGCTAAAGAGGATTTCTATACGAATGAATCACGTTACTCTTTAACCACTTCAACTGATATGGATGGTGAGGATTGGTTTAATGGCGTGAAGAAATTCGCCCAGATGAAATTAAAAGAGAAATCACAAATTGGTACCACGCCATTTATTGATGCCTCTAAACATGATGGTAAGACATTATTAACCATGCCTTACCCAACAGGGATTTGTCTTGACTCCATGAGTGAGTTCCGTACCGGTGCTTCTCGTGAGAAAATGGATAAAAACAAAATCGATGACAAAGAGGTCAACGATTACTTCATGCGTGCAGGTCTTGAAAAATCTCGTATGATTACAGAGATCCCTCAATTCGTAGGTCGTGCAGGTATTTTCCTTGCAACCACAGCTCACGTCGATGACACGATTAATATGACCAATAAACCAGAACGTAAGAAATTAACATACATGCGTCAGGGTCAAGATATTAAACGTGTACCGAAGAACTTCTCGTTCTTAACGAACCACTGTTGGGAGATTATTAAATCTGCCCCTTATTATAACAGTGATCGTACGGGTCCTTACTACCCATCAAAAGAACACGGTAGTACGGATGGTAAAACCGATTTAATGCAAGTGACCTTCCATGGTCTACGTAATAAATCTGGTCTATCAGGTATCCCAATGCAACTTATCGTTTCACAATCCCAAGGTGTACTCTGGAATCTTTCTCATTACGATATTATCGCGTCTCGTGAAGGATTAGGTGTGACACGTAAAGGCCATAGTGCAACGGTTGACTTCTATCCGGATAAAGTCTTAATGCGTACCACGGTGCGTGATATCTTAGATGAAGATGAGAAACTAGCTCGTGCTGTTGAACTTTCATGTGAGATCGCACTCATGTACATGTACAAGGATAGTATCGACAACAAATATCGCATGACCTTCGAAGAGATCAAGCAAAATGTTATCGATAAAGGTTATGATTGGGATAAGGTACTTGATACTCGTGGATACTGGTTGTATATCGAAGAAGAAAAAGAACTGAATGCGAAACCGTATTTAAGTGGATTTGACTTACTTCGTGTGGCAACAGGTGAGTATAAACCGACATTCTTATCGAAATAAAAGAGATGAATAGAGAAGATAGTAAGGGTAGCCGCAAAACTACCCTTACTTATAAAGAATTTAAATGCAGTTTGTTTCATTGCTATATTTCGAAATAATTTTAGAATTAATAATTAAAACATTTTGGATTTATATGACTATGAAGCAAATAATCGATCATGTTGTCGATACAATCGAAGATAGACAAGAAGGATTATCGGATAATCTCTTCCCAAACTATATCGTTGATTATATCGGAACACTTGAATCAGACCAAGCCCAAATTCGCTATATCTACGAATACCTTGGTTATGGTGGTAATCCACCAGCAAACTTAAATGAACTATTAACTTTATTGAAAGAGGATTTCTTACCCTTTCTTGGTTTCTAGTTTATTCAACATTTAAAACGAAACAATTAGAAAGGATAATGAGAATCATGGAACACGAACCGATTTCTTATCTCAATGCTTACTTGGCACTCCCAAGTAAATTTATTGAAAATGGTTACTATCATGCAGTGAAAGAAGGTGTCCTAAGTGTCATCAAAGGTAAAGCAGAAAAAGATCCACAGCGATTAACACTTTCCTATGGAAGTGAAGATAAAGAAGCACAAGCTTTAGCTGTAGAAATTAAAAAGCTTTATCCTGATATCACGATCAAAGGACTTGAACCTAATTTTGTTAAGCATAAACGGAAAGCGTATATTAAACGTAACCAGAATGCTTGGCTTCGTGCGACCCACGTGATCATTATCCGTGAACAACGTGAAACCCTAACTCAGCGTTTCTTTATCGAAAAAGCGGAAGAAGGCAACACGAAGTTCGTCATGACACTTTGCCTAAATGAAGAGGATAAATCAGATGAGCAACCGCCAAGCTTTCATCCAAACAGCGGTGAAGATGTTAAAGGAAATTGATCCTAAAAACAAATCAATCGATATCTGGGCTGATACAGTAAGTAAAATGACCAAAGCCCAGTTTGAAGATTACATCGAACGCTTAAGAAATGGCGCTTCTGAAACCCCTGATCTTGATAAACCACGTGAGTTAATTCCTTTGGTTGTTCCCACTTTAGATGATAACCGTATTACCGTAAAACGTAATCTAGCTATTGCGAAGAAATGGGGGCACAACTTCTTTGAACGTTGTTACATCACTGACGGTAAAACCAGTCAGACAATGTTAACCAATGTCCCTTACGGTACTTTCTTAATGCCGATCGTCAGACAGGCGCAGACATTAGAGAAAGGGATCGCTTATGAGAAAGACGGAAGTAAACTCGATGATCGTACTAACCAGATCGCCGATCACCAGAAAGGTTCATCCTTCTCTGCTCCGGAAGTACAAGCGTTACTCTCCCAAGGTCAAGAGAAAACCGTCATGGAATTTATGAAGTTCCGTGGTGGGGATTCAAAAGCCTACCAAGCCATGTATAAAGGTTTATTAGAAACTGGTGAATTCGAAATGAGTTCATACCAAGACAGCTCTCGAGTTAAATCGGCAGATGTCGCCGGTATCTACTTGAAAGCATGTCATATCGATAACGATATTTAATGAAAGGAACATGCTACCATGATCAATGACGAAACAGGTCAACCTTTAACACCCAGTCACTATACTGAAATCGCTGACTTCTTAAATCAGCGTCTACGTGATAAGATCCGTGAACTGTCAATTTACTTTTTACAAGCTAACGCTAATCGTACTGAGCGAAATGGTTTTGGTGAATTAAAACAAGGTAAATCAGTTCGTGAGCAGATCTTAGATCTTACTTGGTTATCTAACCAACTTTACTTATCTAATCTTACGACACCTTCTGGTTTACGCCAGGTATTAGTTTTACTTGAACAAAAAGAAAAAGAACGTACTCGTCTTGATTTCATTATTAAGATCACGACTGAACTACGTCTTTATCTTGGCCAGCAAGGGTTTATCGATTTAGTCACTGAATTAACTAGATCTATGAACCTTGGTCCAACGGATGGTGGATTAAAATCGAAATCCGTAATGAGTCAGTTAAACCGTGAGATTAATACGGTGGATGCAGAAACTCTCGTGGCTAACCCATGGATCGTACCAATCATCATTTATGGTTTAGACAGCCGTACAGCAACGACTATCCATGCAGAAGCAAATAAGATTGAAGAACTAATCGAAGGACAATAATCGAATGGCATTATCAGAAAGACATTTACTTGTTGATATTGATATGCTGTTTGATGTGCGTTATGCTGAACTATCACACTTTGCACCAGAGGCAGGTGTGGTATTACTACATGAAGGGAAGTATTTCGATAGAGAGCGCGATAGCGTGCTTTATTCGACCGCTAAGGTAGATAACGAGACTTGGTGGGGGACTTATAAGGATAGATTCATTTCGTTGCTTAAAGACTCTCCTATTACGTTTTTAATGCACAATATCTATCCTTTAACCAATGACTATCTTGAAGATAACCATCCAGGACAAGCTGTAGTGAAAAAACTCACGATCAATGTGCCATATGGTCGTCTTGATAATGAAAGTTATTATGAGTTAAAAGAAGCCCTCTCTGAGCATTTCATGGGCTACTTTGAATCAATCAATATCCTTCATATGCCTCATGAGAAACTTGATCTTCAGTACATCAGTAAGTACTATAGCGATTACTTCTGTTATCGTTGGTATGATTGGATGAAACTTCATTATGAAACGTTAGATAAAGGATTGCGTCCCTCATTCAGAATGTGGTGGCCACGCATGTTATCGGATGTGGAATTTGAGGCTACAGATAGAAGAGCAAAAGAGTTCATTAAACAAACGGATGTTTATGAGTTTTTCTTATATCTCCATTTACCCGCTTTCGAGATTCATTGGCTGGATAGATTTCAGACATGTTTCTACGTAGAATCAGAACAGCAACAAAAACAAGAGGCATCGGAATGATGCCTCTGCTTATGTCCGAATGATTTTATTCTGGGATCGTTAAACCAGATGAAGTGATCTTATTCTCAAGCACTTTGATACGTCTTTGAAGACTGGTAATCAATCTTTCATTGTTTGCGTCTTTCGTCTGAAGCTGACCATGTTTCTCTTTGAGTTTATCGTATTCACGTTTCTTCTCTTCGAGTGCACGTTGATTAGCTACACTGTTATCAGTTAGTGCTTTTTCACCTGAAGCTAATTGTTGCTGTAATGCAAGACAATAAGCTTGTAGGTTACCGTAATCTTCAGTCATCTTTTGAAGTTGACCATAAGTCGTAGACGTATCACGTACACCACTTAAACGACTTTTCTCTTCACGAGTACGTTCAGTCGGAGTAAGGTCATCACTCTTAAGTGGGGCGATATGAGTAAGCACAGTAGGCTTACGGCCTAATGCACCTTCTACCGCATCACTGACTTTAGGAATAAGATGCGCAACATCCGTATTCCCCGGTAATGTCCCAAGATCACAACTTAAGATAAAGCGTTTAAAGACATCCCCACTGACATCAGGATATTTTTCGATGTAAGTATCGGGGACGTAGATACGTTCACCATCACTACCCAATAAAGTCACGATAGAAGCATAAACTTTACTGTCTGCTTCATAAGCATCTTTATTAAGTTCACGTGGCATGTAGTATGATTCATAGACGTTTACGCCTTGAAGCTGAAGCATACTAAAGCTACGGATTTCTTTACAGCTATATATCTTACCTGGTTTGGCTACAAAGGGAGCACGAAGCCCCCAATGTCCAGAAACACCATAAGGAGGGGTCATCTTAGATGCCATCGTTTATCTCCTTGGATTATTCAGATGCTTCTTCAGTTACCGCTGCACGACGGTTACGAACCAACGCTTCACTGGTTCCTTTTAACTTACCGCTTGTGTAGTTATGACGAGCCACACAAAGGAACTGGATGTTCTCATACATCACAGACGCATAAAGAACACCGTTACGGGTTACTTTAGTTAAGTTAAGACCTGTATCGGTATCTGGTTCAATGTTTTCTGCTGCTAATAATAACTCATTAAGTTTAAGTACCATTAACTGATGTTGTTTATCCATGCGGTTGAAATCATCCGTACGAGAACCAATTAACGCATATTGAGGATACTTCTCATAGAAGCTGATTGGTGCTAAACGGTTCATGGCGTTACCGCAGATCAATAACCCAATTGATTTATATAGACAAGAACTGATTTCAAGGTTAGCTTTTAAGTGTGCTTCCTCGTAACCTTTCATGGCTTCTTTAGCAAATGGGATCGCATCTTTATAACGAATAGTTGGACTGTACATGGATGCAATAGTACGGAAACCCGGTACAGAAGACATCGTCCAGATTGGAGCGATCACGTATTCAGTAGGTACGAATAGATCCGGGAAGATTTTCTCCCATTCTGCACGAGATTTCTTACTGTTCGCTAGGATGTATTTTACTAGCTCATCTTTAATGATATCTAAGTTCTCACCGATACCACCGTAAATAAGAACAGTCCAAGGAATACTGATCCCTTCACCTGTCACGTCACCTTTCCATTGGTAGTTATAGGTTTTAAGTAATGTAAACGGACTATCTTCACGTAAGCGGTTTACTTTATCGTGTAATGTCTCAAGATTGAGTTCATTACGGATACGTTGAACACTGTTTACATCTAAGAAGAAATCATCCAAGTTATCTACAATTGGAATGATCTTGATTTCGTAATATGGATACTGCGTTTTGAAAGCTGGATCAGAGAACCAGATCTTAATTAAGCTATCGCTGTAAGTTGCGGTATCAACAAGTTTAAATTCAATAAACTGAGGTAAGTAAATACCTTTAACAGTAACCACACGACCTAGGTTAACATCTTTAATATATTGCTGGAATTCAGCAACGATCGCTTGCTTATTGGTCACGTTATTTTGAGAAATAGTACGATCATTAGCTTTGGTTTCAAGCCATTTCCCTAATCGTATGCAGAGATCTCGTACGGCCAGTGGGACTTCGATATCTGCTGTATCATCCGTTTTAGAACGGAATGAAACGAGGCGAACACCTGGTGCATCGTCTTTTGTATAATAACCTAAGTCGGTTGCATAGGTACGCCCTAAAGCGGAGAGTTCTCCCAGTGGAGAATCTTTATGACGGGTGTTGTCAATGAAATCATTGAGTGTCATAAAGGCATGTAATGAATATTTCATAAAGGGTAATTACTCCTTGACAATTATTACGTAATAATAGTATACTGTACTAGATCCACAAAAGGACTATAACGATTATAATTAAACAGAGGAACTTAAATCAATTATGATGATTTTTAACATCTTCCGATTATTCCGTTTCTTCTGGCCTTTTGTGGCTGATGTGTTCAAAAATTCTGAGGAAGAGCGACGTGTTATGATTGCGCGCATTTGTTTGATTGCAGGTATTGCAATCGCGGGTTCATGGTTCTATATCAACGACAAACTCGATGATATCGATAGCCTTCGTGCTGATAACTCACAACTAAGAGTGGCATTACAGCAAGCTGAAACCGAGAAGTCAAAATACTTAGATCAATTTAACGATGCTAAAAGTGTTTTAAAAACCTGCCAATTCCACGCCGATAAACTCGAGACAGACCGGACCCAACTCGAAACGAAAATTCATGATCTCAAAGAAGAGATTCAAGAATTAACCCAGAGTATGCGTCAAAATGAACATAGCCTGCCAACCAATCCGCCGGTACAACCTGAGCAAAAGGTAGAAAAGAAACCTGTTACTAAGCCAAAACCGGTTGAGCAGAAGAAAACGGAAAAACGCGATCGTCTCTCGGAGTTGCAATGAAAAGATCTCTCTCAAGACTCGGAATGATCATGCTAGCGTTAGGGATTCTTACAACGACTGGATGTCAACAATTTGATGGTCCTTACATTAGTTTTCCATCGTCATCACGTGCGCATGATTTTCCACCCCCACCCCCACCTGAAATCCGTCGCTTCGATTTTGCGAAGATGGATAAACGGTCTCGTGAGGTAGTCATCAATGACATGCTATCGTACCACGAGTTGTATGATCAATACCTAAAAGGGGTGGTTGAAACCTATTTACACACGAACTATTCGTCAATTCGGGATCGCATGTCAGCGTGTAGACCGAAATCATTTATCAAGAAGGTTAAAATCCCACCTGAACTTCGCATTAAAGATGATGGGAAGTTTACGGATGATGAAATCATCTTGATGTTGACAAGACACATTCGTGTGCTTAAGGATAGAATTAGTGAGCATAACGATAGAGTCGATGAGTTAATCAAAGACTATACTCGTGATTGCTTGCCACCGGAGCGTGGTTTCACTGGACACTAATCTAAGGACGTCAGGTTACCACGTAAAGCATTAACGATGTAACGAAAGTAAGAACACTTATATCAGAATGCTCATTATCTTAACCCAACATTTGTGAAGGATCTCAAATGAAGGATTTAGATGATTATGAGCACGAAAAAAGAAACGAAAGAGATTGAACCGATTATTGTCTCTGCTGTCCTTTATACCGATGGCAGTGCGAACCCGAACCCCGGTTATGGCGGTTGGGGTATTCATGGTTATACTTATGATGCAAGTAAACCGATTGAATTAAAAGCTCAGAAGAAGAATCTGATTACTCAATATGGGTATAAGGATTTGAAGTTTGTCCAACGTGATGATTTATCGGTCTATAAAAAGATTGATGAATTTAATGGGTTTGGTACAGCTGTTCCACGTATTACGGATAACGTAACCATGGAGCTGACTGCATTAGAAAAAGGCATGGACTTTGCGTTGAAAGAAAACTTTGATAAAGTCACCATTTTAACGGACAGTCAAGTCTCAATTAATGCATTAACAAACTGGTATAACACGTGGGTTAATAATGGCTGGGTGAATTCAAAAGGTGAGCCTGTTAAGATTAAAGCCGATATTCAACGGATCTATCCTAAATACGAGCAACTAGCAGCTAAGGCTGATGACTTTAAACTGCTATTCGTAAAAGGCCATAGTGGTGATTATGGAAATGATCTGGTTGATGCTTTAGCCAATAAGGGTAGCACTATGAAACAGTACGGTAAGTCTCATGAAGAGCTTATTTACAAATCAGGAATAGAAAAAGTGAAAGTCGATTATCATGACCTATTTTCACGAAATCGCTGGTACTTTATTGGCGGACAAGGTGGTGGTCAATTAAACAACATTATTGACGATTACCATTGGTATTATTTGGGTGCGCTAGGTCACGGTAAATCAGATGAAGACTTTGGGATGAACCAACCAGATGGGTTCATGTCAATCGTTATCCTGAAAGAACCTGAACCTGTCATCGAAAAAGTTCAGAAAGCGTATAATGAAATTTGTAAACATGATTATTCATTTGTAGTTGCAGGTCGTTTAGATAATCTCTTAACGCCTGAGATCTATCAGGATATCATGAGCGATAAAGTAGAGTTGATTTGCGAAGATAAGATGGAGAAGACATTATTGCTTCCGAATCGTAAAATCTTAGCGAAAGAATATAACCCTGCTCATCTTTCATTTGCGCAGATGGTGAAGTATGATTACCCAATGAAGTTACTTCGTAATTATTTGGGTACAACTGAAACCGTCAAGTTAACGAAGACCGATATCACTGATGAGCTTATCGAGAAGCAACCCGGTAAGAAAGAAGGTGAAGTGAAGTATGCGGTAGACAGTCACGTGCTTAAGAATAACTGCTTAAGAACTCACGTTGACTATTATAATAAAGCAGAAAAACAAATAGTCAAACTCCCAATTACGTTAACACTGAAAACAGATTTACCTGATAAACCTCATCTTCAGAAATTGATTCGTAACCATGGTGGTAAAATTAAATTCACGATAGTTACCCATCACTTATCTGATCTTGCGGTAGGCTATGCATTGATTGCTGATTTAGGTGATGATGCAAAAGCCATTTGGGTATCTTCTACGATGACTTCGGTGATTCTTCGTAAGTAAGATCTATCATTATCTCGTCTCTTGATATAAATGGTATGCTTAACTTTCGATAAACCAATAGGCCAACGCTTATGTCATCAGTATTTACGAGACTACTGGGACGGATCACCAATTATCTCGTCCCTGATACAATCAAAAGAATGATCGTCTTAACGTCGCTAACTAATGGTGGAGAACAAGTTCCAGAACCTGAACTCAATCGTCAGCTAGATGACTTCCGTAATTACTTCAACTTATCGAGTAGTAAAAACAGTATGAAGTTTGCGGTAGAAGTCGGTCACTTCTTATGGAAAGATATACGTGGTAAATGGCAAGAAACTTACGATAATCAGCGTTTACTCGCAAAAGAAATTTACGAGTTATGCCCTTTATCTCTCCGTTACGGAAATGAGGAGAAGATGCAAAAGGATATTGTAGCAGTTTTAGATTACCTACGTAAATATCATCCACAGGCGGCGCAAGCTTAATGTGTAAGTCAAATAAGAATAAGAGGTCACTTATAGTGAGTGGCCTCTTGTTTTTGTTCGAAAAAAAAAGATACAAAAATAAAAGGTTACCATCCTGGTAACCTTTATGTTAGTTAGGCAAAGAAATTGCCTTTGTAGTATCTGGCATAGGCCAAGCGGTATAAGTATTCGCCTAGTTCCCATCTTTCGCCGATACGACGTTTCGCATTAGCGGCCAAGATGTTTTCCTTCCAGAATGGATTTTGCACCCATTCTATAACGCGTTGATCCATATTGAATCTCCTCGTATTTTAGAAAGTATTATATTACCCGACTTAAATCTTATTTAAATCGGAGTCCTGAGAAATCTGTGGTTTCTCATCACTTAAATAATATATACTTATAAATTCGATAGAAGACGTTAACGAAAGAAAATAAAAATGTCTGACTAACAGGGGCTACTTTTGTAGCCCCGATATTAATTATGCGAAGAAGTTACCAGAGTGATATCTGGCATAAGTTAGGTGGTAGAAATACTCGCCTAATTCCCAACGCTCACCTCTTTGGCGATATGCCATGGCAGCGTGTATTAAACCAAAAAGAAAAGAGCGTTTAAATATAGGGGCTACTTACGTAGCCCCTTTCTTATGTTGTTAGTGCGGCAGCACTTCTTCTTTCATATCTAATGGAAGGAAGAAAGAATCCGCCAATGCAAGGTAGAATCGCATCAGTGCATGCGCACTACGGAACTGCGGTGAACGATCTACTGTAGCTGCAGCATCCATGCTCTTCATGATAAGACTAAGATCTTCATGGCTGAATATCGATTGAACATCACCATAATCTTCACCCATATTGGCGAGTGTGATCAAACTCGCATCTGGATCAATAATTACATCATGCGTGTTTTTACCATTATGATCATTGATCTCAATGGTAACAGTGGTTTTACCGTCATTATCGCCAGATGTTTTAACATCCGTAATCTTGATCTTATTGGTCGTATTAAAAGCACGTGATGCCGATAGTACAGCAGAGCGTTCTACCATATCAGTCAGAACTGGAGCTAACTCAGGTTTCTCTAATAACGCCAATCCCATCTCTGGTTGAGTCCAGGTTCTCTCCCCTTCCTCACACTCAGCATTATCTTCAATGTGGAACCCCAATTCATCACCACATTCATAATCCATGAGCATGGTGTAGTCCGTGTTTTCAGGGATATATTTCGATCCCTGTACGTTTAGTAATTCAATAATCATTCCAATTCACTCCTATAGTAAATTATAATAAATCTTTTGGAGCGCCAGTATAACCTAGGTCAGCTTGGCATTTAGCTGTTTTGCTAGCAGGACAGCTCCAATATGAAGTATCTTGTTTGCTAGTGCGTCCACCATTTTTATCGGTGTTTGCATAAGCTTGCCAGAAGTAACCTTCAATTGTGGTAGGCTCACCTTTAGTTAAGGATTTTGCAGCACGATCCTTAATCATGAGGTCAAGGTATTTTGGTGACGCTGGAGTATACCATACCCAGTAATCAATCCCATCTTTGTTAGTTACGCCAACTTTAACTGCGGTTAAAGCAAGTCCATTACAGAACCCACCTTGCTCATAGTTAGTCGCACAAACTTGTGCTTTCACTGGGCCTACTTCAGGTGGTAATGTTTTCCCCTGAGGTGCACGTACCGCAATGTAACTACCAGTTTCAGTTTTGAATGAACCTTCTGGATCATTCGTTGAATCTTTGAAATGGGTATTTACTGTGTTGGTATTTGCATCTGGCATAGCGACACGTAGGTCATCATTCCAGAAGCCTGTTGTGTTTTCAGGGAATAGAACTTCTTTAGTCCATTCACCTTTTGCAGTTGCGTTTAATGATACTGCTGCTAATGTTACTACTAATAATGTTTTTAAAGTTTTCATGATAAATCTCCTATAGATTTTTGGATTGAATAAGAGGTAGCATAAGCTACCTCAGTTTGTGATTGAATTAAATTTAGATTTCTTTCAAGATGCGGCGCATCTCAAGATCAAATGGTACATCTGATTCTAAACCATCGTGGTAGAAGAATGCACCAGTGATTAATGCTTCACGGCCATCGGCGTAAGCATGGATGTGACCCATCTTACCATCTTTCTCCATTGAGATGATGAATAGTGCATTACGACCATCTTTGAGTTTAGCGTGGATTGCAAATGCATTATGCACCAACCAGCGTACTTCTTTCGGTTTAGCACATTTGCTTGCATCGATAACTATTTCTTCAGTTCCGCTGAATTTACCATTCTCTAGTGTACGGTGAGCCAAGATCATATCGCCATCGGTTGGTCGTTTGTTTAAACCGTGCAGATGGATACGGCCATCCACGAAGTAAATCGCTAACCATGGAATCGGGCGATAGAAATTCGCCATCTTTCCTGTTTCACCAACTGTGCGGAAGAAACGAGCACGGAATTTATTCTCACCTCTTACACGATACTTCACGTAGTCAGCTGTGCTAATTACACGATAGACTTCATTATTAACCCCTGTGATTGGGTTCACGAAACTAAGATCATTAGAACCCATCCCACTACGAGCGGAATGAAGATCAGTATAGCTGGTGAAATCGCTGATCTCTTTGTAGATACCAGCGATGTTCAAAAAATCTTTCTCAGTATATTGAGATGGATGATAGCTTTTAGTGATAAGGTTACCTTTCATTTTAATCCTCCTTTAGGATTATAGTGCTAGGCTTATTGTCAAGAGTCTGCCTAGATTATCAAAAAGAGATTTACACAGAGCCAGCTATGAACGCTCTGTGTAAATCAAATACACGTGTCGAGTTTAAGGTTCTATGCCTTATTCTCATGTAGATTATATATACTTATAAAAATGATAGAAACCGTTTTTATTTTACTAACTAATTAACGAGGTAAGAAAAGATGCAACATGAAACCGCATTCTATCCAGAACAGTACCAAGGTGATATCTCTAAACTTAATTATATCACCAATCTTCTCTATGATTGCATGAAGTTGAATCAAGATTTCAAAGAAAAAATCAAACCTGTGACACTTTATCAATTATCAGGGGATTATGCTGAACTTAAGAAAGAACTTAAACAAAAAGAAACGGATGAATATGATTATAAACGTCATATCCCATACGTAAAAGTAGATGGTAAACTTCGTGATGAAGAAGAAGTGAAACGTTCTATAATGCCACGCTTTGCTTCTATCCTAGATAAAGCTATTACACGTAAGCCAAAACTTGGTGAAACATTACCAGAAGCTTGTCAGCATAATGAATGGGAGATTAGTTCATTAGGATTGGATTTCAAAACCCTATCATATCAGAATTTCATTGAAGCCATGAAGCTTAAAAACCCAACTGATCGACAAATCCGCAATGCTTTAATTAGCTACGTGATTCAGTTCTTAATTAATGGTGGGTTAATCAAAGACAGTCATGAGTTACGTGTGTTTGAACGAATCATGCACAAGTATACTTATCTAGCGTCTGCTTTATACTTCCATGGGTTATTTGAAAAAGAAAATAAAGGTCTATTTGGTTTATCTAAATCAAATACCAATATCTTATTTGCGATGATTTATGGAAATGATTTCCGTGAACTCTGCGTATTAGAAGGAATCGATAATGATAGCTGTGAGTTATTTGCTATTCTAAATAAACACCGTGTTCGTTTACTTGAAAACAACAGCTTATTGACACGTCCAAATATCGATGTGGTACCATCTGGTGATCAGTACGCACAACTTGCGGTAGATTGTATTGTTCAGTCATTAATCTATACTTTACTTGGTGTGGATTATACGATGCATAGTCCATCATTATTAGATAGTGTACCAGATCTCCCTGATTACAGTGAACTTGCTGTGTTATCTCGTTTTGGTGTACCTCAAGATATCTATATGCCATTGGCTAATTATCGTTCAGTCTTAGGAGAGTAGTGATGGCAGTATTACACGGCACCGTCCGTGATAACTACCAAGCTATTACGAGACGAATCGTTATCCAGGTCATCAAGCGTTTAAGAAGTCATCTGTCTTTTAATAAAGATACGGTATTCATCATCAAGGGATTAGAAGATAATCTCATGGTTTGGAATAGCGAGAAGAATGAACTTCAAACGATTCGCCATAACCCAGGTGAGGACAGTGCGCGTTTTGGTGAGTACGATCAGTTAGAGATCGAATTTAAAGAAGAACTAACGGATGATGGGATCGCAAGAAATGGTTATATGACTGACATGTTACCCCCAATCTTTCATGATGAACGATTAGGGATTCGAATGAATGTTGGTTATATCCAAACCAGAGTAACCTTATCCTTTACCTTTAAATCTGGTACATGGGAATCCATGCAGACCTATGAAGGATCATTTGCAAGATTACTTCAATCATCCAGAACACTTGTCCTTCATGAGTTAGAGTATTACGTACTACCAGAACTACAGCAATGTGAGTTATTGCGTACGTTGTACGATCTAAAAGAAAAACGTGGTGGGATTGGCGATACCTTCGACGAATGGATGGATAAGAACACCAAGACGGGCGCTTATCGTACATTAACCAATAGAAAGGGTAGTGGTGCGGTGATGGCGTTTAAAGAACATCAGCGTCAGATCATCTTGATGTTAATGGAAACCCAGTTAACAGATGCGCAAAAGAAAGAGCGTGGTGCGTCAGCTGAAACGCAATTCGAAGTACAGTTCTACTATGATGCCCCTTACTATACAACGATTGAATATCCTTTAATGGTGCACAATCAAGTCGTACCAGGTAAGTGGTTCGTGGGACCTCGTGTACATCATGCTAACCGTGATCACGAAGTGACTTTCGATAAACTGCAAGATGGATTACAGCATGTGATCAGTGAAGATCAAGCCGTTAGTACTTTTACCTCTCAAGAGGGATTGCGTTATCCAAGTTGGGATAGTTGGAAGGTATCTGCTTCTCATTATAATAACATGAAAGCAGCAACGATCTTAATCCAACTTCCAGAGAAACTTCCTGAAGCAGATAAGCTGACAAACTACACGTTACTTTTACCATGTAGTGCAATCGAAAGCAACGTCATGAAATTTGGTCATGGTACGAAGCGATATATGAAAGATAATCGCAAGCTCATGTTTTCAACTACCCACTCACCTGTTGTATATCAGTTATACCAGGGTAATGAACGTGTGGATATGGAAAACTGTTATTTGGATGAGAAGCTCGATCTCTACACTAACTACAAGTTAGAGTATTGGCAACAGTGGCATCTTGTCATTGAGATCCCAAATAACTATAACCATATTGAACGTGATACCATGAATATGATGATGCGTTATCCGGATTTCCTGGCTGAGATTTATCAGACTTTATTATATAAAGAACGTAATTTCAAATTGGGTACAACAATTGAGGAAGTTTGTAAGGAATACCTTACTCGTATCCCAATGTTGCAATCTGGCATGTGGTATCAGATCTATCGTTGCTTGATGCTTAATAAACCACTGACTATGCAGTATGGTGAGCACATCGAGAAATACTTCTATACTTGGTTGATGGCAAAACATCCTGAGTATAAAGATCTTGATGAAGCTAAAGATGATTGGTATCATTTTGATTTACCACATGAACGTCATGCTATCTTGTTGGATTTCCAACCAGATCTCTTTGAGTGGTTAAAAGCTCATCACGATGATCCGGATGCAGTGAATGACATTTTCTATGGTAAAGCAGATGTGACGAAAGTCATTCCATTCTTAACGCAATATACGACATCGATCAATAACTACTTCATGGATATCCCAATTCCGAGAATGCAGATGATGTCATTTGTTAACGCTAAACGATTAGGAGACTAAGATAACGATGGCAGGTTTTAACTTTGAAGAAGTCCCAGAACGTAAAGTCGTTATTGAGGACGTTTCTAAACACCTTCCTGATGAACATGTAAAGATTACAGTAGAGCAGGAGAAGGATCTTGCTCCTACTGATTTCTGTAAACAGGAAGAAGCGGTTAAACTCCCTATCCACCATAATCCTTATTTAGGGGTAGAAGTAGATAGTAAGAGTGATGACATTTTAAATATCATCTCTTTCATGGAAGGGTCACCTTGGCAAGTAGAATACTACAGCCAATACCTTGGTGAAGATGATGAGACTTATGCGTGGTCTATTGATCGTGCTGCCGCATTCCAACAGTATCGTTGTATTAAACACTTCGAACTTAAGGTAACCAGTAGCTTATCTTATAGTTACGATGAATCAACAAAAACCGATGAACTCACAGGTACTGCCCATTTCTATCCAGTATTAAAACCAAATAAAGGCGATATGTTTATTGCAGATATTGGGGATGGAAGAAGTGGTTTACTTGAAATCACCTCAGTGAAGAAACTTTCCGTACGTCGTAATACAGCATGGGAAGTTGAGTATTTTGTGCGTCAGTTCTTAACCAAAGAAGCACATGATAACCTTAAACTGAAAACCATCAATACAGTGGTCTTCTCACTTGAAAGACTACGTATGGGTAACGGTGCATTCATCGAAGAAGAAACTTATAGTGAACTCGCTAATATTGAAGAGACGATGGACAGACTAATTCGTCAGTACTTCCGTCATTTCTATGATGAAGAGACCTGTAGTTTTACTGTACCACTCGGTACGAGTATCCGGACTTGTGATATCAAACAAAATGATTTCTTATTATCATTAGTTGAGACATCACGCTATCCTGAGTATTATCGTGTTAGACGTATCCGTACGGATTTAACCGATAAGCATAAAGGATGGAGTATTTGGGATGCATTAATGAACCAATCATGGTTAGATCTTGACGATGCCATGACGAAGTTCAATATCCTCTCTAAGATGGAAATGCGCAATAACACCATGCAGTGGAATGGTAGTCATAGTCAATATACGCACTTTATTTATCCGTATAAAGATATCGTAGCTGCAACCGGTGTACAATATAACCCACGCTTTACAGCTCCCGCTGAGATCCCTATCTTTATCGATGAGGATATCAAACAAAATAGACGTTATATTTATCATGTAGGTATGAATAATGACTATGTCTTCAGTCAGTACTTTTATACAGCTGATGAGGATAACATGTCAAGATTGGAGTTACAGGTTTATAAGTACCTAAATCAACAACCAATCTGTCCTCAGGAAATCATGCGTTTGTTAGGTGCTTGTACAAGATGGGATGATTTAGATAGATATTATTACATTCCTATTTTATATCTACTAGGTCATGCGATTGTGATGGGCTACGTTGAAACCTATGGTGAAGTGGTATCACCTTAATCTTGATTATTACATGGGACATTGTGGTTAAGTTTATTATAATGTCCTAATTTAATAACTGAGGTGATTTAAAATGGTAGAAGAATATAATCAGCCGCGCTTTACGATAAAGTATAAAGATGGTGACTTTGTTTGCGATGTAGAGTGCTCTGATCTCGGTTCACCTGAGAAGCAGGAAGTTGATAAACGGACTGAGTTTGCTAGTAAGGTACTGAGAACCATTCGTGGTTATTACCCAAGTGCAACGGATATCCGAATTGAAATTACATCGGATGATTCTAACAATGCAGTTGGGTTTGTTAATGATGCTATTCCAATCAATATAGTCTGGCGCAAATGGGACGATGGATATTATCTTGTCTATCTATCTGAAATAGATGATATTACAAGAAGATTCATTGAGCGGTATCCAGCCATCGATGCACCGGTAATTTCTGGGTATCCCTACGTTACAGCCATTCCGACCATGATATTAGAGATATTGGATGATATTTTCAAGACGACTGATATCGTGTGGCGTCGACTTACTGATGTGGATTAAAAAAATAAAGTTCTACATGGATACCAGATGGTGTGAGAAGATTCCCAACACCATCTGGTTTGTCACGCGTCTATACTGGTGAGCCGAGGAAAGGGTAACCCATTTCCGCTTGAATGCGGGCCGCGTCTTCGCGTCCTACATTATACCAACTCATGATCCGGCGAAGCTGGGCTTCTTTCCGAATCTGGTAATGTCGCATCTTCTCAGATACAACATCAGCCTCAGTAGCTGTGATGATGTCATTTAAGAATGTTGTGTCCATAGGACCTCCAAACTAAAATGGCAAAACCGTTAGGTACGGTAGTTCGAGTGCCGTACCTAACACCCTACTCGAGATATACATCCTGAGTATCATGTAGATTATATATGAATATAATTTCGATAGACTGGGTTTTTACTCGGTCTTCATTTTTGTTGCAAAAAAGAAAATAGGGTATATAATGGTATGGAGAGAGATCCCCACACCGTATCCTACAAGCGGATATATGGGAATCCCATCTCCGCTTGTATTTCTTTAGCCCGGTCACGGTTTACGCCGTACCAAGCCATAAGACGACGAAGCTGTGCTTCCCGTCTTATCTTAAAATTTTCAATGCGTTCAGCACTCAGTTGTCCTGGTACTGAATCGATGATTGTTTTAAGAAATTGATCATCCATATAGATTGGTCTCCGTATGGTGATTGTTAATACGAGTACTCCACGTGCAGCAACACGTGGAGTACTATTACTGTAAAGTCGATATATCCTACTTTACATCAAAAAGATAATATATACTTGTAAATTTTATAGACTAGGTTGGAGGCATCCGACCTTGATTATGTCCGAAAAATGTATATTTACCCAATAGATCAGTTGTAGTTAATTATCTTTTAAGGAAATTTATCATGTTAAAAGTTTTTGAGCATATGAATGCGGCCGATCTTCCTATCGCCGAGATAGATGAGGATGCAATACTAGCCATGCATGTTGATGACGGTGGTCTAATTGAATCAACTATTCAGATTAGAGTTAATGGTGAAATTATTCGCATTAATCCAGCAACGATCTCAGTATCATTAGGAAGAGGTATTGCAAGTGATCTATGGAAAGCCTACTACCTTCCGATGTGTTATCAGGCGAGTTTATTATGTAGTATTGTTGGCCTCATAGGGCGTACCACTTACATCCGGAGTATTTCAACGAGTAATGCGATGGTCATCACCTATCGTGCTCGGAGTAACGATTTCACTGTCGATTATCAAGGTGAAGAATATATCTTGTCAGTGGGTAGTAATGAAGTGATGTTAAAAAGTAAGCATCCGATTAAATTACTTGAGTCTCCGGTATTTAAAGTAGGCAGTCCGGTGGATGCCTACATCTGCTATGCAATAACAGCAGAAGATGCCGAGTTCATTGGTCAATTATACACAGGAAACTCTATATTTGAATGGTTACAATCGTTAATGGGCTACGCCGAAGAAAGAGAAGAATTCTTAGTGCGGTATAAACGAAAAAAGAAATAGCGGACAAAATAAGAGGGTACCAGTTGGTACCCTCGATTTATGTTGTTATATTAGAAGATATCATCAAGATTGATTTTCTTCTCGAACTCTTTCATGTCAGTTTTATACTTATCATGATTTTTGTAGATACTATCTACAATGTCTTTGCAAGACTGGAGTTCTTTAGCTTGTTGATCTGCTCTTGCTGCTTCTTCGATAAGAGTTCTTCTGTCTTTTGCAGAAAATTCCCAACCGTTGGCGTTAACATCCACTGCGGTCTCTTTGGAAGATCGTACACCGGGATATGGATTTCCGGTTTGGGTTGGGGCTTCGTAGCGCATCCCGTAGCTAGGAGCAACGTAAGTGTCAATAAGCTCATTACTTTTAGTAGTGATTTCATAGATACCTTTCTCTCTTTCATCTGAGATTGCAACTAAGGCTTGTGAAAGCTCTTTAGTTGTTTCATTTGTTTTAACAAGTGCTTCGTTATTTGCATTCTGTTGGGTGATTACCTGTTCAGCTTGTTTAGCCTCTGCATATTTAACGGCGTTATGGTAACCCCATTGATAGCAGAGGAATCCAGTGATCAAACAGGCAAGTGGCCAATGTAGTTTATACTTCACGACCATTTCAGATACAAATGACAAGAAGCAACCAATTAATGCTTTAATTTGTCCTAATAACATTAGCATATCTAACTCTATTCGCCTTTTACTTTAATGTTAATAAAATGAGCTTGTTTAATGTTACCCCGTCTTGTAGAGACATTAAGCTCATTTAAATAAGGTTGTTCACTTCGGATAATCGTATCACCTTGTTGTGGATAATAACGATTCTCTTCAGTACAGATCACAACACCATTTCGATCTTCCATCGGGATATAAGGAAGATATCGACCGTCACTACATCTTAATGGTTGATAGTGGTGTGTCGCCACGAAATAACGTTTTGGTAACTGATGTGATGGCACCAATGTTTTCGTGATTTCAAGTGGTTTTGGTGATTCGACAATAACAAGGAATGATTGCGGTAATGTAAATAAACGACGAATCGTTTCAGGCTTACGAACTTCCTCTGTCTTAATGCGTCCATCAAGATAAGGTGTAAGACCAAATTTATCATTACCGAAAAGGTCCTTGTATTTCCAGACCTTCTCATACAGATGCCATCTTTGTAAATCAAACTTCAGCGTATTGTGGTTGATGTATTTCAAAATCTTACCATCAATATTTAACCAATACAACTCACCGCATAATACCACACCGACTAATTTATTATCGAAGTTAATATTGTCAACATGTAAGAAGACACTATTGAACAGATCTCCTCTCACATCAGAAGGTAAGATATTCTGATCTTCTAATCGATACAGTTTTACTGTACCCTTGACTTCTTCGAAATTAACGATGTTAATATGGCTGGTTTTAAGTCTAGTTTGACTGACTGCGCCTTGCTCGATAAATATCCCTGTCGCATCACCATCATGCCAATGAAAATAACCACCTATATTAAATAAGGAAGTATCACGGAGATGTTCATGATCTACACCTTCTTTACTTAAGTGGATATCACTTAAATCGGCAGGATGAACTAGGCTATCTTTATGATAACCGAGCTTTGCGTTCTTCTGGGTGAAATCCCACTGATGGGCATCCACACTATAGACCCACCCAGGTTGTCTATAGGTGAGGTTTTTTAATACCGGTTTCATTAAAATTTACCTTTCGCGAAGTTATGTTAAAATCTTAAGGTTTATCGGGAAATATGTACGTGCACAGTACACTTCACCCAACAACATAGCCTGAAAATTTTAACAGTATTTTATCGATAAAGTATAGTTAAACATTTTAACAAATTAAAGGAGGGTCATGAAATATGGCTCAAACAGAAACAACCGTTATTACGGGAGATGCTAACTACGTTAATGTTCTCACCGCAATCCTACTTGGACCAGTCTGGAGTGAGAGACCGCCGTTCAGGTTAAACAAGGATGATATCGATGACGCTACAGTAAAAAGCATCATTGCTCACCCTAAATATAATGAGTTGAGAAATCGTTATAACGAGATGGAGAAAGCCTGGTGTAAAATCATCAATGGAGATACGACCATCACCCAGCAAAAATGGGAAGAACTCGTTAACTCATTTAAAGAGATGGCTGGTAAGATGGAGCGTCCAGGTACACCAGGTGAAGCTAATGCTTTATGGAGTATCTATAACTATAGTAATCTTCAGCGCAGAACAGCACCACCTGAAAATGAGGACTGGGTTAAACCAATCGTTGAGTTCCGTGGGAATTATAATAACAGAATGATCCATGTTGTAGGTGGGGCCGAGGCGTATCCAAAGACAACCATTAGTTATAATTATATTACATTTTACGCTAACCGAGTAAGTGAAATCATCGTATGGCGAAATACCGTGGTAGCTAAACGTGATGGTACATTCAAGGTATCAGATGAGTATGCAGCTGATCCAGTAAATGCATTTGTTAAATCATTTAGATTATTGAGTGAGTCCATGCCTGCTATCAGAATGTTACATGATGGTAGTTTAGTCACAGATAAAGCCTGGAATCGAGTTGCGGAACACGTTAACGATAAACTTGCTGAGGGGATGTTACTTCACCCATATCCAGTTAAGAAGAATAATCCAAAAGAGACGCTTAAAAAATACGCATTATTTGATGCTACCTCAAAAGGATCTTATCACGATTATATCATTGCCAACGACATGGGTACTCCACTCACCGATGTGAAAAGATTGCGTCAGGCGATTGAGGATCAAAATAAAAGCGCTTATGATAGAACCAAGGACAACTTAACCTCATTCATTAATCTAAACAATGGCGGTAGATCTGACCCTCTCTTTAGGGAAGATCCAGCGGATATTACACCATACGGTCCTGAACGTCCATACCCAGTAACCATGGGTCGTGAACACCGTGGTTTACCTGATTATGATAAATACTTCGGCACTAACCACTGGGATAATGATTTAAAAGTTGTCTTCTACTATTTGAATGGTGGTCAAAACTTAACTTCAGAGATTGTCGGTGCAACTGAATATGCAAGACTTAATGCAATCGGTCTTCAAAATAGTAATGCATTAGCTTCGGCTAAACCAATCTTTGCGGATGCAATTGAACTATGGCGGGATTACCACCAAGCAATTGCGAATAACCAGGCTGATATAGCAAAAGCAAAATATAAATTACTTATTGCAAAAGTGGATGAACTCATCATCGCAACAGGTAACCCGACCATGCCTGCTGAAAATGGTAAGGTACTTTCTTTCAGTGTATTCTTAAAACCTTATTATACACCAGAAGAAAGCTTGGATAAAGCAAATGCTACCCCTTGGTCACCTGCTCGTTGGTCTAAATATTTCAGATCTCAGTTTGATGATACCGCTGGCATAACTCGTCGTACTATGTTTGCGGGTAGTGTAGCTGGTTTAAACTATAGACTCGATCCAAAAGACATTGCTGGTAAAGCAAGAGCACTCGAGTATAGTCTCGATTACGCTAATCTTGGTATTTGGTTCCTCTCTTATATCGCAGCTGATAACCGTATTAGACCACTCAAACTTACCAGCAACTATGATTTTACTGGTATTAAAGGTTGGGTGCCAGTAACGAAAGATAAATTCGATGAGATCAAAGCTGCATTCATTGATTATATCGAAGCGGTGTTCCGTGACCACTTTGGTTTACGTGATTTAGTTTCTTTCCCAAGACCAACAAGTGAACAAATAACTAAACTCGCACAGCTTGCTGACGTATACGGCGGTTCACCTGAGACAGTACGTGACTTCAGAAATGGTAACTTCCATCTAACAAGTGAATTAGTACCAGCTAACTTCACACCTTACAGTGGACGTAATGAGTTAAATACTGCAGCTGGTGACTTACGTAAAGCAATCAGTGATTATATTAGTACGACCACACCTACGACTGCACAATATAATGCAATCGTCACCGAGTACAATCGTCTTAAAGCAGAACTTACCACCTATAATGATTACTACAATACTAATCGTCAGTTCGAAGGTAAGTATGCGATCACGATGGATCGTGCGAATATCCGTTTACCAGAAAAACGTGGTGCGTCAGACAACGAGTATAATGATTTACTTCGTCGTATTCGTGATTATGAAAACCAGGCACGTGCTGGTTATACCACAACTAACCCACAAAATGAATATCGTGCGTTAATTAATAAACGTACTGCGTTGGTTGATGAAATCAATACGTACAATAGAAAGTATAATTACAGCGCGACTGATGGTGATAAATATATCAACCCTGATATCTATACACCAGAACAACCACGTAACTATACTGCTGATGAACAGCTTAAGATCAATGGTCTTAATGATCGTTTCCTAGAAGTCAGACGTAAACTTGATGCCTATAAGCGTGCATTGATTCCAAGTTACTTCTTATGGAATGATTTAAATACGAATGATACTTGGCATGCTAATACGTATCGTAACGAGTTCCTACCTCATCAGAACTATCAGGGATTCCAATATATTCTTGATCACTATAATGAGTGGAACACCCGTTTAGATAATATCAGTAGTAATACGGATATTCCAAATATCCCGAAATTGATTGCTGTTGATAAAGCGGAATTAGACACGCACATCAGCGAGTATCGTCGTGATCTAGCCAAACATAAGGCTGCAACAAATAACAACCTCTATCAAGCGCTAGTGGACAAATACGGTACATTGGGTGCAGCGATTGCGAACTTCAACCGTAAGTATCAGTTGGATGATCCGAGATTTGCGGTATATAGTGATTTAAAACTTAAACCACTTGAAGAACCCCGTGAGAACGAAGGGTTTAGTCCATTACCACAGCCGATCAATGTCGGTAAGTTAGTACAATACCCATTCGACCCAACCGGTATTAGTAAGCAAAACCACGTTGAGGAGATCCATGATCTTACCGATACGAACCGTAATGAGTTTAACTACATTATTCCAAGATATGCACCGTTCTATTCAAACAGTGTTAAAATCGAAAGATTAGATACTGAAGATAATCAGCCATTGGTACTTGAGAAAGATCATGACTATTATTTAGGTGGGCATTTTGGTGAGATGGAACCGTACGTCGGTGGTAAACAACGTATCGAATCATTGATCTTATTTGATGATAGACGTATTACAGGTCGATATAAAGTCACTTACCAAACACTAGGTGGTAGCTTTATTTTAGATGCGACGGGTTATGCAACGCAGATTGCTAACTACTTGGTTAACCCATTACAAACGCCATGGGCTGAAATTGTAGGACGTCCTGTTAACTATCCAGTTAAACCACATGGTCATGATGTCGGTGAGTTAGTCGGTGTTCAGGATTTAATCGATGCAATCATACAGCTATCAGCAGCAAACCGCGAAATCGCTAAAGCAGAAGCCGCACAAGCCAGTGCAGTAGCGGATCTTCTTGACGAAACCGCAGCGATGCGTCAGTTATCCCGTGATACAAAAGCCAATGTTCAGAACTTAATGAACCAAGTCCAAGAGAAATATCTTGAGATCAAAGCTTTAATCCGAAATGGCAATGTCGTAGGTGGCGGTGGTGGTGGTAGCTCATCCGCTGATATTGACGCAGCCGTATACCGCATGAAGAATGAGTTAACCCTTCTCTTCACAACCATGCTCAATGATAAAGCAGATGATTTATCCGGTAAGGTAAAAGCAAGACTTGATGCATTATCAAATCGTCTTGACAATATTAATACCGTGATGAATACGGCAATCGATGCGAAGTTAAAAGAGAAAGACTACGTTCCTTATTCTGCTACAGTACGCAATCGTATCGATCCAAATGGTGTACTTCGTTTAACAACAGATAAACAAGTAGGGCTTCCTGCTACCGGTGTAAACTACCTTGATCCAAATAACAGTAGTGTTATTACGACACGTAATACTGAAGTGACACCAAACAGTGTTATCGTCAGTGAGACTACAACAGGTAACAAACCAGTTATTAATCGCGTCAATGATGTTCGTCTTGGTTCAACCGGTAGAGTGATCTCTGTTTCAGGGACAATCGATAATCTTGCCCGTTTGTCTGAAACACCAAGTATCACAACCGCAACAAGTGTACCAGCAATGGTGACTTCTGCGATGGATATCATCAAGAAAGTTAAAGTCCATACGAAAGGTGAGGAAAGTGCGCCAACGAATACGTTAGGTGGTAGTAAGAAAGTCGTTTACTCACTTTCATCTACTGATACTAATTTGATTAGTAAGCACTTCTTTAACTCAGAAAGCGTCGTGACGGTCAATGAAGATGGTAGTACAACACCTGGTTATGGTTTAAACCAAACCTCAAGTTTTGCCTTTACTGTAAAAGCATTACAAGAACTTGATACAAAGATCCAAGCTGCAGCGAGAGGTGATTTCATCCCTACAGCTAAATTACCATCCGCTGATGTGACTGAAGCGGGTAAGATAGTTGTTGCTGATGCGAATAAGAAAATCAAATCGGTTGGTGCGATTAACTTCTCTAACGCAAGTTACAATAGTGACACGTTTGGTATCGCGCAGGGTCTTTATACACCGAAGTATGCAGCAACTGAATATAACGTAATGAACGGCCAGTCAACATTCAAGTATAATCTTGTTACTGAGTTTGAGAAATTACGTGATAATCACAGCTATAATACTCGTATCAATAAATCAGGTATGAGTGCGACAGTACCAACTGATGCATTAAAACGCATGGCACAACTTCCTGTTTATACGGGTTCAACAAGTGAAGGTTATTTAGTTGATCTAGCAAAAGCAAAAGAGTTAACTAACTTTAATGATGATCAGCTTTCAACTGAGTCATTACTTGGTGCAACAGCACTTGCGTTTAAAGACACCAATAATAAATTGGGTGATCTTGAACATCGTGTTAATGCGGCAACAGGTGGTCGAGCAGATTATATCCCACTTGAGAAAATTCAAACGGTGGTATCTGATCAGTACGAGGTTTTAGTAGCGGACGGTAGAAAAGGAACCCTTCCTAACTACCTTCAATTCAGAGACTCTAAAGTGGCCTTTGAGTTACGTAGTGATGGCATTGCAGTCCACTATGCTAACCTTGTTGTCGATGACGTGAAAGTTAAAACATCTGATGCAAATGCATATAAGACTAAAACTTTCACCGAAACACTAAGACAAGCTGATACGGTGAGACTTGAAAACACTGAGCGATTTGCAGGTGGTCAGTTATCTAATGCGAATATCGATAAACTGAAAGGTTATTTCGATACAGCAACGGTAGTAAATGTTGATGATAAACGCATGTTTGTTACCACTACAACTAACTATGGTTTCACAGATAACGATAGCGGTACAAGCTTCTATAACCCAGGTGCGATCGATGCGATCTTATTGGGTACATTGAAACACGTTGATAAACGTTTAGTAACATTATCAACCCAGTACGATGGATTCTCTAAATCCACTTCAACTGTATTAAGTTCAGTGACAGCGAAAGCTACTTCACTTGAGCAAACAACTACTCAGTTGTCATCTCGTGTAACGGAACTTGAGAAAGGACCGACCACAGCAGCACTTAATGAAGTTCGTACGATTGGTAACAATGCACAAGCAACTGCTAACCAAGCGAAGTCTATTGCTGATAATAACAACTCTAGACTTAACGCCATGGATCAGCTCGTGAGCGCTGCAACAAGTGATGTGAGTCGACTCAAGTCTGATGTCAATGCATTAAACGGTCGTATCCCTAATATCTCTATTCAGGGTAATGCAACTGATTACGCAACTGGTAAGATTCCTAAGTTTATTGAAACAGGTAAGCTTAGTGTAAGTAGTGTTCAGTTTGCTGCAGGTAGTACCACAAAAGTCATGAACCTTTCTGGTACTGACTTGATGTATAATGGACGCTTCAGACCGCAAGAAATCAACTTAACCTCAGATATCCGTAAGAAAGAAAATCTATCTGTCATTACGGATGCACTTAAACGTTTACTCACTTTAAATGGTTATTTCTATAACTTCAAAGGTAGTGATGAGGAAAGTGTAGGCTTGATTGCGCAACAAGTTCAAAAAGTGCTCCCATCTGCTGTATCGGAAGATGCCGATGGTACTTTATCATTAAACTATAATGGTATCGTTGCATTACTTGTTGAAGCAACTCGTGAGCAAGAAGCACGTTACTTTGACTTATTGCGTCGTGTCGAAGCGCTTGAAAAGAAACGTAAATAATTTTATCTTTTAGGAATAGGTAGGTGGTCTAGGATGATCACCTATCCTTTTCTTTTTCTTATTTTTATTTAAAGAAGGAGTGGAGATGAAGAAAGATCATTTCAGTAAATTAGAAGTAGAACCTTTAGATGAGTTCGTTGAAGGAAGACGAGTTTATCGTTTAACGAAAGACTTTACTTTTACCTCTGAGAAATACGGTGTGATTACCGTGCCAGCAGGTTTTAAAACAGACTTTGCTTCTGTGCCTGCTATTGTAAGAAGTATTTTCCCAACTGATGGGAAGTACATGGAAGCATCAATCGTGCATGATTACTATTATGCTTATGCGATTGGTACGAAGAAATTAGCTGACCGTATTTTCAAGCACGCCATGAAGTTATCTAACGTATCGACCATTCGTCGTTGGTTAATGTATTGGGGTGTGCGTCTTATGGGTAAAGGTCAATATGGGAAAACCGTTTCTCATACACCACGTGGTCACATCTACCAAGATATCCCACGTGAACAAGTCAATCCACGTAAGAAATAATTAGTATTGAGGCTACAAAATGAGTAGCCTCTCTCTTATGTCGCCAATTCAAAAAGTCTATGTTCGTACCCATATATACGGGCTATGACACTAAACGTTTAATGTTATTTTAATAATAAAAGATTTAATAAGTAAGGATTTATATATGGCAGATCCAATCGTAAAAGTTCCGACGTATCCTGTCGACATGACAGGGGAACTTGCCAGTAACTTAGTGACTGAAAGAGTCACCCTTACCACCAAGAACCGAGATGAGTTTAATATCATATTACCTCGTTGTGCACCATTCTTCCACGATAGTGTACAGATCAAGAAACTCGATACTGAAGAAGTCATGACCTTCGGTAAAGATTTCTATATTGGTGGTATATTCGAAGGTATCACGCCTTATACGAAATATAATCAGCAGGTCGGTAGTATCATCGTATTGCTTGACCAATGGGTAGCGGGTAACTATGAAATCAAATACCAAACGGTTGGTGGAGATTTCATTTTAAATGAAACGCAATTTACCCAAGCATTGAAAAATGCAATCTTAAATCCGTTGATGGTACGCTGGGAAGATATCCATGAGAAACCGATTGACTTTACGCCAATCAAGCACTATCATCCAACTGATGAAACTAATGAATACGATGACTTCATTAATGAGTTAGGTCGTGTGCGTCAAGCCTTAGAGAAATTCTTAGGCGAAGAAAGAAAAGGAACTCCATCTTATAATCAGATGCTCCTTCTTCTTTTAGAACACGGTCGTATCCTTGCGGGTTTAACAGGTCGTATCAATGATCTTCAAACTGAGATCACGCAATCTACTGCTGGTGCAATTGCACGTGCTTTAGAGAAAGCCAATGAAGTGGCTAAGATGGCTGAACAGTTAACAGCTAACTTATCTGCTGCGGTAGATGATCGTGTTGAAAAACTTCGTGTTCAGGTTAATGATAAAATCGATGTTAACCTTAAAAAGTTATATGCTGCAGATGAAGCGTTAAAACAACAAATCACCACGACAACCAATGCACTTAAAGATGAGTTGACCAACGTTGTTAATGTGAAACTCGCCGATCATCTAGCTAAAATCACGAAGAACACGGAAGATATCGAAAAGAACAAACGCGATCTCAATACCGAGCTTGCTAACAACATCGCAAACCTAACTCGTACGATCAATCAGAATAAAACAGACCTCACTAATCTAGTTAATGCATTAGCAAATCGTGCTGTAGTGAAAAATGGTCAGGCTGCACAAGTGATCCAAGGGACACTTGAAGCGACGAAATTTATCTCTGAAGCATTCGGTAAACTTAATACACGTACGCTTTATACCGACAATGGTACAAGCAGTAATATCGATAATAAAGTTAACGATAAAACGATCTTAAAGCTCACACCAGATGGTACCGATAACTATGGTCGTTTCCGTTTCGGTGGTATCGGTAATAAATTTGCTACCTTATACCACGATGGTCACGATAACGTTTTATTAACCAGCGATAACCAACCAATAAACATGAAAGCATTGGACTTCGTGATTGATAATACGAAGAAGTTATCTGATGCGGTATTCTTAAGTGGCAACCAAACTATGCGTGGTCCACTTTATCTACAGACCGCTAACTTGATTAACGTGCCAGTGACTGACCCACGTTTTGAGGCATCAGGTTTTAGACGTCCAAATGGTACACCAGAGAACGGTGTAAGTCATAGCGAGCTTGAGATTGCTGTGATGCATCCTGATGCACCAGGTCGTCCTACTGCACCTGGTCGTGCCTATGGTCGTACGATTGGTTTCAGTTATGGTCCAAGTCTTGGTTTAGTAACAGGTAGCTACGATGCACAAGGTCGTAATTTCAAAACCACCGACATCCTAACCCGTGAGTGGATGACGGGTGATAAAGCAAATAATAGTGCAGATAAGATCCCAACCACTCAAATGGCACAAGAACTTGTTTCGGCTAAAATCGCAGAAGCTAAAGTTAATCCAACACTAACTGGTATAACTTACATTCGTTCACCAGGTAATAACAGTTGGAATGTTCCACTAATCATAATGGCTGATGACCCAAATCCTAAATCCGTTGAGATGTGGATGGGCTTACGTGGTGTGGGTGGTGATAACCGAGCCAGCGCAAAAATCATCGTTATGCCAGATAGAACGAATAATACAGTTATTCGTATGCACGGCGTTGTGGACGGTCAGGATAATGCTTCGTTCATGGAGTTATATAAAGACCGCGTTTGGATGCGTCCTTATGGTAACTTACACGATTACTTCGTTCGTCGTAGTGAGTTGGGTGATCTTAATGGTTACGTGAAAACTTCTCAGTTAAATGACTGGACATCAGCTGCAGGTATGGCTAACCGTATCCCGCATACTCATGGTAATGGTCACATCTATCTTGGTTATCGTGTTCACATCAGACCAGCTGCGGATTACCGTGGTGCAGGTTGGGATCATGTCGCTTACTATGACTGGATGTGGGATGGCGGACATGGTGGTGCGGGTCACTACTTCAGTGGTTTCGTGTTAGCCCACCATGTTGGGGTTCGTTCAGATATCAGAAGTAAAGAAGATCTTAAATTGATCGATAGTCCTTTTGAGAAACTTTCCGCTATCAATGGTTATACCTATAAGATGAAGAAAGACCTTAAAGGTCGTCGTGCAGGTGTAATTGCTCAAGAGGTGGAGAAAGTCTTACCTGAAGTGGTCAGTGAAGATACGAACGATAATGAAACCTTGAAATCGGTTGATTATAACGGTCTTGTAGCTTTATTAATCGAAGCTGTAAAAGAATTGAAAACTGAAGTAGTTTCTCTAAGAGAGGAATTAGATCAGTATAAAGAGGGAAAACAGTAACATGTCAACCGCAAAACAATATAAACGTTACCCGTTGGATTTAACGGGTAACCATCCTGATAATAGAGTGATGGCAGAAGTCCACTCTATTACTCCTCAGGAACGCATCTTTAATGTGATGGCGGGTGCATTCTATACGGAGTCGGTGCAGATCACTTATTTGGGCGATCGATTAACTGCCCATGAGGATTTCAGATTCCACCGTGTTGTAGAAGATGCAATCCGTCAGTCTGGTAAAGATGTCGCGATGTTAATTGAGATCACCGATAAAGCAATCTCGGGCGATATCGAAGTACGTTACCAAGCTGTGGGTGGCGAGTTCCAAAACATCCATGAGTCTCTTGTTGAGATGCTTGAGAACTATAAACATGATGCTCGTGGTACGTTTTATAAAGATATCATCGAAAAACCACGTTTCTTCGAACCAGTTCGTCACTTAACATCGATCTATGATATCTATGGATTAAATCCAATTGCGGGTCCGTTAAATGAACTCGTGAGTATTGCTCGTCATCGTGCAACAAAAGAGAACTCCTCTTTATTAATCCGTTTACACCGCATCGAGCAAATGATTCATGATGCAGATTTAGGTAATCTTGATTTATCAGGTATTGCTAATCTTCGCAATGAATTAAACCAAGTTAAAAAACAAGTTGCCGCTGCAGATATTACTGCATTAACGCAATCTTTCAATGCACTTAAATCCGCATTAGAATCTCAGATCTCTGGGTTAACAGAGAAAGTTGATGCGGCATTACCTCGCGCTATTACGGAAGTGAATACTAACGTAACAAAAGCAGATGAGAAAGCACAACAAGCACTGACTAAAGCAACCAGTACTGAACAAGCACTCAACCAATTCAAACAAGATGGTGGTAGTGTCACTCGTGAAGTAAACTTTGGTACGAATATGGATGGGGCTTTTGATAAAGTCGGTCCATTTGGTTTCCGTTTAGTCATTAGTGGTGACAAACGTATCGGTGGATTAACCACTGAAATTGAGGATGTAAAACGTAGACTTGAAGAAGCTACCACTAAACTTGCTGGTGTTGATACTAAGATTGCGCAAGCGGCTGATAGTGCAAGACTTCAGACAGTTGAGTCTAAAGCAAGTCAATTAGAATCAAGTTTGAGTGTTGTAACAGGAACAACCATTCCTGCGATCAATAATGACATCCAAAGTCAAGGTGGTCGTATCGCTGTTCTGATGAACACGATTGCAACAAATAAACATGATACGGAAGAAGCCATTAATGCAGTTAAACTCACAGCAGAAAAGGCGAGAGATGATCTTGCTAATCTTAACTTAAATGAGTTTAAAACCACAACTGTTCCTAACCTCATTACAACAAAAGTAAACGAGTTAGTCACACCTGTTAGTGATAAAGTAACGCAATTAGAATCTGTTACGATTCCTGCACTTGATACTAAGATCACTACTGAAACTGAAAAAGTGAAAACCGCTTTAGAAGGTGAAATTGCAAAAATCAAAAGTGCGAGTCAATCTGATGCTTCAGCTGTGGCAACAAGATTAGATGCACTTGAACCTCAAGTCAATGACCGTTTAAGTAAGCTTGAGACAAAAGCCAATAAACTTACAACTGATTTAGAGGAGTTTAATGATGCCGTTACTCAAACAGTAACAATGGCAAATGGTTATACGGATCGTGCGAAAAGACAACTTGAGAAACAAATTCAAGCAGTTGATACCAAAGTCGCTGCTGTAGATGGTACGATTACAGGTGCGATTAAGCCCGTTAAAGACAAAGTCGATCGAGTTGAATCAATCGCAAATGCCGCTAAATCTGAAATCAATGAGATGAAACAAGCTCAGGTGGTTAAAGATACAGCACAGGATGGACGTCTTGCTGAACTCGAACGTAAGATCGGCTCAGCGCAAGCCGCCGCAGAAAACGGAAGTAGTCTCTCACAAGAGGAGCTTAAACGTGTTGAACGCGAATACAAGGAAGCGGTTAAAACGGCAGTGCAAACAGCGGGAAGTAATGCTGATGCTAAGATCCAAGCAGAACGTGAACAACTCGATGGAAGATACGTCAAGGGATCACAAGTTGATGAAAAATACTACACTACCGAAAAACCTTTAGTGACTGATGCGTTAGCATTAACGGGTTCTGATGAATTCCCAAGTGGTAAATCCGGTTTCTACAATAAGGAAACAGATCACGGGAATAAACACGTGAACATCGGCGGAAACTCTTTATCATTTAAAGATAAAGCGAATAGTGTTGCGGCTTACTTGACATCATCTCAGGGTACAACAGCTGAAATCCTAACAACTGCAAATATCCAAAATGATTCAAACGCGTTCACTGATCCATCTACGAGTTACCCTGCATCAGTAAGTAGAACGAAAGAGTACATTGATAGTGTTTCGAATGATCTTAAAGGTCAGCTAAGTTCGATTAAAGCAGAGCTTACTCCAATTAAAAATAGTTACGGTGATGGTAGTCAATACCTAAAAGGTACTTATGATGATACTAAGTTCATGACAACTAGTACTGTCCTAAGTAAACCAATGGGTATTGTCTTCCCAACTAGTATCAATGAAGCCTATGATGGCCACTATACGAATACTCGTATGGGTGATTATGATAATGTGGTCGATAAAATGCCGCGATCATTCCTCTATCTAAGCGATAAAGACGGTGGATTTGTACTCGGGTTCAATAAATTATCAGGTAGCTACAAAGTTAAAGCTCGGGTGGGTTGGTATCACGATAGTGGTTTCTTCATGTCTGAATTATTAACGGGCAGTGATGTTGTCCACATCATCGAGACTAACTCACCTCAGTATAGTCCAGTATCAGTAAAAGGACTACGTGATTATCTTGGTAGTCAACTTAGTACATTAACCACTAAGATCGGCGATATCGAATCTGCTGTCACACCAGTTAAACAACAAGTGGAAGCTGCTGGTAACATCAAAGAAAAACTTGACGCAATCGAGGCGAAAGCGATTGCGGATAAAGCTGAATTAAATCGTGCGATCGACGATAAAGTTACAGCCATGAAACAAGCTGCCGCTTCAGGTCAACCGACTTGGATCAAGCGTGATAGTACCTATGAAGCACAAGACTTCATTACGTTAGGCTCTATGAAAGCACCTGATGGTGCTGTACCAGAAGAGTATTTCGCTGGTCGATTAGGTACTTTCTACTACAATAATGGCTACGGCGCGATCAGTATTCCATCTGGACCTAATAAATCATTTGCGATTGTGAAGACGGCGAGGGATGATCTCTACTTACGAGCAGATCATGGTACCAATCGTCTGATTCTTACCGATGCTAATGTCAAAGGTACTGTAGATAACAGTGAAAACGGTCGTATTCCAACCGTGGGTACGATGAATACTGCGATCGAGGATAAGATCGGCGAATACCAAATTCAGATCGTCAGATCAATCAACGATATAAGAGATCGTGCGAAATCAGAATCACCTACTTATATTAAGACTGGTGATGTATTTAATGCGCAAAGTGTTGTAACGTTAAAACCAAAATCGATCGAAGCAGGTGATAACCCAGAAACATTATTTGCGGGTAAGTTCGGTGTCTGGATAGGGAGCACACAAAGCGGTATCACTATACCAACAGGTACAACAGAATCTGTATCACTGTACGTCTTCCCGAATAAAGACCTGATGTACAAATCAGGTGGACAATCTTATAAAGTACTGACTGATAAATATAAGTCAACTGAGATTGAAGACTCTACACCAAATCACAACGTTCCAACGGTAAAAGCAGTTAAAAACTACGTAAGTGGTAAGGTGGATGCTACCGTTCAGAAGGTAGGCCAGTTAGATACTAAACTTACTCAGATGGACAGTAAACTTGCTAACTATGATACGTTAACCTCTACTGTAGAATCACTTAAGACTTCTGCAGGCCAAGGTGTTAATGCTGAAGTACAAGCGAAGTTTAATGATCTTGAACCACGTGTCGTAAAAGGTGAAACGGCGTTAACTAAAGTCACTGAGATTGAAACCAAGTTAAGTAAACAGTTTAGAAAATTTACTTATAAACCTAGTGATCTCATGCCACGTGGCACCTATCCAATTCGTGACCTCTATAAGATTCCTGGTCCTGATGATCAAGAAACAACGATCACGAAAGTGGAGAACATGACCGTAACGAAATTCTGGGAAGATGGTAAGAATAGAGCAAATGGTTGTTTCTTAACTGTTTATGGCGATAGTGATGCGATTCTCAATGGAAATTCTGACTTCGTCAACTGGTGGATCACTGGTATTGATACCAATGTTAATCGGACCAAGCTGCAGAATTTACTTAGCAGTATGATAATGGAAAACGAGTCAATGTGTGCCATTGGTATTTTGACTTGTAACGGCGCCATTGTTGATATCTATTTCTACCGATTAAATGAGAATGGTAGTACATCGACTCACGAAATCACGAGAACTGATGTTGGCAACAATACAAGTCTTACCGCAACTCCAGGTATCTTTTCTTATATCAGAGGTGCTTGTGCTTCTGAGAGCTTCGGCTACCGAATTGCTTCTAGTGAAAACATGATCTCTGGTGGTAAGCTCCAAGCTCGTGGTGGTAAAGTCCCTGGTTGGGAGGTTTACGCAACTGCGGATGATATTACCGCCTCACGTAAGAAAGAAGTGACATTTGAAGATGGTTACCAAACCTCAGTTAAACTGAAAGACGCGGGTGTATTCCTAAATACTAAGAAAATCAGTTTTGCTGGTGGTGGTCGTAAACGTCACCTCATGGTCACGATACAATCTGATACAATCGGTACAATGGTTATTTCAGATCAAGTACGTTTCTCATTAAGACGTGTTAGCGATGGTCAAACTTTAGTATTCGGTTATAGAAATGGCAGTAACATGATTGTCCGCAATAAAGCAGGAAATGAACTCCATGTTCGTGCTAAGTATGAGATTTCTTCAACGGCATTCGATGGTGAGTACCAATTGGTTGTTGACTTTACTGGATTATCGGCGCCAGCAACTACAGATACAATCTCCCACATCTGCCTGAGTTACCAAAATAATAGTTTCGACTATATTCCATCAGATGATGATTTCGGCGCAACTGAAGATCCCGATGCTTTCAATAATAAAGTGCAAGCTGAGGTTCGTCGTTATATTCGCGAGAATATGAAACAGGATGCACCTGATCTTATCACGGAGAAATTTACCATCCAGCCTGGTGCGGAAGATTGGTCATCTGTTGAACAAGATCAATACGGTAACATCCGTGCTCGAGGGGTAATCCTCCAGAACTACGATGGTGGTACATCCGCGGTCTTTGCGCCTAACCAAGTGTTCTACGTCAGTGAAACACAAACCTGGACAGTACCTCGTGTACTAGTAGGTCGCAAAGCGGAAATTACGATTCGTGCTAAGTCTAAACTTGACTCAGAAAACAATCGTATCATCCACTCCTGTACGCGTCGTGCTTTCGTAACTTTACCAAGCGGAACGATTAACATCCTTGCAGGTGAGTTGACCTCATTTGGTAATCACTTAACGGTTAACGTTAACCAAAACTATCCTGATGCACTTGTCCCTCGTGTCAGTGTCACGAAGGATGATATTAACGTTATCCAAGAAGCCTTGATTACGATTGTCGTTTAATAAATGTAATAAAGTGGGTGCATTATAGCACCCACTTATTTTTAAAGGATAAATAAATTATGACGAAATATGCCATGCTTGATGATGGGAATATCGTCACGCATATCGGGACTAAACAAGATAAAGATAACACAGAGAAGACAGTAAAATGGATTCAGTTATCTGCAGCCGAAGAACACGTTGTTCAGGTAGGTTATCAATGGCGTCCAGATAAAGGTATTTTTGAACGAGTGCGATTACCACTCGATGAAGAACGAGAACGTATTCTTGAAAAGAACATCAAGATTTACTCAGATAAGATGGGATTGATTTTATCGGGTTATGACTATTATGAGATCATGACATTCCCATATCAAACCCAAGACTTGATTAACTATCGTGCTGTTGAACGTGGTGAAGCCACTTCTGACTTATGGTTCTTACCGGCACTTTGTCAAGCACGTGGGTTACCTGTTTCTATTGTTGTAGATCGTCTTGAAGAACACGTCCGCCAGTTTGCGAAAGTCTCTGGTTATATTACGGGGATGAAGCAGAAGTTTGAAGAGCGTATCAACTATGCACCGACTTATGAGATGCTAGATGAACTTGAACGTCACCTTGAAATCTGGCGTCAGCAATCGCTCCTCTAATAGAAAGGAATAGTGAAATATGGCAACCGTCCAACTTAAAAAATATCCTGTTGATACAACAGGTAAAAGTCCAGATAACCTTGTGGCGAATGAACGTCATGAGGTGGACCCATTAAACCGTGCCATTGTACCACGTGAAGGTTTCTTCTATGGGGAGTCAATGGTCGTTCGTAATAACGATACCCAATTGATACTTGGTGTTGACTATCGCTTAGATGATATCAATGATCAGTTGACTAAAGAAACGGGCAAAGCAATCTTCAGTGCGGTTATTTTACTGAAAGAAAGTATCATGGGTTATGTGACTTTAACGTACCAGTGTTACGGTCGTGGTGATGAATATACTCCAGACTATCTTGCTCAATTAGTGAAAGAAGCTACTGTTGAGAAAGCCGTTAAGTTTAGTGATGTCATCAATCGACCATCCGCCTATAACCCTGCACCACACAGACACCCAATCGGTCAAGTGATCTATTGGAACAGTGCAGTGAATGAATTGCGTAATCTTACTCAGGTCATTGAGAACTTACGTATTGCACATGACCGCGGGATGTATGCCTTCATCGGGGATTTCCAAACTAAGTTATTAGCCCGTTTAGAAGCGATGGAAAACTTGGTGCGTGAGTCTCGTGATGTTATCGGCACGGTAGATAAGTTTAAACAATCGACCGCAGATAGTCTTGCTGAAATCGAAGCGAAAGTACGTGCGTTATCTAACCTTAACGAACTCCAAACTTACATGGATAACATGAAGCGTGAACTAGACGCGGAATTAAAACGTGTAAAAGCGGATATGACTAAGGTGAACCAATCGGATATCGTCAAACTTCAGAAAGAGCTTTCTGATCTTAAGATTACTGTTGGTACGAAAACTGCACAACAAGAAGTCACCAATCAAATTAACCAGGCGATTGCAAACCTGCCATCATCTGAAAGCATTTCTCAGTTACTGGCTCAGTATGCGAAGAAAACTGAGATCGTCAATTATCGTCCGCTGATTGATGAGAAGATGTCTCGTACGGATGCTGAAACGAAGATTGCAGAAGCAGCGAAGAAAGCAGAATGGGAGAAAGTCACTGGTAAACCTAAAGTCTTAACCCACGATGAATTAGATCGCTATACTGATAAAACCAATGACATTAATAAGTTCATTATGCCTGGTACGTACAGTATTACAGCAGGTTACGGTAATATGCCATCATTGAAGTTCTACGGGACGAATTTAGATGGGAATACCAACCTTAAGGGTGTCCTTGAAGTCATCGGCGATAAGTCATCTGGCGTGGTTTATCAACGTTTAAATATCGGTGGGCTGACACTTACTCGTAACGGTACGGTAAATGGTGAATTTGTGACCTTCCCAAATCGTTGGGATGTAGCAACCGTATCACAGCCAGCCTGGAATGAAAACTTAAGCCTAAGTGACCGTAATGTAACGTCAGTCTTTGCATTTACTCAAGGTATGCCTGGTCTTCCAGCGATGCCTGGATTCTCACGTGGTCGATTAGATGAAACCATGTGGACATCAGCACAGAACTACGATGGTGTTGGTTTTATGATGCACACCCCACATCAGCGTACTGCATTCATGAGTCTCGGTGGCAATAACCATTTCATCATGAGTAACGATGCGAGTGTAGGTAGTAGTGATTATACTAATGCAAGTGCGTGGACAGTCGATCGTTTAATTACTCATCGTGATCTTAAAGATAACTTCCCAGATTTATTTGGGTTAGGTGATAAGCTTGCTGATCTTCAAAGAAAAGTCGTTGCAGCTTCTGGTACTCAAGTTAACATCAATACGCAAAACGATCTTGATGATATCACGCCAAATAAAGTCGTGAAATTATTCGATGGCGGACGTGTTGGGGTAGGAAGTCTAAGACTGAAGAATGGCGGTGGGAATGCACTACTTACCGTTACAACAGGCAGTGTTCTTGATCTTGGTAACCAAGCTACTGTGACTTCTTTAGTAATGCGTTCAGATAAGAGACTTAAAACATCGATTAAACGCATTGAGAAGCCCGTAGAGAAACTTTCTCAGTTAAATGGATATACTTATCAGTTTAAAGATAAAAACGTGTCTACGGCTGGTTTATTAGCTCAGGAAGTAAAAGAAGTTTTACCGACTGCAGTGGTTGAACAAGATGACGGCATGTTATCCTTAGACTATAATGCGGTAATTGCTTTATTGGTTGAAACCGTTAATGAACAGTCTAAACGAATTGAGAAATTAGAGGAACAAGTTTCTGAACTCACTAAAAGTAAGGAACAAGCACTATGGCCTATCCAGTAATACCCGAGAGTAAATCAGTTGGAAATCTTAGAACCCCACCTGCAGCTGATTCCATGACAGTGACTAAGCAGAACAAAGGTGTTAAGATAGATAACTCATTTAAGCCTTACATCTCAAGAACTTATCCTACAGCAAAATGGGTTGGTAAAAATGGCCAACCCTGTTTCACTGTTACCGCTTCAACCACAGGAAGTCCTGGACCAAATGTTGACTTCATTAATGGATCGAAACGAACTCGTGCCGCATTAGCTTTACTTGGTACGGGGATTGAAGTGAGTAATACCAATTTCTCTTTATTACGTTATACCTGTAAAAGAGAGACGAAGAATACATTCATTCACCATACCTGCCAGTGTGTTGATGGAGTCATCGATCCACCAAATGATGGTTTCTTTGGTGCGGTCATGGTTGGAGACTTCCCTTACGATAATGAAGATATTGGCGCAAGTAAAAGTCCTTATTATCTTGCATTTGAAAATAGTTTCCATCCAACAGTTGGCTATAGTCCATCCATATTAGTCTATCCTACTAGTATGGTGAATGCTGACGTCTCTAAGATGGTCTCGCCGTATATCCTTTGGTTCAATGGCGTGAGAGTCCTTAGACAGGATACAATCGAAAATAATTACCCTCGATTTGGTATACTCGATCTTCGAATCGCTCGACATTCGAAAGGGACTAGAAGAGTATGGGTCAAGGAAATACAAGAATACGTCGATACACGTGAAGACGCCGTGCTTCCTGGCGATAAATGTACTAAGGTGATCAGACCTAATGGTGTCGGATATAATAATGGTGCGGGCTATAGGGAAATCGGGCTCGGTAGTGGTAGTGTAGGTTTAGATTGGGTTGATCATTTTAATGTAGCGGATGGTGGATCTTTGGTTGTTGAGTACACTGGACTAATGTCTGGTAATCCGAGTGCAACAAAATGGCCAGTACCCGATGCCCAACGCGCTAATCAAATGAAACGCGTTAAACTTGATACGCTCACTACGAATGTCTGCTATATTCCAAATCGAAACATAGGGACGGGTCAGAGCACGGAGATATGGTCATCATCATCCGATGCTTGCGTATTCGACATTAAAGCGAATAATAGTATCATTGAGATCCATATCCCAAATGTATTATTTATCAGTGGACTCCGAGCAAGTATTCAACACCTCTACCTTTGTAACATCCGTGGAGTAAATAATAAAATATTTATCCATATTGGTCAAGGGTTGACGTTCTTCGGTGGTGAAACTGCTGATAATAAGGTATTCTGGTATGCAGGTTTATCAGCCAGTGATACCAATGAGATTATCTTTGTTAAAGATGGTAGTGATAAACATAATGCGTTCACGTTTGAAGGGAATATGCCTGTAGACTGTAGAGCACTTTATCCTATCTCTAAGCTTAAGAATTCACAAAGCAATCGTGCAACTGGATGTTGGTGGGACCCAGATAACCGACTGGTCACCGAGGGAGCTGCTGGATGGAATGGCGGTGCTTACTCTTCTGTCATCGCACCATTCTAATTGGGAGGTTAAATGAAATTCACAAATCCAAATGATGTATTTGCTAACGTCCCAATGGATAATGTTGGAATATCTCAGTATGCTGGTACGGTTGATTTCGTTAACCAGGTTACTTTAGGTGAACGAACAGTTACTTTAAATGGTGCAAGATTGAAGGTAAAACGTGTAGCGAAAGATCTGAAAATCAATCGCCGTACTACCGAAGCAAATCGATCTAACCCGATGATCGGCAAGAATCTACTGGATAAAACTAACGTAACGCAGTTGAGAACCCAAGCATTAATCGGTGGTACACTTAAGTATTTAACGAATAATGACCGCGGCCCTTATATAAGTGGTATAAAAGTAGGCGGGGATAATTTCCATCGTCACTTCAATGACGATGGTGTATCGAATGCAGGATATGGTTCTGGCTATAATGTTGTTGGTCGACCTTCTGATAGAGCAAGTTATTTAAGTGATAAGCTGCTAGAATTAGCAGATCCTATCCTGATGACTAATCTACCTTATTTACAACCAAATGAGGTATGGCCATCTACTCAGATAGATTTAGCACCTTATCCAACTTCGATTAGTTCTCGTATTGGTACGGACCTTAATATTAAGATGACTTCTGCTAATATCCCAGGTAAGGAAATCAGCGATCTCATTTATCGTATTGAGGTGAATGATGTTAGACTCAACGTTGATGATTTTCCGAGACTGGACATTAATCCAAATAAGAATTTTGGACCGTTTGAACACAAGTACGCTATCTTTAATTTTGATGGTGATAATGAACACGTGGAACTCTCTGCACATGACAGAGATAAAACTACAGCGGAAAAAATTGACTATGGTGTACTGCATCGCATGGTTTTGGGTAATTATAATGAGCGCATTGTGGGGAGATATAACTCGCAGCAGATGCACGATCAGTTGCCTATCGGCCACAACCCCCGTGAAGCTAACAGGGTATGCTATCCTATTTGCGAGAACTTCAAGTTAAGCAATGCCCACTTCAGAATACAGTATAATCAATATAGTCCAAGTATACCAGAGACATCACTTAGAATAGGTGGCGCGACTTTTGACCCATTCAAAGGTCTTAAGTATACACCTGGTATTGGGGATTTAGGAATTGGGTCTAACTATCCGAAAGGTAAATATCTCCCTCGTTACATGTGCCTATGGGCTATTGAGGGTAATAATAACTACGTAGAAATAGACTTGGATTACGGAGGTAACGTCTACGTTAACAATGTTGATCCAACGGTACTTAGATATTTGTCACTTGTTGGTATCCGTGGTACAGGAAATGTCGTAGTGATAAGATTAAGGAGAGAACTTAAATTCTACGGTAATCCAAATTCGGATGATGGTGCTGTTGCTGTTTTTACGATGACATCAAATCATCCAGATAAAAATGTTGTCTATATCCTAGGACCAAAAAACCAGAATATCTCTGAAAGTATTATATTCAACGAAGAGACATTCAAGAATAGAATGCGCAGAACCTTATTTGGTTGCATTGAGATGGACTTACAGCACTCGTACTGGGAAGCCCAACAAGCTGATCAGTTTAAGATATACGATAAGTACTACACTAATCTCTGATGTTAATTCAATCCAACAACATAAATCGAGGCATCCCTAGGGATGCCTCTTATTTTGTCCACTATATCAAAGATTAGTGTTGTTTTTGAGCCATATAATGACTTACTAAAGATTCACGTAACTCTGCGGTTAATGGTTTAACAACAACTTTATCACCTGATTTAGGTGTAATCACTGTCATCTCATCATTTAAATCAGAGAGTTGTTTTGCGAATAAGACGAAGTCTACATCTGTCCCTTCAGAAATACCGGTTACGGTAGTCCCTGCTTTAGCAATGGTCGCATAGTTATAGTTGGTTGTACCCACTTTATATGGTTTTGCTAAAGTCATATCGACTACGCTAGATTCTAATACGGAAGACTTAAGTTCTTCGAAACTTGCTTTAAGTAAATCAAGCCCGTTCTGGACAGGATCAAATCCTTCTGTTAATCCAGATACTAAATCTTCCGAACTAAGCTTTGGGTCGTGTTGATCCAAAGGCATCTTAACTGTATTAGTTAAGATCGCATCTAACATCCCAACAACACGCTCATCCACAGTACCAGTTAAGCCATCAGCCGTACTGTATACTTGACGACCATCTTTCATTGCGGATTTAGAGCAAATCGCACGTCCATTTGCGAAATAGATGGCTGTTTTATTACCATCGGCATCTTCATGGAAGAAGAACTCATGCTTACCTGTTTTCACTTAAACTCCTTAAACTAATCTTGCAGCGATTTCTAATTTACTTGCAGCACGTGATAACCATCCATTTGTGAATGCTTCATTTTGTGGACGGTTCTCAGTAATACTGATATAGAAATTAGATTGCATCGCAATTAAGTTAATAATGAAATAACGTAAACCGGCTTGACCGTTACGTTTAACGAAATCCTGGATTGCACGTACAGTACCAGGACCAATCGCCCCATCTACTGATACGTCTGCGTAATCTTTACCACCACGGTTTACTACGTTAAGTAAACGTTGTACGTGTTTGATTACTGCACCTGAACCACTATTTACTGCCATATCAAAAACATGGAAAGCTAATAATGGATGGATTTCCATTAACTCATCGCAACGGTTTTTCTTCCAATATACGCTGTAATAGATGTCGTAAGCTTTTGCTTTAGTTAACTCACGCATTGCGCCAGCATAACCGTTAGCTACCGCTACGGCTTTAGTAATCCCGTAGTTGGTTTCACCACCACGGTCATTTGGGTTATTCACATAACCACCTTCTACCTCAATCACTTCTGAGATAATATTGGTTGGTGTGAAATCGCCAAGAGTTTTAAACTTAGCAAGATTGAAACTCATCTTGGTTGTTACTCCTTTTATTTATAATGATAGATGTGAGTGGCCATCTGACCACTCACATAATGATATTAACTACAGACCACCGTCATTGATATCTTTATCCTGTCTGCTGTATACCAATACCTCTTCACTGTTAATGATGAGGTTATTAGATCCAGGACCATTGATACGCCCAGTTTCCGCATCGGCAGTATTACCTGTTGGGAAAGTACCAATCACCCATGCTTTATCCTCATATTTCGTGTTGAAACATGAGAAATGGAACATCGGGTTGATATCATAAATCCAGATACGTTTACCATTGATCTCACGATACCAAGGTGATAGGAATAATAGGAACTTATTAGCCGGTCCAAAGATACCCCAGCCAATATCCCCACTTCTACTAGGTATTAACTGACGGTTAGTCTTCATCTTGGATAACTTAGACTTATCTACAACTGTAGTAAGTCCCGATGGATCGTAAGCCTGTGGGGTATCCATGAAGGCATACGTCCAGTTATAGTTACTGCGGTTATCCCAGTCAAGTGAGCCGAGTAACCAACGTGGTAGCCAGATACCTTCAAATTCACCACCCTCTACCTCGAGGATTTCTGTTTCAGTGCGACCTGCAGATTCCATCCAACCCATTACTGTGGTGATGCTATCATTTGATGATCCCCACGGTTTGATTGTTTTCTCTAATGCCTTCACTTCACTAAAACTTAGCATTCTTACGGTCGAATCGATATTTAAACTAATAGGTAAATCATCGATTCCGTATAACTTACCGAAGTCTGGACCAAATGATTGCATGGTGTATAAAGGTGATAAACCACTGAAACGATCATATAACTCAAGAACACGGTTGATGAATGTCACATCCATCTCTGCAGTTCCATCATTATTGAATTTCCATGGAACACCATTATTGCCATTGTTACCAAACCACGCACTGCCCTTTCTATTGAGCCATGTTGAAACGCCCCAATAGATCGCCATATCTAACGGTAATCGTTCCATCTGTACTGCAGAGTGCTGCGCTGGATGGAACGGTGGGATACGGTTGGTCTTCGCAAGTAAGTAACCAAAGTACCAGAATAACTTAGCTGGAATATTGACCCGATCCATATTAGGTATTAGATGTAGAACACCATAGGTTTGATGCGGTAATTCCTCATCCTCATAAGTATTTGGACCATCCTTACGGATACGTTTTACCATATTAAGGATTTCGTCTGGATTATCCCTTGCTGCATCTGCCGTGATCTTATAGACCTCTAATGCACGCATCGTATTTAACATCGGATGAAGTGCAGCGGCAACGTATTGCGTCCAACCCCCTAACAATGATCTCGAGGTATGAGAGTTATAAGGGATGATTGGAATATCATTTGCTCTAGTACGATAACCACCGTACATCATTTTGATCGGCTGATTATTAAGTCCTAAAAATGCCCAGAATGAACCGTAATCATACCCATTTGCTCCTGCGTTGAGTCGATTATAATCATCAAATCGAATCGTACACGCATTATCCTCGCCTTTCGGTTTGAAATAACTGAAGTTCAAGAATGAATCCGTATAAACAGTACTATCGGATGTCAACTTAGTTCCACGATACAAGTCGATCGAGTTCGATGCAAAACCGACATCACGTTTTGAATAACGATAGTTAAACGGACGGTTGATCATACTCGTTTGAGTATAACCTGTACGGTTGCCTGCCCACGTATAATCACGGTAGAAACGATAAACATCATTTTTACTGTAAATAGTAGCAGGTTGATTCACCATAATTATGGTTGGTCTAGATGAGAAGAAGGATGTTGGTACTAGCAAGTTTCCTTTTGTTGCATCTGACCTTTGTACATCCACTGAGATTGTATACGTAAATGGCGTATAGTCACTATTGCGCAGCTGCGCACTCGTACTTACTTTAGTCAGCATGTCATTATACTTCGCACTATCCTGCGCTGTCAATAATGCACTACTGTAATCAGGTGAACGGTTTAACTGAAGGTTAGAGTCGAGTCGTCTGTTTTGATTTAAAACAGGCATCACTTGTTGCAGTGCATGTTTCGTTGCTCTAAACTCAGCACGTTCCGTGTTGATCTCAGCATAATCTCCATCAGCGAAGGCATCGTATAGATCCACAACACAATTGATGATATCTGATCGACTAATTGTACTAGCGATATCTGTTGCGTTGTTAATGAGATAACCATTCATTCTAGACATGATAATTGTCCACAGGAATGTATGCTCAGTATCTGGCATGTTTGGTGGAACAATGTACTCAGATGTCCATGGCACACCTTGTTCACCTTGGGTCTGGCTATTCGAGGTGATAAATCTCGATAATAACATGACCAGGTTAAACGTCGCTGGGCCACAAGCTGCATCACGACCTACCGATGCAAACCCATAAACTTCAGTTAAACATTGCAGTAATCGTACTGCTTTAGATCGCGTATAACCTGCGAGTTTAGAGATATATGAGTGAGCAAGTACGGTAGTGCTCAAACCTGCACGATAACGACCCGGGATAAACATCCATCCGATCTGGGTTGGTGCACCATCTACACCTGAAACGCACACGTTACGGTCAGATCTAAGTGCGATCACCCAAGGTTTCATTCTATAACGACTATCTGCCTCATAATCCGGAATCGCCGTATGATTGATCTCGATCTTACCAAGGTAGTTATCAAATGAAGGAAGGATATTATAAATCTTCACTTTCTCGATAACAGATTCTTGATAAAAGAGATTATGATCGTAAGTTGTATATTTCACACTTGGTGTACGACCTAATTGACGGAATTCGGCTTCTGCGGTGGTCATTTTTTGCGGTCGATATGGACGCCAGTTATGCGCACCTTCCCATGTCGTAAAGGTAAGAAGATCCAATGCAAGTTTTACGTATAGTCGTGCAAGATCATCATCTGATTTACCGTAACCTGATGCACTCTCACTAAACTGTTTACCAGTTTCAAATCTCTGATCCAGCATAAACTCATAATCCGTATCAAGTACTTGTCGATACGCACTATCTTTGTTTTTACTGTTCCATTTATCCTTATGGTAATATAAATTGATTACCGCAAGATGATAAGCAACGAGCGGTTGTAAACCCATGAAGTCAATTTTACCATCACGTGCTGCCATAAAGATCTTAGCCATGTGACCATTTAAGTTTTGAGTGACTTTATCACGTTTCTCAGCTAAGGAGATAATCGTATCTCTAAATCCAATCAACTGACCATCTTCAAGACGGCTTCGTAACTCGATTTTAAAGTATCTTGGTGTCGGTGCACCATCTGGTGAACAACAACCTGCAAACTTCGTATCATTTTGATCACGCCACCATGTACGCCCTAATAGATCCAGATGGTCAATAGCACAGGCGATTGCACGATTTTCTGAATCAGGCCCTGATGCGAGGATATCGCGATAGTGGTTGATATTATATCGCATTTTATTGAAACATCGCGGACCTACGATCATCGAGTAGAGAATGTCGTAATCCTGAGGAACCCATGGCTTACCAGGTCTTGATTGGTAAACAAATAAGCGATAAGCCACGTATTGGTATAACCATGACCATTCTACACGGCAGTATCTTGGGTAACGTGGATTATGGTGCTCATTTGATGCAAATGTGTTATTCTTCGTTGCTAATAAGTCATTACGGATAATGCTAATGAAATCTTCTTCGGTAACGTTATTTAAACCAACGAGTTTCTTGATTTCAACTAAGAGATACTTATTGATCACTGTATTAGCGGCTTGTTTAAATTTACCATTTGGCCCAGTATCTTCCCAGAGTTTTCTAAACCCTTTCTCAGTTGGCGGATAATCAGCATAGAACTGAAGATACTTATTCTCACCTTCACCAGTATAAACGTAGTTCTCAAAGAAATCAGATATCGCTTCATCAGAGATCCCGATTGGGAATAAGTGAGCGAAATATGGATACATCAAATACTTACTTCTACCCGTATGATACATGGCCACCGGGCAACGATTGAAGTAATGCATATGCACGATACGCCAACCATTTGGTCCTTTTAATATCTCAAGCATCTTATCATCATTTGGAAGTGTAGTGTTGATGATACGAGTATTCGGATCACTCATCACTTCATCTTGACTAAAGACACTAAATGGACCATAGAAGTATGGCCATTCGGATTCTTTATCCCCAAAGACATCACTACTTGGGTTGTCAAAGTTATAACGTGCATCCCAGTAACCATGCCAACTATCACGTGTGATACTTTCAATTGTGTGGTTATAGGTAATCCCATCTGTTAAACCAGAACTATAGTTCATTGTTTGCGGGTAGAACTCATCGAAGTATTTGCTGTTATCAGCCATGAACTTCTTGGTCGCAGTAAAACTACCACTCTCATTCCAATAAGTCCCATCGATACGATGCACGAAACGATGTCTGGTTCGCCATGCCTTAAAGAAGTTTGTATCCGTCCAACTGACATTCGACTCGGTAATAAAGGCCGCATCTGCGACCTTAAAATTAGTCTTATCGATTTTGAATTTCTCCGCTTCTGAATAATTGTCTTTCGTATGGATAAGCCAATCATCAAAAGGTTTAAGTACCATATCGATGTCGTACGGTCTATCTTGCAACCCTTTCGAGTAACCATGTACCCCATCGATAATACTTAAGAGTTTTGCTATGGTAGTTGGTTCACCATAGTACTCGATCTTTTTCTTTTCATCTGCCATAATAAGCTCTTATTTCTTATAGAGTACCCATGTACTCGTGATATAGATCACGTGGATCGGATGTTATATTAATGCCAAGCTCAACATTTACGCTACTGATATATGATGCATAATTGCCATTGGTGATAATGTTTTTTGGAACAAGCTTAGATGCCGCAAAAAAGTAATCTAACCATATCTCGTTACGTAAGAAGAACACTTCAGGACCTTGCTCCCATTGCGATAGCCATTTGCTGTCTGGGATGCCGTGTTTAGCAAAGATTTTGGCGAAAGCATATTTCAGATCTTTGGGCGTACCTTTAGTACGTCTCGCATGCTCTATCAGTATATCCAATCCAACTGTGATAAGCCAACTCTGTGGTGAGTTCTCTATTTGTGGAGTATTATTTACGCCACGAAGATCATCGACTGTCATCGGATCGAAATCAGCACCATAGGTCTTACCGATACCCAGCACTACGGCACGCCGTCTCGTATAGAGGATGGAGCGATAACGAGGGTTGTTCTGCTTGTTCAGGTTATAGATATGATCCGCTCTATTATAGTTTGGTAAAATGAATTGATTAATCAATCCCATCGGACCATCCTGTAGAGTGATCATATCAATATGGTGGTCATATGTCGTTATCGGGTGATCCTTCTTATTGAAAGAATATCCGTACGGAATAGTAGGGACAACCGATCCAGTATAGCCATCAAATACTTTACGATACCACGCACCCTCATCCATGTAATCATAGAGTGGGTTTTCGATCATCGCACTCGATGCGCCATCAATCAGCTCAGCAACATTTCCCTCGTATGGCTTCCATTCATGTGGAACTAATGGAGATTGTGAAATTACACGTACAAGCGGCGTTACGTCACACTCTGCACGAATAGATTGCCGTAACTCTGGTGGCGCACCAACATCATAACTATATCTATTTTTGAAGTAGTTACCCGCCAAACAAGGGAAATAACCACCTAGTATAACATCATGGCGGGTATTCTGACCACTTGTCTTATCGCTGTTGTTTCTGTAACTCAATTTTCTGACGATACCACTATTAGAATAGCTCACTCTACCATGCAGGTATCCACGAATGTATTGGTAGTCGACCTGACCATTCTCCCATGGGATCATGGTGTAAATTGGTTTATCTCTAAATAATCTTGCAGAAGCAGCCGGTTCAAAATTGACTAATTGATGAAGATTACCGCGATGCCAGTTGTCCCTATCCGCATTACCCGTGTAACCCCAGCCATCACCTTGCGTAATATAAGTCGCGTTAGTGTTACGTGGATCGAAATTATATCGACTCACTATAGACTGCACCTCGGTGTTAGCTGGAAGCCTAAAATAGCCGACAGGATTATTGAGATTACCGCGGTTACCATTTAGGTAATCCGGTCCACCCAAATGAAGATACTCCGATCTCTGTGTTGGATCGACATTATTATCAAACATCTTATAGACAGTATTTGATTTTCTATTATCGGGATTGTTTTCAGGTATCCGATTCAAGAATGATAATCCAGTATGGATGAAACCATGAAGCGGAATATCCTGGTATGCATAAGTAGGTTTCAGGTTTACACCATCGATCATCACCGCAACACGCATCCAGAGATCGCTGAGATTTATTCTTGGGATGATGTACTTCATCCAATACTCTTTATTTGGCGTATCATTTGGGCTTAGTCTAAATCCCCAAGCGTATTCAAGCCAATAGGCTATCTCACCAACATTATTTAAATTCATGCTATTGATAAAGCCATCGCGTTGTTTAAAACCATTATCTCGATAAGCTGCCATGTCTTTGTGATATATGACATTTATCGTATTTAGATTGATAAAGTTATTGACTATCTTCGTCCCATTACCAGACCGGGTTGAGAATTTGAAAGTAGCATTGTAGACCACGCCATCGGTTGTCTGTAGTGTGCAGTTCACATCACTAATTCCACCGTTGGATATATTATTTCTACGACCCATGTAGGTAGCTAACCAGAGATTCACCTGCCACTCTAACCATTTTCTTGCGCCTATCGAATTGTTCACTAAACCACGATAGATTACACCCATAAAACCAAGTGCATCGTTTTGAAAAGTCACTTTGCCTTTAAGCTGTTTAGCTTCATTAGCAAGTCTACTAATATCGCCAGCATTTGTTATAAGTGGACCATGCCATAAATGAGGTCCATTTGCAATTTCAAGATACTGGTCATTGATTGGTACAAAACCGAAGTAGTTGTTCAAGTCTTTAGAGATAGGGCCACTTACTGGCTTACAAGGAATGCGCAATAACGCATCACTCGAATTCAGTACATCCATGCGAGAGAAATAAAGATCATTACTTAATCCACCTAACTCATCATTATCAAATAGATCATAAACACCGTCACCTAGTGGAATAACTAACTCCGCTAACCAAATCGGTGTATCATCGTATAGACGATTAGCTTCATCAAGTTCATTCCACTCTTGTGCTGTTTTAAGGCCGAGTTTAGATGGGGTATAGTCTACTTTAGATATAGGAACATCGACAACCGACTTGGAGATTCTATCTGTTCTATCAAACCACCAGAAGTTGGTAGCTGTCGTTATCACACCAGGCAACTCACCTCCAATTGGCGTATACTCATTTATATTCGCTCTCGTTGCTAGACTATGCTGGGTGACGATATCGTTATACATCAGCTCAGATAATGAGTCATTTGGTGCAGGAATATAATCACCAGCAGGAGTTGCGCTTACTTCAAGTGGAACTAATTCACCGTCACCTGAGCGTATCATCGCCATCTCTGGTTGATATATTGCGATATATTGTTTACCGCCAATATCAAAGGTATTATCCTCTACGATATTGAGTGAATAATACGTTTTACTAATTGTTCCATTATTACCATCTAATTGAACGAAGTTAATTTTTGATTGACGTCTGTTGACCCGATAAAATACAATATCGGAATATACTTTATCATTACCTTTACGACCAACAAATGCCATCGTCGCGACACCAGGTTCTTCAGTACAGGTCCATGCTGGGTAAAGTTGTTTTTTAACATTCTTATAGCGAGCACGGTTAAATCCATGATAGGTGACTTTCTCGCTACCTCCCCCAACTGTTTCTTCTACGAAAGAAGCACGCACTTTGGTCTCAGGATCATCAGCAAATACAAACCCAGTGCCAGGCTTAAAGTTCTCAGTATCTTTTACTTCTTTACCTGTTGCTGCGTCGATCGAATAAAGAAATTTTGGTTTTACTTTCCTATTGAGCCAAGTTGGATCTTTATGAGTCTTAATGATGATACGAGCAAGGTTACCTTGTGGAGTAATCAGTGTTCTGCCGAAATAATCATTTAGAATATCTAACTTGATATCTTTAATATCAGATTTAGCGAGTTCACTTAACTTCACTTCTTCGGGCAATACATTGATCGTATCTTTGTAGTTACCACTTCTATTTAATCGCATCCAACCAGTACCGTATTTACTGGCGATGTCAACTTTTGCATCCCATGGATCAGTTTCGGTAACGAATGCTGTTAATTTTCCTGCCATATTTATCTATAGCTCCTATTTAAATTTGTTCTTATTTATAGACAGACGACATAAGTGCGGGGTATCACAAGGATACCCCTACTTGTTATTTTCCATAACACAATGCGTTTTATTTAAATCATGATTGTTGATAAAAACTGTACATTGCATTTGCGTCGTCTATGTTGAGGTACAAACCGTCAACTACTTCGACATATGTTGTCGTAGCATGTTCATATAAAAGACAGCTAACTCCTCAGCATTGAACGCTTTCTCAAGTAATAAGACTTCATTGACTGTATCATATCTGAAGTTTACATTAGAAACAGTACCGAGAATATGACGAATACCCGATTGAGTTTCTATACTAATACCCTTCGTCCAAGTTGCCATGTTTGATAGTGCTTCAATATAGTGATACAAACCACGACTTAATGAATCACACTCTAACGAACCAGGATTTGCACCAAAGTAATAGCGATTATCCATCACACCAAATGCAAAATCGAATTCTGGTTTGGTGCCGTCATTCATGGTGATATAGATATACTCATCCTTTCTGCCACTTGTCGGATTAGGAATACCGATATTAACGTACTGGATTTTATCCTCACCCCAACGACCGATTTCTTGTTTGACAATATTTCTATAAAGGAATGGATTATGAAGACCAAGATAACCCTCTACTATAGGATAGTATACTTCTTCAAGATAACTGATGATTCCCTGTTTTAAATGATGGGTGTATTGAATCATGAATTCAAACTTATCATTGATCTCGCTGAACTTGTCTAACGCACTATCAATCGATGTTTTCGGATGTCGACCAATACGAATGCCACTGATCATGGCTTCTTCTACTTTATTGAATACATCATTAACCATACTGAAATAATCACGTAATCCTAACACCACCAAATAAACGACCATATCAGCACGTTCAACTAAATCATCCGGTAAGGTAGAATCATATCTACCGTCATATATATTCTGGATAGCCTTAGACGTATTGCGAGTTACACCAATCTCATAACCCGATGCCTTCTTACTGGTTACTACAAGTGAAGTATTTGAGCCAAGCGGAAGCTTACAAATAAAACTTTCAGTAAATGCTCGACTTTTATCGAGTGCATCATATAACGAAAATACCATATTGATTTTCCTTTTTAAATGTAACATAAACAAGGGAGTACGATAGAGTACTCCCATACATGTTTATTAATTAAGATTGTAATGATTCTTAGATCTGAGGTAGATCACCTAAACCTGTATCATCTGAGATACTATCATCTGAAGTGGATTCATCAGTTGAATTTTCATCTGGATTTTCTTCATCTGTTTTGTCAGTATCTTCTTCAGGTTTATCTTCATCCTTATCTTCAGTAGATTCATCATCAGTGTTATCTTCCGCAAATGGATCAGTTTCATCTGATGTATCATCATCTCCATTGAGATTAAACTCATCATCACTGCCTGATGCTGAGCTATCATCATCTGAACTGAAACTATCTCCATCACCTTCTCCTTCACCCTCTGGTGGAGTGAAAGCATCACGGATACGTTTGGCGATATCACCAAAGATATCGGCGGATTCAGCTTGTTGGCTAAAGATACGATCGATAAGGTTATTATCACCCATCTCTTCATCGTTAAGACGAATAAGATAATTAAACTCAGGGAAGAAACTATTCTTATCCATCCATTGAACCATGAAGAAAGATTTCATGCGTTCACGGAAGGCTTTAATCGCTTCACCTTTACGTTCTTCATCAAGATCCTCAAAGACCATATCTAACCAATCCTGATCAATATAGAAGTTCAGTGCAGATTCCACACGTTCCTCATAGGTCTTCATCGCTTGGTTAGAAAGCTCGTTGCTATTACTATCTGGTAATGGAATAGAAACACTAAGATCATTTAAGAATGCTTTAATCGCAGGAACCGTTGATTTCTCTGCTTTACATTCTTCAAGCACTTCATCGGATAATTCAGAATAACTATCACGAATCGCATCAGAAAGCGCCTGAATCAACTCACCATCGTGTAATGTATATTTCCCGACAAATGAGGTTAACATGCGATTAAACGTGCGAGCGATGATGATATTGCGTTTAGCGAATAACGCATTCTTCGTAATGAATTCAACGGCGAACTCAGTATCACGTGCACTATCTAATAACGTAGGTGGAATGAAACCACTGATGTAATCATTTTTCATCTGCTCCATGTAATCAGTATCGATCAATGGGACATCACCAGAGCGGTATTCCATATTCACGTTAGTTTTATCAACCGCTTCGCCACCTGTGACGTTGACCTCATAGCCAAACATGGACATGGAAGATTCGATGTTACGTGGATCAAAGCTGCTGAATAAACGAGAGAAACTGTTCGCTTCCATCGTACGGTTAACGATCTTAGCGACGACTTCTTCATGATCAAGGTCATCTTCATCGAGTTCGATGTTAAGCACCTTAGTACCAACAGCATTACGAATCAATGCTCGAGTATTCGCATAATTCATCGCGATACGATGCGCTGCGGTAGTTTTTGATTTACTGATCAAGGATTGGCCGATACCCAATCCATTATAATAGAATGCAATATATTCCAATAATGACTCAGGGATATACACTAACTGGGTTTTACTACCACTTAATGCACGAGCTAACATGATCTGATAAATCTCAAGGGGTCTTGGGATAGAAACATTCTTACCATATACCCCATCATTTAAACGTGCGATCAAATCACGTTCAATTAATGAAGCATAGAAAGCGGTCATTTGTTTCGCGGTCACCTTACCCCATTTACATTCACCTTGTCCTGCAAGTGAATTTAACTCAGATAATGTTTGAGTCACAACACCATAATGACCACTTAAAGCACCACCATCGGTACTGGCTTGTGTACTGACTGCAGAAGCAAATTGATTGATCTGCTCTAAACGATCCATCTCATCGGTATAAGTAACAGGGTTACCACTTTCATCCAATAGGACGATATAACCGATGTGATCTTCTGGGTTACCTGGTGTAAATACAGGGATCACGGATTCATGTGGAAGATCTAATACTAATGGATGACCAATTGATTTACGAGAACTCCCATCGCGGTCATTTACAATTGTTACACCATCATAAGTCCCCTTAGGTCTTACATCGCGGTATAACTTCTCAACAGGCAAGACTTTCTCTTCTTCCTGAGATTTACCATCTACCCACATCACACTTTCCGCACTGTAAGTCTGGAATTGAGATTGGATCTGTAAATCAGAAAGCTTACGCATCAATCGAGTTGATTTTAAGATATCCAAGTTATCGACGACGGATAATAGACCTGGGATGATCTCATGATTCGTCGCTTTCATATCACGACGATAGTTATCTTTAAAGAAATGCTCAAGTGCAACATGTTGGTTTAATTTACCCCCATCTACACCAGCTTGTTCTTTTAAACCACGACCAAAGATCCCACGACCAATGAACTTCCCATCTTTATCAATCGTATCGGAGATCTTCTCACGAACACTTTCTAAAGAGGTCACGCTGTTTTGGTGTAAGATATCATCGATACTACTTTCAGGTAATATCGCAAGAATATGGCTACCGCGATCAAATAACGCATTTGTCAGCATCGTATAAAGCTTATCTTGTAAGCAATAATGGTCTGTGAAATGTGTTTCTATGATAGCTAATAAATCTGTCCCTAATTTATGCGGGAATTCCCCGTCTAAAGTAAAGGTCAAATTTTCGTTGATCATGTCCTGAGGCGATAAAATAGAAGAGACTAAAATATCTCTGATCGTTTCTAATTCAGGGAGGTTTTTCTTAATATTAACAATGTCAATTAAATCATGACTGATTTTATTTGAGATACCTTCAACGGCATCACGTGGTAAGGTCGCATTACGCTCAGCACTGGATTCTGCTGTCTCAACTAGCTTGGTTGTGACTGCTCTGATCTCAGCCGGCTGATTGATAAGGTATTTGTAGATACGATCCTCTTCGGTCGTTAGCTGTCGCTTTGACTGAGAAAGGTTTCTACCTTTTACATTATCGTAATAGTAACTGGTATTGGCCATAATGATTTTACCTATATTAAAGTAATATGAAACATATAGAATTGTTACGCGGGTAGTTAATCTGACTACCCGCTTATTTTTAATGATAAAAAGGATGACTCATGACTTTGAATGAAGACCTTGGCTTTGATGCCAGTCAGTTTTATCATGCGTCTTGTATGAAACTTGCTAAGTCCATGGTGCTTAAGTCAACTGCAACAGCTATCGCAATGAACAATGAAGTCAATGCGAAATTTGCGGCTTATAATACGAGCTACCTTGTGGATACGTTGCATCCTGAAACATGGCGATATTATTGCCATCTACAGGGAAAGTATCATTATACTGACGAATTGATGCAAGTAAGAAGTTTGGATACGTTACAGACGATTGACTTCACCCCTGAAAACTTGAAATTACACCGTGCCACATGGATACATTACAAGGATAAAGGTGAGTATTATTATGAGTTAATTGCGAAGTATCCAGACCAACATCTTTTAGTAGATGGCATCTGTAATCCGATCGATTTTGAAACCGCTTATAACGCAGAAGAATATTCTATCCTTGACTATGACCGTAGTTTAGTGGAAGAACAAGAAGTCGATCTTATCCCGAAACTTAACCGCCAGATTATTGAAACCTGTAATCGTTTCCATAGTCGTGGCTATGGTGCATTTGACCCGACGTTTAATGCATTAAAACTTGGTATCTTGGCGATTCATTTGCCGGGTATGATTATTGCTTTACGTGAGCAGTATATTAAAACGGAACAAGTTCACTCTTTCCATATCTGGAACTATTTAGGTAGTTACTTCGGTTTAGATAAATACCGTCGTTTCTTAACCCATGAACAAGCGATGTGGTTATATAAACATCTTCCTTATATTGACAGACATGCCGGTAAAGAAGATACCTTCTTAGATATCATCAAATGGATGTTAACCAGTCGCAGTATTCCGATCTACGGTTATCATATCGGTCGTGATACGAATAAGATCTTAGATCATGTTGATACACCAGATGTTTATCGTGAACAGCTTAACTTAAAACACATCGACTATAAATCCGATGAAGACCACTTAAGTTTAGCGAAGTTAATCGATAAAGAAGTCAAAGAAGCGAATCGTAATGATGCCTTCCGTAATCCAGATTTAAAACTTTCTGAAAACCGATACGACAGAACCAAACACTCTAACCAGAAATCTAAAGTACTAGAATCTGAAGTATTCGACTACGCGAACCAGCAAGTGAAACCAATGAGTGTGATGTTAACCAACTATTGGGCACATCTTGCTTTCACTAATCGATATAGTCTTGTTGGTAGTATCACGAACCCACAAACTGGCGAACCGATCAGTATGGATGCCAGAGATGGTTTCATTACTTGGTTGTATTGTGCGATGAAAATTGCAGATGATCGTGATCTGGATGATGAGAACAGAGGCAAGTGGCCAAATCAGCATAAAGTCGAAAATATGCTTATCCCAACCTTTACACCAAAAGATATCACTTGGGATAAAGTGGATTGGCAAGATCTTAAATCGAATTTCTTAGATCGTAAAGCCGATATCAATCTTGCGTTCAATGATCTTCAAGAAAACTATCCTCGTAAAGGGCAGTACTACAGTGCAGAAGGTTTCCACACTTACGTCAAAGAAGTCAATGATTACTTCAAACGTATCCGTCATTGGTTAGGGGTTTACCATGATCTCTTCCATGCTGGCGAAATCCAACAGTTGGGTGATCGTTTATTCTATCAAGAGAAAACGAGACTCGTCAGTACTGAGATGACATTTGGTCAGTACTTCAAGATGCGTCACTGGGAAATCGATGAGTTAAGTCGTGAGAATATCGTGACGATGGCTAACCAAATCTATTCTACCTTCACAGGTCAAGCGATCGATGACGAAGCCTCACTCTCTGAGATACAACAAGCCATGATTGGTATAATGCGGCAACTCAGTAGTTACTCAGTTCAGTTTACCCATAAAGCGAATGCTACCAATGGTCGTATCTTAGATATGCCGTGGTTACGCTTTGGTAAGATCATGACCATGAGTAAATCGATCCATCACCACTATCGCAATTGGTTGATTAAATTTAATCAGTTTAGTGGTAAAGGTAAAGATAGTGTTTACACGGGTGTATTATACGGACCAGAGAGTTTCAAGGTCCATGATAGAGGATTTGATGTATTAACGATTCCGCCGCCAATCCGATTTGGTGTCGATGGGTATAACCGTGTTTACCATCGTGGTAAGTTAGGTATCTTAACCATTCGTAAGATCCGTAAACCAGCTGTGCATACTGAACCTTATTTCTATTATACCCATAATGGTACGCTATTTAGATGGTATAGAGAAGAGGACATGGCAGGGGTAGAAGCAGAACTTGCTCAAGGTAAAACGGGTGAAAGACCTGACCCTCGTGTCGCTTATCGACTCGTGGATCGAAATACCTATCCTGCTTTTAATGGATTGGATGATGGTGAGTATAGTGATTATTATCGCTTAGATACACCAAATAATTGCACCCGTGTTATCGGTCCTGGTGAAACAGTTACTGACTAACCATAACAAGAATAAAAATAAAGAAGGATAACTATGATTATCAATAATGTCAAGTACCATCGTGATCTGGAACTTTCTCAGAAACTTCCGGTGAGTACTTATGCCAATAACGATATCCGTTCTCTCTTTAAGACTTACTATGAACATCTTAAGAAAGAAGAAGGATTCGTACTTTCTCATATCGAGGCAGTTGATCCTGAATTTGGAAAACGTCTTGGTGCGAGTCAAGTATTAGGTCTTGTTCAGACCGATAACCACGAAGCCAATACCATCGTGAAATATAAACTGCCTGAGGATCTTGGTCATGTCCGTGGTGAATCAGAAATCCATCATCATCGTGTCAGCCTTAAAGAGTACTTTAACATCGATGAAGTGATCTTATCTCATCGTCGCAATAAAGAACTCGTGATCAACTATGATCGTTGGGTAAAAGCTGTTAAAGCAGGTCATGGTAGTTTAACGACGTTAATCCACCGTGTACTTGGGTATAAATTTGGTCGTACCTTTACCCATGACGGGATGATGGTCTTTAGTGGTGAATCAAATGGTAAAGTGTTAAACGGTACCAAACCACTTGCACTCATTGTACCGACTCTTGATCAAATTGAATTAGGTTGGAAATACTACGAGAACGTAGACAGTTTAGAAAAAGATGGTACACTAGACTATCAAATCCTAAACATCCATTTACGTTTGGTGGCATCTAACCACATGTTCATTGAAGATGGTGAAGTACTGATTCGTATTCAATTGCGTTATCCACTTCAAGCGTATAAACGCTTACGTGATGGTAAAATTTATACAGAGGAGCAAGCTTAATTATGGGTATTGATATTGAATTAATTAACCAGAAGTTTGGATTGATTCCTCTTACTGAGTTAGAAAAGAATCCTGAATTCTATACTGCGGTTTGTTTAACGGGTGAGAACATGTCAAGATTCTTATCTCGTCGTTACAGTCTGGCTAAACCTACTTTAAAAATTGATGGCAGTAAACCTGAGTTGGTTGAAGTGAAAATGGTCAATGGGTTTAGTCAAGAGAAGACCCTATTAACGATTGAGCGTAATGTTTGGACACAAGAGAAAGCAACCACTTCATCTTTTACGATTTGCATTAAAGATGAAAAAGAACCTATCTCCACCATTGAAGATGATATCATGCAACTCCTTGATATCCGCGAATGGAAGTTCCCTGATGAGATCCGTAATCGTCCATTTAGTGATTTCGTTACAGAGAAAAGTCCTTACTGTTTTGATATCCAAATTAAAGTGGATACCTTAACGACTTATGCAGACTTCCCAGTGCATGTCTTATTGGATTGGGTCAGTATCTCAGATGCATTTAAAGAGCTTGCTCGTCTTCATAAGAAAGCCAATGGTGAAAATAAGACGATTGACGAGCTTTATACTATGATTCCGAAGGAAGAAAATGCTTTACCTTATGCATTACGTTATAAGGCTGAAATGGAAAATCTTCCTTACGTGTCGCAAGTTAATCATATTTAATTTGAGAGAGAAGTGAGATGGCAACATTAAACAACATCCTCGGTGATGAAGGTACACTTGACCGTGTAAAACATACGGCTATCGGTCAGTATATCCAATCCCGTTTATTCCTTGGCTTGCCTGTCGAAGTCACGAAGTATACCACGTTAAATGAGAAATTCAATATTAACGTGAAAACCCGTACTGAAACAGGTGATGTATTCAAAGCCATTTATTTCTGTATCGGTAATGGTGGTGTCACTATTAACCGTACAGCAGGTCAGCCTGTGATCCCTGATTTTATTGATCATGATCCAACTGACTGTGCATTATATCACCATATGCCATTTGTATTACGTCCTGTTAATAACGACTTAACCGATGAACAACGTCAACGTTATCGTCTACGTCGTAAAGAAACGTACAATGGTCAAGATTATTATGCGTACTATGTTCGCCTAATGGAATACGAAAATACGACTCGTATCCTAACCGAACGTGTTCAAAAAGGTGCAACTGAAGTCATGCCATATGCATACACTGAAAGTAACTTAAGTCCTCGTGAGCCTGAATTAACCGTTGGTCGTAAAGTCACCGCATCCAATGTGAAAATTAAAGTTTCAACTGGTGCGAAGATTGTCTTTACGGAAGATGATGTACGTGAATACGCAAATGCAGTAAAAATCATTACAGGTAACAGCCGTTACTCTGTGATTACTGAAATTGCTATTGTGGCAGGTGTGGATGATGCGACTTACGTATCACCTGATGATGGTAAACGTCTTAATGAGCTTAAGCTTGCAACAGTGATCTGTTTTGCAGATACTTACCAATTATTAACCCGTAACAATAACGGTTTCGAGGAAGTCATCGAGTTAGGTGAGAAAACACCTTTACCAACGACTTCTGCGATCTTACCTACAGTCGGTGTTGATCCTGATGCAGGTCGTGGTGTTGGGGGTTAATCATGTTACCCTTCAATACACCAGGTAGACGAGACTCGATCTATTTGAGTGTAGACGGCGGTACTTATACAGTAGGACTTTGCTTATTTAAGATTAATGACTTAACCAATGAGATGGAAATACTAGACACCCATCTGATTAACATTCGTAAACCTGATCATAATTATGATTATCTTGAAGAACGTCATGGTTTTGAAACGGTTAGGATGTTACGATTGGAGGATGAGTTAGATCGATACCTGACTGAGAAAATCAGTGAGTACCGGTGTATCGATTTGCTGATCTATGAAAGTCATTTCTTTAACGTAAGACGTCCTACTGCTGCCATCCCGCTTGTTCGCTTTATGCAAGTCACTGAACGGGCTTGTGTGAATCATGGAATCATGATGGTCACGGTTTCACCTCAACAGATGAAACGTACTATCGGGATTTCAAGAGAACTGGCTAAAGCAGATAAGTTTGCTGTGAAAACGAAAATCCAAGCATTAATTGACAGACGCATGATCCATTTTACTGGAAGTCTGGATGAGATCTCTGAACACGAGATCGATGCCATGGGTATCGGCTATACGCAAATGATCATCGATAAGTTACTGGTGGATAATCCATCTTAATGAATGAGTGGGGGTGAGGTGATATTATCACCCCTTACTTATGTTTGATTTTACTTTATTTCCTTTTATATGAGGTTTATTATGTTTATTGTGGTAGAAGGCATGGACTATTCAGGTAAGAGTAGTTTAGTCAAAGAGTTGAAGAAGAAATACGAAGCACGCGGTCACGAAGTGGTCACTTACGGTAATCCAGGTGGTACACCATTTGGTCAGGAGTTACGTCAGATTTTTAAATCGGATGTTCCACGTAGCCGTATGGAAGATTTCTTGTTATTGTGCGCTAATCGTGTCAGTCTTTCTCATCAAATTAAGAAAGATTTAGCTAAAGGGAAAATTGTGATCTGTGATCGCTGGGATATCAGTGCCCATGTTTACCAAGCTGCGCCTGATGTCGGTCAACTTAAAGATGTCTTCTATTATCGTAATATGCCTTTATATGAAGCGATCCATGATTTACCAAAACCGGATGTGACTGTTCTACTTGATGTAGATTGGGAAATCATTAAAGCACGTAGTGAAAATGTACGTGAAGAAACCATTGGTGAAACAGATCGCTATGAAACTAACCTTAAAGCATTACATGAAGACTATCGTAATATAATGGCGGTATTTGTGGCTTGTTCTAATCAGTATAAGAAAATCCTTGAACACTGGAATAAGCGCAATGATGAAGCCATCCTTTATTGGGGCTTACCACATCCAGCGATGGCCGTAAAACCTTCTGAACGTTATCTTCGTTTACCGGTAACAGGTTGTACACCAAACAGCAATGTTTCTCCGATGCTCGCTGATAAAGTGATCAGTATGCTTGAAGGTCATGAGGAAGTCTATCCATTAGGTAAGATCGAAAATGAACTCAACGCGATGGATAAGAATGGATTAGATCATATGGCTAATGCTTGCCGTAGTGAACTCGGTAAGTGGTTGGAAGCCCGTGGTCGTACTGGGGTATAGTGGGGTATACTCCATTTAAATTTAATTTTTAATTTTAAGAGTGAATGAAGGATAAATATGCGTTTAAGAAAACCAACCGTATTTAGTCACCTTAAAGATGCACTCGACATGCCGATTAAAAGAGTCCCTTTTGGTCGGCTCATTATCATGTATGCACCAGAAGACAGTGAAGTGGATAATGGCATGCGTGCAGATGAAGTCTTGAAGTGTTTTCAAGAAGAAGGCTATACGAAATATTTAAAACTTCCATTGGAAGAATTAGTACTCTTTGATGAGCAAAAGAAAACCCGTAAGCTTGCAAGATTTGCTTTCTATACAGGTTTGATTGGTAGCTTTGTTGCATTGATTGCGATTAGTGCAATTGGTTATATTACTCAAGAATACCCGCATTGGGCATTACTTGCTCCACCATTGATTATCCCAGGATTTATCATGTGGAAACAAGTTGGCTTATTTAATGCCGAGAATGCACGTGGTATCGCTCAGATCTTAGGTAACGTCCTTCCATGGAACCGTGGCGGAAATCAAGGTGGTGGTTATAACCAATACGATAGTGGTTATGATGACAGCTATGATGACAGACCACGTCGTCGCCGTAATCGTCGAGATGAAGAAGATGATGAGATGGATACTGATACTCAAGTAGAAGAAGAGCGTCCAGCAAAAGCCACTGACGAAGAAACCTCTACACCAAGTAACGGAAATCCATATTCAGACGGGAGATAGTAACTGACATGTTTAGATTATTTTTTCTAATACTTGGCATGTGGGTTATGAGTTGCGCGGTTGTCAGTACTGAGGTGGCACTCATCGCCCACCTCTTCTAATTCATCGCCACCGAAGTAAATGTCTACTGACGTATTAATATATGTTAATAAATGATAGATACCCAATAAATAGAAAATAGCTGAAATGAAATTTATACGAGCAATTTCATTTCTGTTCTATGTTAGGACAAGTATATTGAAATGACTGGATGTGTCCAGCCTGACAATGACGACTACGTCAGCCGTGACCTCCGTTACGAAATGGAAAACACCTAACGTCTATTTACTCTCTCATTTGTTAACCATTTCTTATGCGTTCACGAAAAAGAAAAACTAATATAAGAGATGATTACGTCAGTTCGCTCACTGGAACGGGGAGTGATACTGATGAGCCATTTAAGGTGGGCTGAATAGCCACAGTAGGCCCACCTCTTTTTAATGGTAAAAGTGTAAAAAAAAAAGAAGATGAGAAGAATGAGGGTAGCATCTGCTACCCTCTATTTTTGTCCGACTATTTCATTTACTTCAGATTTCCTTCCAGGATGATAAAATCACCTTGCTTGTTTTCGGGACTGAACAAGAGTGACCTTATCGGGTTTGCAGATGGGTAGAAATCCTTAATATCTGATCTAATCTGACAATTGATTGATATCAAGTCTCATATATCAATTATAACGCACCTAAATGCTTCATATTCGATATATTTAAGTTAACGAATACAATTTACCATCTATGATAATAAAATGCGTGTATGAGCTTAATATAAGCGTATTTAGGAAAACACCTGATAAACTTCTACATTCATCCAGACCGTCCCAGGAGATACGTACAGTAAAACTGTAGCACTACCCACGTCTTAAACTTTTCAATGCAAATCTCACGAACTACCTCTCCACAATACGAGTGAGGAATACGTAGCCGGCATGCGGTCGTAATGCCGCAATCTTTTCCTATCTTACATCTATAACTCAAGTTTCATTTCCTTTAACCTGATATCTCCCATGAAGATGATATATCCTCATGAGATAGGATACACGATGATTTTTGCTATGGTAGGATCATCACGTATACTATCCGATGCAGACACAATCAAGGGAGTACCCGAGAGTACTCCCATTGGCTTTATCTGCGTGATGCTTATTCTTCCTGGAACATGTATTCCGTTGTGTTGATCTTATAGACCGCAAAACGAGAACCATCTTTCAGTTGAAGATAGGCCATGTTTGTTCCATCCGCAACTTTCGTAATCGTATTAAAGAACGGTGTATTGTGTTTACTGATGTCCACACAGTTAACATCTAATACGAAACCTAATTCCTCTCGGGTGAATGGAAGGAAATAGATATTACCTAATACATTCTCTAAGATCGTAGTCTGCACCACTTCTTCGAGTTTGTAATCTTCGAATTCAGGATAGAATGATCTTAAACGTTCAGCACTGATAGAAACCATACGACCAAGTTGAGCCACGACGTACTGTTCGAAGCAATCGACTTGAGCGTGTGTGAATTTCTCATCTTTCAGATTCATATCAATGTATTCGATGAAATCATCAATTTGAGTCACGAAGTTATCCATCACCACACCAGGACGTTTTAAGATATACGTGATACCTGTATTGATTGCACGTACTGCACGATCATTAAGTTTAGTTAAGAGATCTTTATCAAGACCTGCTGATTTAAGACTTAATGCAATCTTATCTAACGTACTACTACGTTTACTTAATCCCACCAATAAGTTAGATTGAAGTTGGTAGTTAGCTGGTGAACCACAGTGGTATAATGGGTTGATCAAACTAAATGGTAAGAGGTAACCTTTAGATGGATCATCCATCGTAGACAACTGATAGTTATAGAGTACTTTCGCACTGCTAATGGCTTCATCAAGACTACGTACATCACGTTTACTACTAATCGTGGTGATACTTAGTGTCTTATCATTAGTGACACCTTTCTCGATTTGTGCAGCACGTTCTTTCGCATATTGCTCACGACGTTCAAATTCATAAACATCGGTAGACTCTTGGATGATACGACGTTTGACATCTTCAGAAAGTTTCATGAAAGGTGTACCTTCTGGCACTTCTTTATTATCTACCATACGTTGTAGGATTGCATCTACACGAGAGTTTTCCACTAAGGATGGTGGTAACTCGATGCCATCTACGATATAAACGACTTCACGGTTTTGTGGGTTATTAAACTCACGGTCTTTGTGTTTATCGATCATATTTTCGATAACACGTTCATGTGCATCTGGATGCATGTCTTCTACTCCAACAGCTTTAATGACGTAACCATCACCATCTTCTTCAATGACTTGACGTTGGGTGAATGGTTCAGCGTATTCTACATCTTTAACTGGCCAAGTCCAGCGTCTTGGTGTACGATTACTGATACCATGCGCATAAGCTTCACGTACTTGTTTAAGTTCACTAGGACTTTTAAGCGCCGCTAAAGTTCTTGGTTCTTCTACTTCGATCGGTTTAATACGTGAACGACCACGTAAGAAACGTTGTTCAGATTCCACTTGACGTTGTTCTTGTTCAACGATACGTGCTTCATTACGAGCGGCTAAACGTTGAGCACGAGAAGTCGTTGCAGCTTCTGAAGATGCACGAGTATTATATACCGGCGCATTATCATCACGGAACATACTACCACTACGACGTTGTGCATCACGGTTATTGGCTGCACGACTACCCACACCACGGTTAAGTGATTCACGGCGATCGTACGAAGGACCTGAACGGAAGAACGCATCCATATCACGTAATAATACACGATAGTCTTGGATGAGTTTATCCATGTCATCCAATTGACGATCACTGTAGCTTGATTGAAGGTTACGATCTTTTAAGATTAAACTTGCACGCGTCACATCTAATACGTAGTTGATGGCTTCATCGAAACACCAACCTGTATCTTGACGACGATACATTTCTTCAACATAAAACGTATAAGTATCGCCTACACTGGTAAGCAACTTATCGATGAAACGACGGTCTTCTTGTAAAAGATAACCGATCTCATCGAACCCTGCGTCTCTGTCACGATTTTTATCCACGATACTGTAAATCGCGTTTTCTGCATCACGCATAAATGCTTGATCTAAATTACTAGCCATAATTTGTTTACTCCTATAGTAAATTTCTTTTTCCGATTTTTGATTTTAAGATGAGACGACTTAGTCACGAGTGATCATCTTACTAATATAAGCGATACGAGATTTCAGTTCTTTATTCTGTAACGTAATCCCTGTTCTGTTTAAGATCTGATAAGGATTTAATAAAGAACGACCAGAGATCTCTGAGCGCTTGATTGCCAGATAACTACCGATCTCTAAAATAGACGCGTGTAAACGACTATCTGGATCTTGTGGATTCACCTTATCTGGACTGCTGTTTTCTGTGATGTTATTCTGCATCAAGAACTTATTCGTATAACCGAACATCTTGTTATCTGATGGTGAAGTTTCCGTACGGACGTATGGTTTCTTACCCATCTTCAAGATTTTCTCTTCTTGCAGATTCTCACGGATATCTTTACGCACGGTTTTATCTTTGAGTTCTTGTCCTGAGAGTGAACGACTTTGAATCGTGTTGATCCCATTGATTAACTCATCGAGTACGTTACGTAAAATCAATAGACGTTTATTGTATAAACTTCCATTATCGTTTTCTGTAATGATGTTAGCAAAGTTTGCCATTACATAAGCGAGCATATCAAACATGTCTTCGATGTTATTCAACTCAGCACCTTTTAAATCTTGTACTTGATGATAATCGAGCATGTTTCTTACGTGTGCCATGTGACGAGTCACCTGAGTCACGTAAGTGGAGATATGTTCGTTTGTCCAGAAGATAGCATGACCCATCATTTCAGCCCAGAAGTTAAAGTCTTCAAATTCCGAAACATCACGGTCACTATCAGGTTGTGGCATTTGTACGATATAGCTATCAGCAAGATAGAAAAATCCCACTAATAATGCATTAAGCATATTGGTCTCTTCTTGACTACGATTATCCTTACGCTTAAAGACAATCGAAATCTCATGAGGAATATACACCCCACGTTTGAAAGAGATTGGTTTCTTCCCTGTAGTCTGACAGATTACCCATTTACTTTCATCATAGTACTCTTTTGGAATATTTCCGCAAAAGACTTTAATGTCCGTATTCGCATATTTCTTGAATGCGCCAGTTAAGCCGAATTCAGTAAAGAGATATAATGCTAGGATGTGCTTGATCTGCACGCTGTCATTTTTCTTCTCTTCATAATGCGTCATCTTACGTCTATCACCACGCCATATCTGACTCCACACGATCCCATGACTGGACGGTTGTCCATTCATTAAGAACGTATAGAGATTGATACGCTTGAAGGTGAGCTTTGCAGCTAATAACTTCAAGAAGATTAATGGGCTACCGCCTTGTACTGTCACACTGAAAACAGGGGCAGTCAAGACAGGTATAATCGTATGCAATACACCACGAATCCACAGTTGATTGTTACCCACGAGGTAAGGAAGATAAACACGATGTTCAATCTTCTCACCATTAAACTCAAAGTCAAAGCTGACTAAATAAACACTACTCTCAGCAATCTCCACTGTGCGGTTATTACTCTTTTCACATTTCTCTAAGACATGCTTCGCTTCAGTTTGTGGGTCTACTCGTCTCATCCCAAGAAATTTCAACTCAGGAGGAAATAAGGATGCGGCATCTCGAAATACTTTCCGGATATAGTTTTCAAGATCCTTAAACTGATCAGAGGCTACCCCATCCGCAATCGTTGGATTGAATTTAGGGATAGATTCTTTTACAAGATCTCTGGCCAATTTCTTTGGTTTAAAATTACGCGCCATGGTTCGCATAATGAATACCTCTTTTTAAATGTTGTTACAGCTGTTGTATCCTAAGTTCAATAAGGCTAGTATAAGTTCATCAATTAAAAATTGAGTCCCGAATTGAACTCAATACTATCTCTTATCTCTTTAAGATAATATAGGAACATAATTCCTATTTAAAGAAAGATACTAACGATACTCAGAATACCCCCAATAATAGCTGGGAGCCATTTAAAGAACTCATTAGTATCAGCGCGATTCATCTTATTCATATCCCAACGATATTTTCGTTCGGATAAATTCTCCTCTCGCTGTTTCTTTATATCACCTAACGCTCTTGCATCATCTGCTGTGCGATATAGCTCAGGTGCATTGGGTTTACCGTGATTAGTTGCACTGTTATGGTCAATAAAGATGTATTCTGGTTTACTTCCACACCAACCACCCTCGGTATTATTTATTAATCCATCGGTAAAAACGTAGATACCTGACTTTAGCGTCGGATGTCTGCGCGGACTGATCTTAATGATCATATTACTGAAGTTGCAGTAATACGTGGGACCACTGGTGCCATTAGTATTGTCCACATTCAGGATCTTAATTCCACCGATCTCGGTTGCACCCTCATCGATTGCATTATTTTGTTCATAATGCTCAACAATAAGCTTACCTTCACGACTAAATGGATGATAAATATCTTCCTCTCTAGTTGCAGTGGAGGTAAAGGCGAGATCAAGATCATCTACGTACAATAGTGGTTTATCTGTATTGCCACCAATGATATCCTCAATTGGAATAAAATACTCAACACGGAATGCTTCAACGTAGCGACTTGTTGAATATTTACGTTTATCTGGATCAAAATTCAAATATTCACCACTGAATACCGTAGGCCCCAATTTAATCTCACGGTCATTGCTAAGAATCAAATTCATTGTTTCTGTGATATCGACGTTTGATTTATTTAGTTTTGGTCTGAGTTTATTCTCATTTGGGTGATAAGTCATGCCATCATGATAAGTTATCGTTTTTATACTGCAACCATCCGCAACAAAATTGGGTTGTTTCTGATGACCATACACCGCAGCTAATAAAGCAGCAGATACATTCTTCCAGCTCCCATCTTTGTTCTTTCCAAGTAATGATGTTCTCCCTGTATGATTAAAACGATTGATATCGTCTTCCCCTTCTTTGTAATTTAGTCCAGTTAAACTTACGTATTTATAAGTGCGAATATAAATCCCTTCTTTGATAGCAGGTACAGTATCACCGCGTCTTGGCGTACGATTGGGTTTGCGACGTCCATGCATATCAAACTTCCAGTCTAAACGATAACACCGTTGCCCACTTATATATTCAGGTGGGGTATTATCTAGCTTCACGACATCCCCTTTACGAGTGGTCATGATAACTGGTTGGTTACTTAAATTCATGATTTCCATTTCATCGTGATATAAATCAATACGACGATACGGCAATGAACCTGGACTATTCGTTTCTGGATTACCTCTGTTATAGTCATCTGAAACAGTTGGATAGAGTGCTAATTCTACCGTCCCGGTATTTTTGGTATTTGGTTGAAAGCCATATTCCATTTCACGAGATGCTGTCTTCTCAAACCCCTCAACTAATCTTTCGATATCAAGATATCTTGGATTAAATTCTGTTTTGGCTTGAGTAGGATTGAGTAACTTCGCCTCATGTAATATGCGATAAGGTTTGCTCATTTCTAAACTCCTGTATATTGAAAATTGTTTTGGTTAATTAATAGGTCATTAGACCTCATTGTGTACCTTCTCATTTAGATAATATACACTTATAAGTTTAGATAGATTTACCGAAATCGCGGACATAAGCAAGGGACACCCCATCCAGGTGTCCCAGCTTAACTATTAACTTAACATTTAAAAAGGAAACTCATTAATGAAAAAATCTATTCGCAAAATTTCATCATTGGTGTACAAAAAGGCTATCAAACTGTCTTTATATACATAATATATTTATGAATATATTTCATCCGGACATAAGCAGAGGGTAGCATTTGCTACCCTCGCTATATGCGGTTACTAAACAGTAACTCTCACTTAAGGTGATACACCAGGGGATGGAACTCCACCCGCGCCAGGCGCACCGCCTACACCAGTGCCAGGTGCTGCAGCCGCAGCTCCAGGACCCGTAGCCGCAGCTACAGGTGTACCTGTTACCGCTGGTGCGGCTCCAGGTGTACCCGTTCCAGAAGTTACTGGAGCAGGTGATGCAGGAGTCGCAGCGGCAGCTGCTGCACCGCTAGTACCGCTTGTTACTTTACATCTTGAGATAATACGCGGTATTTGTTGTAAGTGGTCATGAATTCTTGAACACCTTTAACATCTACTTCGATTAATAGAGGTAAGTTTGGTACGTGTTGGTAACGTGGAGAAACCATTACAGTTTCTTTATATGCACCATTTTGGTTGTGTGGTGATAATGTAGTTACTAACTCTGGGTACATGAAGCAGTGACCGAAACGTAATTCGTTGAATTCGTCTGATTCTGGTACAGCAACAGTCATGAAGATCTTGTTGTCAAGTTCTTCGTTAGTTGTAGTTACAACAGTGTGGCCGAAGTTTTCGCCTAATAAGCGTAAATCACCACGAGCTGATAACAATAATGGTAGATAGTTATCAGTTACGATAACGAAGTGAGGTTTCACTTGTTTACCGTCGTTTAACATTGTAGATGCAACGTTGTATTGAGATTTAACGATTGCACGTGCAGCTGCTTCTTGAAGGATTGCTAATAAACCTTCACGAGCATTTTCAATGTTGTAACGAGTTTCAGTAGATTTAACTAATTCAGCTAAATTCACTTCTAATTTTTCGTAGTGTGGTTTGATCAAGTATTTACCGAAACCGATCATACCTGAAGTACGAATACCATCGTTGATTTCTGAAGCAACGTATGCTGCTAAAGTATCACGATATTGGAAGAATTCATACCAACCATCAGCAGATTGACGAGTACGAGTTACTTGTACTAATTTGTCAACTGTTGGGTAAGTTGCTTCTGAACCAACTGGACGTTGTAAACGAACTGGTGAACGAACACCGATAGCGATTTTCGCTGTAAATACATCAGTATCAACAGTGAAACCTTGGCTACGTAAGTTGCGGTTTGTACGGTTACCATATGGGTAGAAGAATTCACACGCTAAGTGTAATTTTTTCACTTCAGCTGCTACTGTTGGATCGTTGATGTCTACTTTGTCAACGATGTCTGGTTGACCTTTAGTACCTTTCGTTACTTTATAAACGTCAACTACTTTAACTTGTGCGTGTTGAATTTGCATGTAAGAAGTTTCTACGTTAGCAGAACCTACTACAGTTAATTCTAAGCGAGCACGGTAGCCTGCGTCTACGAATGCTTTAACTTCAGCTGGTACTTTACCATTTACAGACATGGTGCGACCATCGATTAATAAATCAGTAGTACGGAAGTTTAAGTCCATATCAAAGCCGTGGCCTTGTACTGATTTGAAGAAGTTAGCGCGTTCTAAGTGACGAACTGGGAACTCAACAACAGTGTCTGCAGATGCAGTTGCACCCATAGTGATGTATACTTTATCTAAAGCTAAGTAGCTGTCGATAGTATCAGTTTCATCAAATACACCACCGTTTAATAAACCTGGATGTGCAGAGATGTCTAATAAATCGTATTCAACACCCACTTTTAATGGTTGAGTTGGAACTTCAACACCTGCAACAGTACGAGTTACTGGAGCAGAGATAGTTTTATCCATGAATAATGCTTGGTAGTGAGCTGCGTCAGCACCAGTTTCACGGTAGAATGGAACGATGTTTAATACATCTTGACGTAAAATAGATGGTTTACGTACTGCGTCCATTAAGTTGTATTTGTCGAAGTTACGACCTAATTTCTTAGCAGTTTCAGTTGTGTGTTTGAAACCATTCCAGAAACGGTCAACTTGGATTTCGTAGTAGAAACAAACTTGGTCTGGTGCTAATACGATAGTTTTGAACAACGCTTCAAGTGCAGGTTCTTGTACTGCAGCAACTAAGTTATAAACTACTGAGTAGTTCATTGAAGTTGCAAGGTTGTTGTTTTCAAATGCTTCCATTGACACTTCTTCAGGTGCTAAAATACCTAATGCAGAAGCACGAGCACCATTGGTGTAGTCTGCTACATAGTCGAAGTGTTGGTTAGCGTTGCGTTTGTTGAAAGCTTCTGCTGATTTAGCGAAACCTGCACGGTAAGCTTCAGGGTTACCAGCTGCTTCTAAAGAGATAGCTGCTGCAGCGCGTGATGCGTTTTCTTGTGAAGCTTTGATCCAGTCGCGGTTAGATGCAGATGTAGAAACGATACCTGCTTCTTCGAAACTTTCTAAAGATGCAACTAAACCTTTACCATCAGTCGCAATGTTGATGATTTGATCGATGGTTGCTGCATTGTTTTTAAGGTTGGTTACTAATTGGCTAGCAGTTGCTGGGTTGCTCCAAGATTCTAATGAAGCTACGTCAGCAGACATTGCGCCAGACAAACCACCTTGGTTTAAAGTTGTTTGAACTTGAGTAAGTAAGTCACCGTACTTAGTTTCACCGTGACTTTTTGCATTAAAATAAGAACGCATGGTTTCTTTTTCCTTATTTATAAAAATAATGAGGGAAATAAATTGAATATTCATTTTGAGTAGAATAACTACTCTATCATCTCACCTCAAAGTGCTATTAAATGATCACCTTAAGATAAGATGACACCATTCGCAGTCTTTTAAGTGCAGCATATAAAGCATCCCATCATTAACTAAAATCCCATCATCACTTCGTACACGTTAAACTTCCCCAAGCTACGGAAAAGCAACAACAAAATAATAAATTAATAATCAAATGCAATATTCTTTTTCATGTGTGACTATATCACATAGATAATTAGCCACGTCCTGCTAGTAAATCTGCTTTAGATTGAAGCCATGGTTTTTCATGGAGCCATTCTTTGAAGACATTATAGCTGGTTAATTCATTGAAAGTCATATATTGACCAAGTGCATCAAGCACTTCTTTTAAACCTTTATTGTAATCGTCTTGATTAACAATGTTGGTAAACTGACCTTGGAATTCAACATAAACGTAAAGAATACGATTAGCGCTATCGAATACTGCACGTTCGATGTGTTGGTATGCAGGGAATTGATATTTACTATAGTGATTCTTATCATTGTTGGCTTTAACAAGATCTTCATCTACCCAAGCTTGTTTTTGATCTTCACTCACCATGTTTAATGCTTCACCTGGTGTAATATAAGGGATCATATCACCAAATGGTACCGCATAAGCACCTTGAAATTTAGATAACGCAAAGTTAAAGTGAACGAAATCCAAGAAGTCGTTTGGGTTTAATAAAGCTGCAAGTGTTGCAGGATCTTTTACTAAGATACGTTTAGGACGTCCAGCGGCATCAACTAATGATTCATCTTCTGGACTGATTAACGCCTCACGCATCAGACTCGGTACAAAAATTACCTTGATTGGGGCGTATGTTTTGTTCATCATAGAGGGAGCTCCTTTCTCTAGATTTTGATTTATTTTATTTTTACAAGTATCGTTATATAGCTGATCAATACTATACAAGGATACGATTATCTTAAGTCTTAAATTCGACATAAGTTGTCGAGATATACAGGATGATTGGATAAAAACAAAAACGAATTTCTATTTTCAATGTGGTATTTTAATTATGAGTGATAGTTTCTTAAATGAGAAGAAGGTCGTTGTTTATGCGATTGCACTCCGTTATTGGGAGCTCAATAGTGAGAACCCACCTGTTCGAGCTCGGGCACTTTGCGAACGGGTATTAAAAGAAGTCAGACCAAAAGAAAGTGTGGCTGATGATGGTCTTAGTAAAGACAACCTAATCAACTTGGCTTCTACGCTAGGTTATCTACTTGATACTGAACAACCGCAAAGTTTCAGTATGATGAAACAATCTATTCGTATGGCAATCAAGAAAGATGATGAGCTATATGATGCGGCAATCATGGCTTTAGAAGGGCCATATAAATATGATGAGTTACTAGAAGCGTGTCTATCATGGCAACGTGAAATCAGTGCTTACTTCCAGCGTTTAGATTTTACTAAAGCCGTTCGTAAGCATACTAGTAATGTATTATACGGTGATAGTCGTAATGACATCATGGAACAAGCACGTGAGATGATCGCGATGCTTCAGCCTTATAGTACTTATGGTGATAGTACAGGTGGTACGGGGATTCATAATCCGATCTTAGTCGCAGGTTTTAGTACTGAAGAAGAAGATACGGTAAAAGCCGTTTGGGAGAAAACTCAAACAGCGATCTCACCTGAGTCTATCATGAAGACGGGTTATAAAGGAATCAACCGTGCATTAGGTGCACCAGGTGGGTTGTTTCGTGGGGATACGATCTTATTGGGTGCATTACAGCACAACTATAAATCGGGTATGCTCGATGATATCTTATTTGATATCCCACGTTTTAATAAACCTCACTTCTTTACGGATAAGAAGAAAGCAGCCATACTTCATCTTTCATTAGAGAATAATGCAGGTGATGACTTGATGCGTATTTACAAACGGGCTTACGTAGTAAAATACGGTAAGATGCCATCACTTCAGGATTGTATCAATGAAGATCCTAAAAAGGTATCGGATTTAATCAATGAGTTTACGGCACAAAATGGGTGGACGTATTTCTATATGAAAGCTAACCCAAGTAACGTCGGTTATATTGATGTGCAAAACTTAGTGATGGAATTTGAGATGAATGGCTATGAAGTTCATGTCTTAGGTGTGGACTACTTAAGTATGCTTTCTCTAAAAGGGATCAGTCGTATCGGTGATGGGACAGAATACCAAGAGTTATTTAGACTGATGCGTAACTTCTGTTCTGAACGCGATATTACCTTGATCACACCACACCAGTTAAGTACAGAGGCAACTTATCTTAACCGTGATGATTATCAAGCGGATTTCGTGAAAAGTGTAGCAGGTAAGTCTTATTGGGCGAAGAGTAAACAGATTGACCGTGAGGTGGATGTGGAAATCGTTCAGCACATTGTGACCTTACCTAAAGTCGGTGGTCGTAAAGGTGAAACTGAGTCATTCTTGACATTTTGTCTTGGTAAGAACCGTCGTGTACATGATACCAAACCCGAGCATAAATCAGGTGCACTTCGTTTTACGGATTGTGGTATCATCGCTGATCTTAATGAACCTGATGATAAAGAAACTTACGTGAAAGATCTTCGTAAACTCAGAGGGACAGGTAGTGTCTCTGGTGAAGAGGATGTTTGGTAAGGATAAAGTAGATGGAGGTAACTTCGGTTACCTCTTACTTTTGTCCCTAAATTTCTGTTAAAGGTTTTTATTTTATATAGGGAGTCTTAATATGACACGAGAAGAATTAGATGCACTGACGCCCTATGAGGCGAAGTTATTGTGGAGAGAGATTTTCGATACGTATTATGATGTTGAAGCTAAGCAGATGTACTGCTATAGTGACTGGACATTAGAGGTAGCAGGTATCCCGATGACAGGCAGTGATGAATGGGATATGGCGATGGCAGAACAGTATAATGTCACTAAAAGAACAATTGGTAACTTAGCCGATTGGGTTGCTGATGAAATCCCATTTTATATCCATCGTCAAAGTGATAGTGTTTATATCTTCAATATGATCAAGAAGTATAATAGTTTTATGGTCGCTTTATTAGACCGTGCTAACGTAGGTGCAAACCGCATGAGACGTAATGAAGATTTCCAGCACGTTATCGAGGACTGCGAAAGATTGGCTAATCTTGCTAACCACTTATTTACTACAGTACAAATGACAGTTGGTGAAGAAGCCTATCGTATCTTTGGTATATTACCAGATGAACTTGTCACTGAAGGTAAATCAGGTCGTACTGCACTTCGCTTTGGTTATCAGGGTAATACGGGTGTTAAAGAAGATAATAAAGAGATTCCGAAACGAGTTAGTATTACCGATGGCATGAGTGATCGTTTACGTCAAGCTACTCGTTTATGGCGTAACACAACGGAGGAATAATAGATGGCATCTAAATCAGAAATTTACTATAAAGGTGTCGTTGACCTTTGTAACTTAGATATCAAAGCGATTCATTGGTATTATGAAGCCTTACTGAAAACGGATAATGCTTCTTTTGCTTTTGATAAGGTGATGGGATTTGATATCGTTAAGGATTATGAACTGGGATTTACCGATAACTTCGTGATTGAAGTACAATGTACCAAGAAGTTTTATATCGAGACACTGTACCCACTTCGTAATAACTTTAAAATCATCCTGAAACAAACCCAACAGACTGAAAAAGAAGAAGGGATGAAGTTAATCAAACCCCAAACCTACCAGCGTGTTTATAAGGGTGTTTTGGTTAATCCAATTGATATGGGTCAATCTACTAGTCAGTCTTCTACGCCAGATAGCAATACCGATCCGAATGCAGAGAAAACCCCTGTTACTGTGAAGATCCAGCTACTCCATCCTGCAATTGAGTATATCATGCGTTCTAACTTTGGGGGTAACTTCCACGGTGTTCCAGGTGATATCGTAAAAGGAATGCTATCAAAATCCATCGAGATGTTAGATTGTAAACCAGATGAGAAACCGAAAGGGGTTGAGATGGTACCACCCGATAACCAGAAGGTTACGACTGACGTATTGATCCCACATGGCACACCTATCCTAGATCTTCCTCGTTTTGTGCAGAAAGATCGGTATGGTATCTATAATTACGGATTAGGTAGTTATCTTTGTAAAGATACGTGGTATCTCTATCCTTTATATCAGTATGATCGATATAAGAAGTCTGATACCCGTTTAACGATCAATGTCATCCCGAAAGCGAAGATCATGGATAGTCCTCGTACTTATCATGTTTATAACCGCGACGTCACCATTCTTTGCGGTGGTGGAGTAGAAGTATCAGATGATGCAAATGCTCGTACTACTAACGAAGGGGATGGTGCAACCATGTTTGATCCGGCTAAACTTCGTAATGAATCTGTGATCCAAAATGAGAAGGGTACTTACCTTAACCCAATCGATGCGAAAAAACAATTCGTCCAAAATAAACGGACGGATGATTTAAACTATGCACCGATGGTAAAAGATCGACTAACGACTTCATTGCAACATGCGATGAGTAACATTGCGCAACGTAATGGGATCGTACTGACTTTTATCTGGGAATATGCGAATCCGCATTTACTAGTACCAGGCATGCCAGTGCGTGTGGTCTATTTCAAAAATGAAGTGAAATATGAGATCACGGGCGTCTTATTAAAAGAAGCAGGTGCTTATCAGCTAGTTGGTGGTACCAATAGTAAGAAACATTTGGGTAGTGTAGGTCTAGCAGTAATGGTGGATCAAGATCAGTTTAATAACACCGAGAAGAAACAATATCAATCTACTTCTTCTGGTGTAGGTAAATCACTGATTAAGAACTTACTCTCAATATTTTAACTTCTTATTATTTGAGAAATAATCTGTAGTAATTTACTATATGCGTAATTTTTTGAGCAACAGATTCCTTGAAATTCACGTTTTGGTAGAACAAGCTGCACATTTAAATTTCTCTTTTTGCATAATCTCAAGTAGGGTATATGGTCATCCATATACCCGCTTTTATGTTGTCATTTTTCGTAAGGCTCTGTTTACATGAGTAATTAAAGGATATTTTATTATGGCACTAAATACTGGCTCAAGCAACAGTAGCAATAGCTCTAAATCAACCGGTATTCTTGATAAAGCAATCGAGAGTGTTTGGTTTGAAGGTCCCGAGAAGAGTAAGAGTATCGGGGATACATTTGGTAAAGATATTGATCAGATCTTAGGTGAGTTCAAACAGAAAAGTATCACGAATCTTGATACCTTATTTAAACAGGGTGTAAATGGATTAGGTGGATTACTAGGTGGATTTGTTAGTAAGTTTAATCTGAAATCATTAGGTATTGATCCAAATAAAGTTAAGGATTATATCGACCAAGGGAAACGTATTGCTTCAGCAGCATCTCAAGGTCTTGAAGTTTATAAACAATTTAAAGAAGGGAACTACAGTTTAGTTCTCGATAGTCTTGGTGGGGTGTTAGGGAATAATCTGGTTAACATGGGTAAATATGGTCTTGAGATGCGAGACCTTGTTAAGAATGCGGATTTCCATTCCTTTGCAGGTTTAATGGATTTCGTTTCTAACGTCACTGGTGTTAACATGGCTGATGCATTGGGTATCAGTGAGATGCAGGCTAAGATCGGTGCGTTGGTTCAACTTGCCCAAGAATACGGTGGTGCAGACTTAATTGCTAAACTACAAGGTAAGTTATTTGGTGAAGGGATGTATCCTGGACTTGAACAAGCGCTTGCCACTAACCTTGCGTTAAATGCGTCGTTCAGTCAAGTCGATACAATCGATGAAATCTTAAAAATCATTGATGGTCGTATGGCAGGTGAAATTAACCCTGATTTAATTAACCGCATTCTATTAAACTATCGTCTACCAAGTAACTGGAAAGATAATAGTCTTGCTCAAGAGAAAGAACGTTTATTCCGTATCTTTGAGAAAGTTGATCCAAATTGGGATAAAGAAGTCATCAATGGTAAAACGTACTATAAAACCAAACCATGGATGGCGATGAGTGAAGATGCGAAAACTTTATTTGGTAATGATGCGTTATATGGCGTTACTATTGCAATTGCGGGTAGTTATCCTGAGTTGACGGTAAAAGAAGGATTGAACTTAACCTACCCGTATCTCAATCTTTCTGTTTAATCAAGAACCATGTTTTGTAGCCCTTGCTTTAACTAGAGAAGTACGGGCTATATTTTATTATTTGCAAATATTAAAAGGTTTAAAACAACAATTATGAGTACGTTAAAACAACGCATTCTTCAGGCAACTCAAGCTCGCTTATCCATGGAAGCAGTGGAGTGGGATGATGACGGCACACTCTTTAATGATATCGCCCGTGTCATCTCTGAGTTTCGCTCTGAAGTTAAAGCAAGTGATGAACTCGCGGCAGAGAAATTACTGCACAGTGAGTTCGGTCGAGTGATACTCAAACATATGGGCATGAAAGCTACGCTGTCAATCGATAACAGTAGTGGCATCAATGCTTATATCGTAGTCCCTGCTATCGACCGCAATAACCCAATCTTACATCGCTTTGCTAATCTAACCACTGGTAACCGTACCGTGTTAGATAAACTTGTAAAAGAAGAAGAGCTTTATGCTTTAGTGGATCGTAAAGAAGGCCGCTTAGGGGGTATCTTATCTGAGATCGATCATCCGATCTATATCACCCGTGGTATGCTCTTTAATAATGACAAGTTCAGTCCAAGGGAGATCGCTGCGGTGATCCTACATGAGCTTGGTCATGCATTCAGCTACTATGAAGGGTTATCTCAATATATCCGTCAGAATGTGATCCTTGCTTCTAACGTAGCTGAGTTCCGTGATACCTCTGATGCACAAACCAGACTTCGCATTATCTCTCGTTTAAAAGCTGAGAAGTTATTACCAAAAGAATTCGATGACAGTCGTGTTGCTAATGCTGGTGATAAATACACTACGGTAGTAATCTCAATGGGTCAACGCATGATCGCAGAAGATCCAAATAGTATCTTCCACAATAGCACCACATTTGAATCCACTGCAGATCAGTTTGCGATCCGTAAAGGTGCTGGCTTATATCTCGCTAAATCACTAACGAAGATTTATAAACAATATAACTCAAGTGCATTTGAATATTACTTCGGGTTATTTGTTTCTGTTGCCATATCAATTATGAGCATGCTCTTCGTTGCGATTGGTGCGTTACATCCAGTTTTCTTCTTATTTGGTCTGGTCTCTTACATGACAGCTTTAATTCAGGGTGCATTTAGTGATGCATTAAGTAGCTATGATACACCACGTGATCGTTTAAAACGTATCCGTACTGAAATGATCGGACGTCTTAAAAAACAAGATCTTTCTGATGTGGTACGTAAAGAGTTGGTGAAAACGTTTGATTCATTAGATGAATTATTAAAACAAAACGATAAGCACTATAATGCGAATGAAACCTTAGGTAAACTGATCTATGATCGTTTAGATAGCTTATTCATCCGTCAGAAAGATGCGAAGAAACGTCAGCAAGCTTTAGAAGATTTATTGAATAACGAACTCTACGTCTCAGCAGCTCGTTTTGCATAAATCATTTCTCTTTTACATTAAAAATATAAAATAAAGGTTTAAAACAATTATGGAAAACATCCAATCTGTGGTATTGGCATATCGCCAATGTTTAAATAGCGGTATCGACCGTACTGTACTATCTCGCGGTGTCGCAACTCACGTAGGTTGTCGTATCAACATCTTAGCAGGTGGCTTAGATGCACAAACTCGTATGCACTTTAAATTTGGTATCACTAAACTTGCTTCTTATATCAACGAAAACATTGTTGGTTTCATTGGTGAAGAATTCATTGAGCAAGTCGTGAAAGTAGTGGATTACCGTATTGCGATTGCAAGTGGTACTTTGAATTACGAAGGTGATAAAACGTTAGTTGAACTTCTTGATGCAGATAAAGCGACATTAGGCGATGAACCAACTGAAGCACAAGAAACAGCATTAGGTCAATTATTCAGTGCAGTGACTGCATTAATGGGTACCAACACCAGCATCGTTGCAGTAGCAACTAATCTTGGTAACTATAAACCTGAAGCTTAATCCTTAAGTTCAGATAAAAGAAGGGAGTATAAAGCGATGAGTGATGTCGTGAATATTTCAGACCTTCGCCGTAAGATCATCAAAGGTTACCAAACAGATGGTGACCTTTTAGATGCGGTAGAAGAATCTGAACAGGCAATCGCTGAACATCAAGAAGCCCTACGTCCTATCCAAAGACGTTTAGAGCGTATCGAACGTGTTCAAGCGATGATCCAAGAAGGTGGGGTAAATCGTGCTTTGGTTCAACAAGTGATCGAAGAAACCGAGAACCCAGCTTTATTAGATGAAGGTGGTTTAACGATGGAATCTTTTACCACGGTTCCATCTAACGTTAATCGTCTTTCATTAGAAACAATCACCGAACAGCAAAAGAATATTGCATTAGGTGCAGCCGCTGCTGTTGGTGTAGGTTTAGTCGTTAAATTGATCGCGATCATTTGGGGATTTGTTCGTAAGCTATTTAGTAAACAAGAACAAAAACCAGGTGAGAAAGCCGTAGATTATACCAAACAAGTTGCACTTCGTGAAGATGAAGCAGAAAAAGCGATCCTTCGTCTTGAAAAATCAAATGTGATCCGTGAACAATTAAAACGTTTCCAAGATGCATTTGAAGATGAAGCCAATCGTAATGAAGCCGATCAAAACTTACATGAAGCATGGAATGAGTTATTACAAGAAGCTTTCATTAAAGGTAGCCGTATGGATGCGATCCATGGTATCTTCAATGACATGCCTAACTACAGTTCAACTGCGGTAGAATGTAATGCGACCACTCGTGAGTTAATTGCCGATCTTCCTGAGAAAGGTGCAACCCCTGAAGGGAAAGCCTGGTTTGATAGTAAGGTTAAAGATTGCTATCGTAAATTTGCGCCTCAAGCAATTCGTAAGAACCTTGAGAAGATCAAAGATGTACTGGATAAAGCAGAAGCCATGCGTGATCACATCCTACCTTGGAATAGCGAAACCGAAGAGATGGTTTACAATGCGATTAAAACTCGTAAGAACATCATCTTCTTAAATAAGATCATGGAATACGGTCCATTTGCTAAAGATAGTCTTCTGATCAAAAATAAAACCTTTGATGAAGAAGCAGCAAGTCATCTTGATAAGCTTAAAGAAGTGGCTGAGAAATCCACTATTACTAAAGAAGTCGGTGCATCACTTAAAGAATACATCACTTACTTTGGTGATAACATGAAGTGCTATTTTGCAGTACTTAAATTGTACATGTTGATTGCAGGTAGTTATGATCGTTTCATGTATCTTTATAACAAACAAGGTGGTAAATACTTTACCCTATTAAAAGCGATTGCTAAAGCAGCAAATAAACAAATCAATAGTTTCCTCAATAAAGATGGAACGGTTAACCTTGATAACCTCGATGAGTTTGCTGTGAATATGGAATACAAGATGGGCGAAGGTTGGACATTAACACCAGTTAAGGGAGATGAGTAATGAGTTTTGATAATCAAGTTGAGATTCATGAAGAAATGGGTGACGTGACACCTGAAGAGACTGTATCTCAAGAAGGGATCGTTTACGAAACCAATGAGAAGTCTCAGTTAAATGAGATGGTACAATCTCATCTTGCTGGTATCGCCCAACAAGAAGAAGCCTTTACTGAATTAGAACACGTTAATGCAACGACACCTTTAACGGAACGTATCCGTGGTATCGTTAATAACGAGAAAGTTCGTTTAGTAGAAATGGCGAATACGATTGAAGCGCCAGCTGAACCTACTCCATCAGAAAACCAATCTGAAGAGTAAAAAAAAAACAATAAAGATATGAGGGTGCCAATTGGCACCCTCTCTTTATGTTAATGTACACTAAGCACATTAATATACTGTGGGGATATAAGAGATCCCCACAGTGACCATCATTAGCGGCGTGCAAATCTGTATATGCGATCCAGTCTTCTGTACCTACAGATACAGCCTGCTTCATCGTATTCACTATAGTCATTGCGCAATATTGCGCTAAGATATGGCCTAATACTGATGGCTATATGATAGTAATCACAATCTGGTTTTATTGTATTGATAAAGTTCCAGAGTTCTAGTGTTCTTTCTATTGTTGGCATGATTTTACCCCATTCAATTAAATATTGATCAAAGGGAGTCTCTACGTAACTCCCACCAGTGTCATATGCACGGTGTATTAGGGCCTCTTATATGAGATAAATAGAGTCGGGTCTATTATCTCATGTAGATTATATATACTTATAATTTTAATAGAATGGGTAAAAAGAAAAGAACACAAAAATAAGAGGGTACCCTAGGGTACCCTCTCTCTTATGTCGCTATCCTAGAACGGGATATTGTGCGGTAATGTAGTTTGAAGTGTCAGATGATCCATCACACGCTTGTAAACTTCCTTACATGCAGCTTTGAGATCGACCTGTTTATCATCTTGATGCTCGAAAGCATACTGACGTAAATGTTCGATCATCGATACTATATCACGTGGTAAGTTCTCAAGATCAAATGGATTGCCATCCATATCCATAACCCATCCGTTTGCATTATTATGCACACGATACAACTTAACTGTACCTTCTTTGATCATCGCATGACGATACATCGGATCATATCGATCGTACTCATAGTACACGATATCGAACGATGCATTCTCACCAGGTATCCAGTGTGTTACGTAAAGACCGGGATATAACCAGCCATGATCACCTTCGGTTGAACCAAGATATTGGTAGTTGGTAATCAGATCGCCGCTCACATCTGCTTGTTTAATTTCCATCAGACAGGTCGAATATCGTTTCAGTGTCCGACCTGTGAGATGTTGACGTACTTCTGGTTGGAACGCATCGAGATACAACGCTAATGTATCTAAAACGAGTTCCTCTACTGAGTATTGATCATGCGGCATCATACTTCACCTTCCTTCTTATTTCCAGAGTTCTCTTCGATAAGTGATAGACAAACTTGTTGTTGATCTAACACGAATCTTGGATACTTCGTTTCATCTGATAGGTAGTAAGTCGATTTCTTAAACTCATCAATCGATGCAAAGATTTCAACACGACGTTCCGGTAAATATACACCATCGTTGTCTACCATCGTCCATTCTGTATACACAAAAAGACCATCTTCATCTGGTACCGTAAAGTAGACCTGTGGGAAGAATGACTCATCTGGATTACTTGTTTCACCGAATATACGAGCGACAATCAGGAAGAATGGAATGATGATTCGTTTGTATATGCCAGCCTGGTCTATATCTCGTAGACCAGCACCGCAATACGATAAATCAAATCCGTTTACCTTGTAGGTCTCAACTAAAGCATGAATCAATCTACGGAGTTCATGGTTAGTCAACTGGTCGACTCGTGTGAGTTTACCGACAAGTTTAACATCGTCAGCTAATAAGTTGTAACTTGAGATAGCTTGAACAGTTGGTTTATCACTAAGTGTCAGTACCACTTCATAGAGGTGGTTGCTTTTATTGCCTAGCTCCACGATGTGGATATAGTAATATTCACCAACCACTTCACCATTTACTACGACGTATTTATTATACGCCGTATTGTAAGGTGTTGGTGTACATTTGCTTGCGATTTTAAGCAAGTCTTCTGTTGTGTACATGTTTAACTCCTATTAGTTAATGGTACCCATTAATTGTCTTTCGACTTCCAATAAACATTCTTTTTGTTGCAAACGAACGTAAGGTGGAATATCATCACCTGTTAAGTAATACTCAGAGTTGATAAACTCATTGATATCACTGAAATCGACAATGGTTTCACCTGGAATCCCTTTACTATAGCTAAAGAATTTATCTGTTTTATTTACAGCAAACATCGGGAAGTAGAAGTCATGCTGAGCGACTAATACCTCTTTGTTCTCGATTGCCCAAGCCAGTGATGCGCCAGCAACAAGGTTAACGACTGGTCCAACGACAACATCACCATTGTCACGTGATGTGATGACAAATGGCTCATACTTGCCATCGTTTTGGATTGTTGTACTCACCCAATCACAGAACCCACGAAGGATACACCCAAGTTGCGTATTTTCATTGCATGGGTCACCTTCGATCACTACTCTAACTGGTAAACCTTCTGCTGGTTTGCGCCATGCAAATACCTTAGCTGATACCTCACCAGTACCATCGCCTTTCGGTGTAGCCGTTACAGTGATATGGTAGTAGATAGTTGGGTGCTGGTCAATATCTAAAATACCAAGGTCACCCACATGTCCATCAATATTCATCATGGTAACGATGTATCGACCGAAGAAGGTATTATACTCAGTCGGTTTGGTGTAACCGAAGATTTTACTTAGATATAAATCATCATTTTTAGTATCTGTCGTCATGGTGTAACTCCTATTTGTTACTATGGTTGAATTGACTTATTTAAAGAAGCGGTCTTTAAGACTGCTCATTTTACTGGTTATGCCAGTTTCTTCTGTTTTGGTTTCTACCTTTTTAGGTTCAGCCCAACGATAATCATATTCAGAAGCATGTGGTTTCACTTCTTCATCTTCATGTTTATCATGGAATGATTTCGCAATCTGCTTACCATCTAAGATGAAACGGCGTAGGTTGGTCGTTGGTTTACCATTTAAACCATACTTCGTTAAACCTACTTGTGCAATTGTAGTCGGTTTACCATCGACCATTTCAGACCCAACGAAGATAAATAAGCGGCGTTCACCACGATAGTATTTGTCTTTGATGTAACCTTCAAAATCAATCCCTTCTAATACATGGTCAACCGTTAATGTATCAGATTTACTGAACATGGTAATCAAGAAATCCTTGTTCATGAATTTAGTACGGATTGTTTGGCGATGTTCATCTGTTAATCCGTATTTTGCTTTAAGTTCTTCTGCTTTCTTACCAAACTCTTCTTCGTTTAATAAGCCTTTAATTTGAGTAGTCATAATAATCTCTCCTTATAATCTGGTGATGCTAAATTTAAAAACGTTTTGAAATCCACAGAAAAGACGTGGTAGCGGATTCCGTCATTAAGTTTCGGTTCAGTGGTTTCAAAAGTGAATACGCATAAGTGATTATCCACATCACCGCGTTTTGTGGTAAAGAACCGAATGATATTCCATCTTGGATGCACATCCAAGTTTGTTAACATTTGAACGATACTGTCAAACTGGTCATGGAAGTATCCATCACCATAGATCTGGATATATTGGTTGCAAACACTGGACTCCCCATTTAATCCAGTAAATGGCACCGTTTGGATGTGTGTACCAAGATGAGGGATGTTCTCAATCTCTTCATCTTTGATCCCGTAGACATTAAGATAAGTGGTAAATACCTTTTTATCAAAGAATTCATTAAACGTCTGAGGACGACGTCTAAACTTGTTCTGATTTTCAAGTTTAGGTTTTGGTTTACTTGACATGCTATACTCCTATTCGTATAGTTAAGTTATATGCGATATAAGGCCTCTAAATCGCACAATAATCGATTATTTATCTTAAGATGAATAATCACTCGAGTGATGTAAGATAATGCTGTTATCAGCGTTCTATCATCATATAAATAATATATACTTATAAATATGATAAAGAGCGGACATAAGCAAGAGGATATCCTAAGATACCCTCATAAACCTGCTATTGTTTTAAGAACTTCAGTACTTTATTTTCAGGATGAAGTTTATCCATCTGGTTATTATAAAGTGAAGTGAGTTCTTTTAGAGTATAACGATAGAAACGTTTGCCCTCTGATAATACATTAATAAAGACGATCACAGGGTTATTCTTACCCACACTAATTAAACGGTTATTCCCATGTGCCACATGTAAGGTACCGATTTCCTTATCTTTATTAATGAATTTGAACATGTCGACGACTTTTTGACCTACATCATTAGTTGGATGGTTTAAGAAGACTAAACCTTCATCCACTTCAACAGGTGTATCATCTTTAGGGATGTGATAACCGACTTCGATGTACTTGAAGAATTCATGTTCTTGCTCGGGTGTTGTGATCAATACATCACGTGTCTCAAGCTTAGGGGGTGTGTAATCTGCAATCATGTGCTACTGCCTTATTTGTTTTATGGTGTTATTTTTATGAAATTAGGGATAAAATTGAGAGCCACCTAAATGACCCTAATTACAAACAATATTGTGATGAAATAATCATTTAAATTTTAAGAGGAAAAAGCCCATGATGGTTAAAGATGAATCCATTGTATTCCCAGATGACACACCAGAAAACAAGGATGAGATGAAAGTTTATGAAGTGCAATACGAGCACAATGATAGTACTTATGCAATCGATTTACCTGCTGGTAGTTGGGAAGAAGCTGAAGCTAAATTAGAAGCCATTAAGCTCACTGGTAAGGTAACAGCGCGTCTTATCTCAAGAACTAAGATAGAATCTATTGATAAAGTCGATATCGATCTATCTGGTAACGGTACTTTGAACTAACAACATAAGACGAGAGGCATCTTGGTGATGCCTCTGCGTATGTCTGCTTATAGTCCATTGTAAGCGATTTTCACTTTACATAGACGACTATTCACGACACCTAATGATGAAGTATAGTCTGCGATAGTACGAGACTTCGGTGTGATATTATCAATCACAAAGACAGTACTGATACGATCGTGCGCCACTACTTTAAACATTTGATCTGGAATCGGTAATCCACGTACATGTTTAGTGATACGACAATTATCTACTAAGATACCAGAGATCACGTAGTTTGCTTTACTGTTTGATTTACGAAGATCTTTCGCAAAGTTTTCCATGTGCTTCCATGTACCACGGTTAAGTTGTGGGTTTTGTGGCACGATATTAGTCATTAAATAGGATTGGCTTACAGTCTCATAATCTGAGGTGTTAGAAGAGGCGGCAAGATGACCCTTGTCATATCCGCTTCTAGCGTACTGTTTAGGGCCGATTTGATCGAAGTAAGACAATCTATCGTCTAAACGGAAATCGTTCGTTCTAGGGGCTTTAAATCGCTTAAAATCACCCTTTTCAAGTTTCTCTACAACTAATACAGGCATTCTCCATTCTTTACTGAAATAAGAGATATACTGATCATTGCAAAGTTTTACGATGTCGTTAGTGTCAGTGACTTTTACTGAGAGTTCCGTCTCGATATCGGGACACTGCTCAGCATAACTAAATAAACTACAACTTCCGAGTAGTAATCCAAATAGCAACTTTCTCATTTTATTGTTCCTTGTTGAAAAAAAAAATATGGCGGTAATTATAGGGAGCGCTTGCGCACTCCCTCCATATAATTATTTCAAGCAATCAGTTGGCATACGATAGATATCACCAACATTGTGATTTTTATCGAATAACACTTTCACTTGACAGTGTTTTACTTCTACACCATCTTTGTAGTTGAATACATAATCGAATTCAGATACACCGTATAAACCTTCGCCAAAATGCGGGCGACCTAACAAGTTTTGAACTTGGTCTTTATTCATACCACGTTCCACCATGTTGAGGTTTTTCACATTCACCCAGCTACCGAATTGGCTGCCATCGTGATTGAAAGTTGCATCTTCTGCTTTAGGCCATACAGGGCTTTCTGAGCGACCATTTTCATCTACCTGTGATAAGTTACCACATCCTACTAATAATGCTGTCATGAGTGCAACAGCGGCTTTCTTTAACATGTTTAAATCTCCTATAGAAATACTAAAGATAAGAGGGTAGATCACTACCCTCTAGTTTTGTCCACAATCGTGAGACTACCATTGATACATGTAGCCTGCACCCACAGTCACATCTTTCTGAGTATCGACACCTGCAGAAAGTTTGATAATGTGGTGACCATTGTCAGATGAACGTGAGTAACCTACTGCTACTGCAGATTGGCCGTGTTTATAGCCCACACCTACACCAACACCAGATTTACCTGGTAAGTATACTTGTGGAATATTTGCCATTGCCGCAACTGCAGAGATACCCGCATCTGCACGTTTACGGTTTTTCTTCACATCATGATCTAAACGATCAACTTTGTTTTCCAAACCAGTTACACGGTTTTCTACGTTAGCTAAACGAGCACCGTGGTTGATCACAGTACGACGTACTTGTTTAAGTGCGCGTGATTGTGCATCTTGACGTGCTTTCACTTGGTTTAATTGTGAAACGTTCACTGCATCGTTGTCGTCTTCACCAGCCGTCACATTTTTGATTTTGGTGTTACGTGCATCGATACCATCTTTAGTGATCTTAGGACCATTGTAAACCGTTAATGAATTTACACCGATATCTTTAGAAGTTGCCACTTTGTATACAGTTGCGCCATTTTCATCTTTAGATGAAGTGACTTCCATATTGTGGCCTGCTTCTACGATAGTGTGGCGTTTTGCTTCTTGCTCTACATCCGCGATCTTAGCTGTATTAGTGCCGATTGCTTTTGTGTTATCCGCGATACCTTTAGCATTTTTGTCGATAGCTGGTTGGAAATCGGTTGAGTTCACTGTATAAGTTACTTTACCGTTTGCATCTGTCACTACATCAACAGTGGTGTTTTTACCTGCTGCTACGACTGGGAGTTTTTGTTCTACTGCTTTGATGTAATCAGTATTCGCTGCGATATCTTTCGTATTTTGAGCGATATTAGCAGCATTTGCTTTGATTAAACCTTCAGCAGAACGAATGTCCGCAGTGTTCGTAGTAATTGCTTTCGCATTTGATTTGATACCATCTGCGTTTTCTTTGATCTTAGCAGTATTTGCATCGATCGCAGGTTGGAAGTCTTTAGAACTTACAGTGTAAGTCACTTTACCATTTGCGTCAGTAGTAGAAGTGACAACAGTGTTATCACCCGCTTGTACTTCAGGTAATTTCTTCTCAAGTGCTTTGATGTCTTCCGCATTTTGGTTGATTTTCACAGTGTGAGATTTAATCGCATCGTGAACGGTATTTTCACCGGTACCACCGATATCGGTCATGGTGATGTTACCTTTAGAATCAACTTTAGCAGTACCGCCTAACACGCTGGTTACAGTTGTTGCTACGTTATTGATAACATCATTGGTTGCGTATAATTGCGAACCATTGATTGCATCGGTAGATGTAGCAGAAATTTCACCTGCACCCATATTAACGATCTGGCGAGTGTGATCACCTTCTTTACCTACAGAAACCACTGCGGTCGCATCAGTACCCGCGAAACCACCGTAAGTTAATTTACCTACAGTTGCTTCAGTTACCGCTACAGCTGCTTTCGTTGTAGTGGCCGTACCAAGTGCCACAGAAGAGCCGTGGGTTGCTGTAGCAGCTTTACCTAAAGCTACTGAGTAACTCGCATCAGCTTGAGATCCCTGACCAATTGCAGTTGAGGCTTTATTGTTTGCTACTGAATCACTACCGATAGCGATAGTTGATAGACCAGTTGAGTTAGCACGAACACCGATTGCCGTAGAGCTTTCACCGGTTGCTTTAGCTTGGTAACCACCAGCAAAGCCATGGTTGTGAGCTTCTGATTCAGCACCGATTACAGTACTGCGGATATCACCAGTAGAGTGAGCACCAATAACTGTTGCTGATTCATTTGTCGCAGTCGCGTTAGCACCTACAGCAATAGAACGGATACCTTCAGATGTAGAAGCTGAACCGATAGCAACTGATTCATCAGCTTTAGCTTTCGCATCTACTGAGATTGCAATAGTGCGGTTGCCGGTTGCAGTTGAGCTATCACCTAATGCAGTAGCGAATACACCAGTTGCATTAGTAGACTCGCCTACTGCTACTGAAGATTTACCTGTTGCATTTGAATCATTACCGATTGCTACAGTAGAATCAGCTGTTGCATTCGCACCAGTACCTAACGCTAAAGCACTTTCACCGCTTGCTGTTGCTTTTGAGCCGAATGCACTTGCGTTCAATCCACTAGCATTTGATTGATGACCAACCACAGTGGTTTCATTAGCGAGTGCTTTATTATCATAACCAAATGCACTTGCGTTGTGGCCAGTGATAAGGTTATAGTGACCAGTCGCGGTTGATTGATCACCCGTTACATTATTACCACCACCAAATGCATGGGTGTGGTTACCGTTGATTTGGTTGTTCATACCAAATGAAGAGGCTTGTTCACCAATCAAGTGGTTATTATCGCCACCTGCTTGTGATTGGTAACCGGTGATAGAAGAACCATCACCGAAGATGTTACCATCTTTTGCGGTATCAGCAACAAAGTTCTGACCACCAATAACAGTTGAAGAACCATCAGTTGCATTTACGATGTTAGACTGACCTACTACAGTGTGACCAGGACCTGCAACAGTAGAAGGCACTACAGTGTTTTTGTAGGTTTCTTGGTTTTCGGTAGTACGTGCATCTGGAGTATAGTTGTCTAAAACTAACGGCTGCTTTAACACTGGGGTTTCGGTCGCGTCAGCTGCCATAACACCTGCAGATACCAGTAATGATGCCATTAATGCTGATAATTTAACACTAGTGTTTTTCATATTTAAGATTTCCTTTTTAGAGATTGACCGATGAGCTACATCGGTATAATGTTAATAACATTTAACGTGTAAATAAACCCTATTATTTATTTACACGGAAGATACCTGAGATACCTTCATATAAATTATATACCCTTGTAAAAAACCATAGAAAAGAAAATAGGGACAAAAGTAGAGGGTATCGAAAGATACCCTCATATTTGTCTGGATTATTGTTTAAAATTAAGTCCAAGATGGAAGGTTTCTTGTTTGAAATCCATCCGTTCTTCTTGGAGTAATTTTACCACGTAGTCCATTAACTCGTTTTCAAATGCAAGTTTAATTGCATCAATATCAGCAATAAAGGTTTGGTTTTTGAAGAAGAATTCACCAAGGTAATTAATGAATGATTTAATCAATCCATTACCAAAGTCTTCATCACAAACAACCAAATAGCCTTTATCCGCACAGATATCTTTTAATCGAACTTCGATACGATGAGCACGATTGAAACGAACCGCTTCTTTATCTTCAGTATCTTCCGTAAATGGAATTACACCAAAGCGAGCATATCCAGTACGACTATCGCAAACACGAAATTGGATTGCGACAACATCTTTTACTTTGATAAACTCAAACTCATCGATTGCAAGTTCTTTTAAGAAATCGATTGTTGATTGTTTCATGTCATCACCGTTTCTTTGCAATCCATAATTAACCTGTGATAAGAATATCCCATATTACTACAGGATATCCTAGCACAAACCATGGATTAGTCATCTACTCGACCAATGATTTCATGACAGGGAAGTATCTCAGAATACTGAAATATCTTAACAGGTTCAGCGGATGGTTCATTGGTAAGTTTACAGAGTAGTGGTCTACCATAGATGATGTTGATGATACGTAAGATCTCATCTCTATCCATGTAGCCGTATGCATCCACAGTATGCGTGTTACCATCATCCAGACTAAGTTGATATTTACTGTCATCCATCTTTTGGATTTTGGTGATCTTTGGCATACCCCATCTGATATCAAACAGCACATCACCTGGTTCAGCTGTCTCAAGTGGTTTATACATGATGACTATCCTCTTGAGTTATCAGCGAACAATCTCACGTAGGTTTGCATGAGATCAGGTGATGTGATGCATGCCACTTCTGGTTTTAAGCAAAGTGCTTGCCAGAGCGCACCACTACGACCGCCCACAGATGCACCAATAGCGCCTTCAGTAAGATAGATGGTACACTCATCACCACGACCGTTCACGTTATCAACGTATAGGTAGTGATACTGTTTGGTAATGATCGCACCATTACCAATATTACCATGGCGGACTACCACAGCTCCACCTACTTGTGCATTGCTATCAACAACGACACCTTTACAGATAACAGCTATACCACTAATACAAGCAGTATCTCCTACTAATGCACCATCACCCACAATCGCATCATCCTCGACGATTGCGTTACCCACAACAAAGCCACCTTCAAATATCCATGAACTACCACTATGAGATAACGATGTAGCGTTAGATACACAACCACCTAAATCACCTTTCTTCACACCAATAACTGGAATATCTTTCAGTGCTTTGATTCGATGACAAACCTCACCATTTGGTGCGGCAATAGGTTCAGGTAAGATTTCGTACTTACGTTCATCTTCCTGTTTTGTTTCTACTGAAATATCGCCAGTGGCACTTAATACACGTTTAAATTCGTTAAGACGCCATACTGCCAGGAAACGGGTATCGAATACCAGTGGATTTGAGGCATTTAATGCATCCGTATCATCATTATGATAAGTCTTGGTTTGAGCCATGCCGTTACTGATATAACTATAGATATTACCTTCTTCAATCTTACTGAAGTCGAAGTAGTACTCCGTTAATCTTTCTGGACCACAAAGTACTTGTGCTACACCAACAAGGTTATCAGCTCGATGATCTGGGCGGATATCGACTTTACGCTCACGGCCACCCGGTAACTCAACAAAGTAATAGTGGTGTGGATTCTTAGCACCCGGGATACGGCCAGTGAAGGCCACTCTACCATTGGTCAATTTAACTTGACTACCTAGCTTGATATCAAGCTCATTGATCGGTAATGCTTTTAAACCGAACTCTGGTGCATCTTCAGTATCCATATTTATCGCTTGCTCCTTATTAGTTGCACTTACTGTTGTGGTTTGGAAATTCTCAAATATTGGGAATCCACCACGGAAGTTACGTGTTACGACAGAAGCAATATCTGCATCTGGTGTAATGAACGATTTATTCTTGCCGTCACGGTTCCATTTTAAGATATAGCTACCATCAACTGTTTTGCCGTGAATAACGATATTACTTGAGAAGTTATACTCGATACCAGTAATGATTGCGTCCTTACCGTTCTGTAGTCTAACGACTGAACCAATAGTAATAAGTCCAATGTTGTTATGGAAGATGAAGTAAGCATCTTCTACTGTTGCGACGATGGTGTAATCAGCATCACCTGTGGTATAAGTTAAATCATAATCCCAGGTTGGCTGCACGTGGGTATTTGGCGAATATCCATAGATAGTCTGCTCTGTGTGCTCAGAGATATATTTGATAATGGTGTACTTTTGGTTTGCAAGCATCACCACACGACCAATCATAAGGTCGATATGGGATTCACCGTTATCGTGACGTCTAACAATACGAAGATGATTCGAATCTGGTGCCGTCGCTTCGATTTTATATTTTAAGTTAGCGCTGATTGGTGTCAACGCGTCATTTGATTGTTCCATTTTAAACCTCCAAGTAGTTTAAATGTCTATTTAATCTGTTACCAAAGGTGGTATGGTCTAACCCACCCATCATGATGCCTTCTTTAAGTGCTTGTGCCATCCCTTTTACAAAAGGGTTTGCTAACTCAAGTGCATACCAGTCGTCAAGTCTTTTATACTTCTCAAACCAATTCACTGGCGTTTTACGATAGAAATAGTTACGACAATAAAGTAGTGATTTATCGAGGTCATTCATATTAAGGTACCAATAGATATTTCGTCTTACCGCAATAACCCAGACACCTTGATCTTTATCGTAATAGTTTTCTTTGATGATTTGCTCGATTAAACGAGTAATCACGATTGCACAAAATGAGTTACTATCGTAAGTCGCTTCATCTTTCGTGCTAAAGTAGATATCACGTGCGATAAGTAAAGCTTGTTTCTGTTGCCATGAGAGCTCCAATAACTCACAACGGAACGTCTTATTAAAAACAGGCTCTTGCATATGCAGATAAACATCTACCTCTCTTACTTCCCATTCTAATTTATCATCGAAATGATGGTAAGTTAATTTAAAGTGATTGGTCTTAGGGTCATAGTGCATCCCACGAATCCCTAGTAGACGTAACACTTTAATGGTTAATTGGGGAGTAAGTTCTACTCCCTCATTGTACTTCACTTCTGCCATTATTTACCCTCCTATAAGTAAAACGTGGCACAGGATCGCTAGCCATATAAATATTTATCGGACTCTTGTCTCCAATTAAAAGGTTCGCCATCGAGTGTAATCTCAAAGGCACTTAATTGCATTGGAAATATACCAAATACAAATAAAGCAATGGCACTCGCAAACTCACCTGGATCAATTGTATACGATGGATGAGTCAACTCAATCTTCTTGCCTATAACGTGGTCAGTAAGGAAACCTTTTCTTTCAATTTGACCTGGTTCTAGTAAATTTGCAATAGTTACTTTACTAACCACCCCATCAGCATCATTAGTAATATCAATGTTGCCACCATTATCCCACTGTAACACGAAATGAACCGGTTTATACGTCCACACGCTATATAGTTGGTTACCTGAATCTTTAGACATCTTTTACCTCCTATAAATAAAATATGACTTACTTGTATCCTTTACGATATTCATGAAAATCCGCTAACCAATGAAACGGGTCATTGTTTAGTGTCATTTCAGCCGTATAGAATAACTGTGGTTCTTTACCTGATACGAAGTCTTGAATCACTTCAGCAAAGTACTCAGGTTGAACAATCTTATTGACATTCGTGAACTTAATCTTGTTACCAATAATAAAGTGACTGATGTAACCTTTACGTAATTGTTGTGCAGGTGTTCTCATCTCATTCACTATCGCAGTGGCAACAGGTTTTCCTGTATTATCAAGGATGGTCAAATTTTCACTACAACCCCAATTAAGCGTGAAGTGATAATCTTCTCGTAACCAATTCCAATAAGCAAGGTCAGCTTCTCTAATCTGTTTTTCTGTTGGCATTTACAACTCCTATTATCTAAAATCGGTAGCCACAGTTTTGGACAGGATTGTGTTGATTCTTTCAAGATCAGCCATACCTACCACCGCATCAATAAGTTGACGTTTGACTTCGTTCATACGGCGAATACGTTTACTACGGATGAAACCTTGTTGAGAGATACGCAAGATAAATGGTTCTCTTGTCGCAAGATCAACCACGTAGAGTTGTGGGTATAGTCTTTTCTCTTCACTGAATAACAGGCAGCGATAGTTATCATTGATTGTTGCAATCATGCTACCCAAACGACCCTGTTCACGAATAGCGACACCATGTGGTAATCGGCTAAGCATGAGGTACATCTGGTCAAGACTTTCACGAAGTTTATGCGGCCAGTCTATCGTTGCCGGATTATGAGTAGGTTCTAACTCAGCGTACTTGCAAAGATAATAATAAACATCATCTCTATTTAAAGATTCTTTTGCGATTGCATAAACATGCGCAAGGATTTCTTTAACTATCGTGATTGGTTTTTCGTCTGTGATATTGAGACGATTTAACACACTCATGACCCAAGACTCTTCAATGAAGTTTTGGATATTTTCAGCGACACGACTAATCGCAACAAACCCACCTATATCAAAAGGCATCGATATTGAAAGTAGGTCAGTACTATGATCATAGTCGACACCCCAACCATCTTTCCCATCACTTTTGTAGATGAAACTTAAAACTGGTGATAAGTAACGAGCACGATACGGCATCGTCATCATCGTATAAGGTGATAAAATCAATTTATCCATTTTACATTTCTCCCATACCAAATAAATATGATATTAAATGACGAATAACAACTGCGATAATCATAATAAGTGCTGCAGCCGAAAGTAACATTGCGATGACGGGTGCCACTTCATCCATGATGTACTCGGTAACCGACATGTCTTCCTGATTTGCTTTACGGGCAATAAGACCTGCAATCACTACTACAATCAGGAATGCAATCCCACCGCTAAGTAGATCCAAATTTGGACGAATAAATTCCATATAAAAATACCTCTATCTAAGATCTGAACTAACCATTCTTGAAAAGATCTCATTGATCTTCTCCACACCTGCACCATTTAAAACTGCATCACGTAATTCAAACGTGATAGGCTTTTCACTTTTAATGAGATGGCGACGTAGGAAACCAGTTATACCCAAGTGTGCGGTATAGGCTTCTTTCGTATTGCGATCGACAATATAAAGCAATGGATAAGGTTTAAAGAAATCATGGTAGAAAGCGATACTAAAGTTAGAACCAATGTTGATACTAAACTTCGCTTCGCGCCCACCTGTATTTTTCTTTTCTGGTTTAGTTGGGTTATATAGGAACGCAGAATAGAACCCATTCATACCGATGCGAAATGCCGTATCCCATCTCTTCGAACGTGGTATAATAGTCGTCTTAAACTTGTAGTAATCACGTAACATCAGGAAGACATCATCTTGATTATTCGCACCAGACACCACCTTGTTAAACTCATTTAATCCAGCAATCAATCTTTCAACTAATCGCTCATTTTGTACTTCATGACCAAATAAGTAATCGATGCGATTTTTATTTATCGTGCCAAGTGGCATAGATGAAGTAGGGATCAGATCAATGGAGAATAGCGGCCATTGTGTTACTGTATCAAACACCATGAGTTGATTCTTAACGTGGTTATAGTTTAGAGTAATGGTAGATTGTAGATCTTCTTCGTTAACGTAAAGGCGAAGTGAGATGATCGGTGCTTTGTAAGGAACGCATTGGATCGGATCTTGGGCTAACTTCAATATCTTATTTCGTTTCGTCATCTTTCACTTCCTCTTTCTTTGTGTAACGGCCCGCTTTGTTCTTAGCTTTATAAGCTTCAAACTTATTGCGGAGGTTATAGTACTTGTGATCTTCATTTAACTGATAAGCAAGATCAATGGTAGTTTCATTTGCCCAACGCATAAGAGCACCAGCTAATGCTGCACTAGTTACTGCAATGGATGGTTCATAAATCGTGAATGTTTTACCATTTAATTCATTCACTAAGAATGCAGCACGAACAAGACTACGCGGTACTACAGTTAAATTGCGTTCACCGACGATTGTCTCGGCGTCTTCAGTAACAAATTTAGCTTTCACGGTGATATCAAGGTGATGACCTTCTTTACCTACAAATGCTGCAGAGACATCATAAGTCACGGTCTGACGATTGAACCAGTCGATGAATCTTGCTTCAATACCACGGTAATCTCCAGAACCATAACGATTGAGTAAACAATCGATGATGACGTATGCAGAGACTTCTTCACGTTGTGCCACTTCATTGATGATATCGATGCCACCTGCTTTACCAGTGATCCACTCAACCATGATTTGGTTGTATTCGATATAAGTATAAAGTAGTTGTGCTTGGATGCCTGTTTCTGGATCACGTAAAGTCAAACAACCAGAAGCGGGTTTACTGATACCACCAATAGTTTCATCACTTACGATGACTCTGTTACCAATTACATCTACCGTATATCCTGGTTCAATGATGTTCCATTTGATGCATTTAGATTTGAAATATGCTTTGATTTTGCTTAATAGTTTCATTTTGTTTTTCTCCAATAGAAAATTAATCGATCACAAATCAACCCGCCTATCAGGTCGTCACTTGTGATTGTCGTTAAGTTTAAATTAAGCTTCAATTCGCTCAGTTGCGAGTATTAATGTATCATCAATAAAGACAAGCTCCTGCTGAAGATCTTTATGCACTCGAACATCTTCACTGTAGAATGATTTAGATAGTACGGAGACAATTTCTTCAAGTGAATGATACTGACAGTCATGCCATTTTGAGAAACTGATATCATGGATCTTGCAACCATCAAGACAACTAATGAGTACATCGATGGCAGCCATTGCGTTGTCTGGTACTCTCACTCTGTTGATGGTGGTCACTACCGTATCCCCAATTAGATTACTCAGTTTAAATGTGACTACGTTCTCATCGGACTTATCAATTGAGATAGCGTATTTATTATACTGGGATAAACGCCAGCCTAAGAATACACTCGTAATTTGGCGATACTTGTTTGGTTCATCTCTATAAGCCGAACCAAGTCCATTGAGTAAATATGGTACGACTTTAGATGGATCTTGATTAGTGCGGGTACAATAATCATTAACCACTTGCATACCACCCGATGTTGCAAGCCAATGCATCATCCATCTTGACCAATCGCACGCACGATAGTTACCCTGATGTGAACCACGTGTTGGACTGATTAACGTATAGCTGTTTACCGTACCGTGTTGTACAGTGAAATAATCGCTATTTGCATAAAGAGAATAATCGTATTCTCTCTTCCCTGCATTTACTGCTTTCTTAATTAAGTTTGTAAATAACTCAATCATGTTCCCTCCCTATGGGGTATAATGTTTATTGATGATCATCGTACTATCACTTGAAGCAATCGTAGTGATATCATTCTTACCAAGATCAATGACTTCAGCACCCAATTCGATGAGACGTTTAATCCGAAGTGCGATATCCTCAAGTGAATAATAGCTCTTATCGTTATTGATCGTAACACGACCCACCTTCTCAGAGTGCATCAATGAACGAGATAACTTGTCCGCTGTCTCCACTGAAGATTCAAGTAGTGGTTGTGCGTCGATGGCTACCATATAACGATTGCCATATGGATTGCACACCTGTACCACAATAAACTGCTCTTCTTCAACGTAATCCACACGGATACCACGTTTACACCCACCAAGATCCATAAACCACTTATTAAAACTCTCATAAAGCTCAGGGGCGTTCCATTTACGATAATACGACTTAGGACTAAAGATTTCATTAAGTAGCATGTATGGCGAGATACGGTGCGTTGTACAGTATTCACCGATATTCTTCATCTGTCTTGTTGCACGAATCCATCTTAATACGAAACGATTATGATCAGTTAGCTTAATACGAATCATATCGCTTGTACCTGAAGCATGATCAATAAGCTTTGCTTCCGTTAACTGTTCACCCACGGTTGAGGTGTAATCAAGATTGGTTGGTAGTAACTGAAGACTATAATGACGTTTACCGTCGATAAGATCTTTGACTGATCTAATTAACTGCTTGATCATCTTTCTTCTCCTCACTTAGTGTAAGTTTAATGTAGTTATCGTGATCGAGAAAGATACTATTGCCCACGATATTAAACTCCTTAGAATATAGTGCACTGCGGATACAGTGCGACACCTCAAGCGTACCCCAATAACCATGCTGTTGCCCATTAACGTTGATATCATCAATGATCTTATCTTTAAATAATTCATTGACCATTTTAACACGATCAACTAATAACGGAGTGATAAGGTCACCAGATGTGATCGTTTCATTTGTTCTATCGTGGTATATATTACCCACGGTAATCACAAGTCTACTGCCAGACCACTTCTCGATTTTTACCTTAAGTTCCTTTGGCTGTTTAATATACCACGCCATATAGGCTGCTACAATTGGGTTAGGTTTACTACCACCTTCCAGTGCGGATAAGTCTCCCTTCCAGGCGCAACCAGTGTTGAGTAAATATCGCACGGCTTCGATTGGTGTAAATCCATACACGTGGTAGTATCGGTTGATCACATCCATCCCACCCATTTCATTTAACCACTTTAAAGCGAACCTTGTTGAGTTACCGATGGCGATGTGACCAGTCCCAACTGGCCCTTCTAAACTACTGACGATATACTCACAGTACTCACCCATCTTCATTTTAGTGTAATCATCTTTTACGATGAGCACGTAATTACCGATTGGTTTCTCTTCTACTGCCTCAGTCGGTTTACTTTTATGAAGTAATTTACCAATCAATTCTAAAAGCGTTTTAAACATGATTCCCTCCTTTAGAAAATCACTTTAGTTGATATTAAATTAAAACTAACATCGTCATATCAAGACACCAATTATCTTAGATACGACATTTGATTTGTCAGCTTCATAAAGATAATATACACTTGTAAAATCGATAAGACGGACATAAGAAGAGGGTAGACCGAAGCCTACCCTCGCTATATCGCTTAACTTATCGTAAAGTAAACTTAACGATTATTTATCAGCAACTAATTTAGCAGCTGATACGTTACCTAAAGTGATGAATGCTTTTAATACACGAATCACGTAGATAGATAATTCAACTTCACCACGTAACAGTTGAACTGGTAAGTTGTATAAACGTTGAGCTACTTTATAAGCATGTTTTTGCTCTGCAGAAACCTCTTCGCCAGCGCCTTCTACTTGTTTATCTAATTCTTTGCGTAATGCATCGACAGCAACGTGTGCTTTCTTAGAATCAGTATTGTAGAATTTATCTAAAGCGTTAGCTACAGTTTTAACACCTTTCACTAAGTCATCGATTTGTGCTTTAGTTAAAGCAGCGAATTCAGTTTTCTCAGGTTTAGCGTCAAAATCTTTATGCGCTTTAGTAGAAGCTACGCGGAAGCTATTGATTAATGCTGCTTCGTCACCTTGTTGGTCTAAAGTTGCATTGTAACCATAAGCAAGAGCGAAATCACCGAATGCGAATTTAGCTACGCCGCCTTTGTATGCTTTACCGAATACGCCATCAGCTAATTCAGATTTAGCGCCAGATTTTTCAACGATAGTTGCTAAGATACCAGCCACTGCTTTACCTAAATCTTCAGCAGATTTAGTCGTAACTTGCTCAGCACCGCCTTTGATAGATTCAAGAGCTTGTTCTAAACCTTTACCAGCACCTTTAGCGATTGCTTCTAATTTACCGAATGCTTTAACTGCTTCTTGTGCATCGAATTTTTTACCATCGATTGCTAATAGAGCGAAAGATGAAGCCCATTTGATTTGTGCATCTTCACCATCCTTACGATCTTTTAATTTTTCAGTTAATTTAGCTGCATCTTTAACGATACCAGCTGTAGTGTTGAAGAAACGTTTCCAGTTAGAAGCGATGCGACCTAATAAGTCATCAACGAAAGCTTTTAAACCTTCCCACATGCGTTTTAAAGTTTCTTTAAAACCTTCCATTGAGATTACTGGACCGTTTGCAGATTCAGTTGCAACAGTTTCAGTTACTTCTTCAACTACTTCTTCAGGTGCATCAGTTGCATCTAAAGTGTTTGCTACGCCAGCTTGTACTAAAGCCGCTTCTTCTGGAGTTGCTTCACCACGTTGTTCGATAGCGTCACCGATTTCAGCAACAACTTCACCGTTGTCGATTGCATCAGTAGTCTCAGCTACAGTTTCAGTATCTTCAACGATTTCGGCTGATTCTAATACTAATGCTGCGAACTCTTCGCTGTAGTCAACTAATTCACCAGTTTCTTGGTCTTCGATAAAACCTTCTGGTGCGTTTTCGATTGCATTTTCTAATGATAATGCTAGGGTTTTCTTAGGTTGATTAACCCAAATACCAACAGTACGTGCCATTATAAATATACCTTAATATGGAATTGTGATTGTATTAGATAGGTGCTCTCATGAGAAGTTAGCACCTATAGATTATTTAACGAATTTACGACCAACAGATAAGTAACGCTGAGCTACTTTGCTTGCAGCTACGTATAAACGTAAAGTTGCTGTATTGGTGATCATTGCTGCACCTTCGCGGCTGAGGCGTTGTGTAGTTTTGATGGTTTCTTGTGCTTCTGAAGAATCAACAGAAACATCTTGATCAAATGCAGCATTAGCACGTTTGATTGCATCTTCTGCAGATAAATCAGCAAAAGCATTAAGTTCTTTAATTGCTTTTTCGTTAGCTTCTTTCGCTGCTGGGATGTGTTTAGTTAAGATTTCATAAAGTGTTTCAGCACGTTTTAAGAAATCTGCTTTGCTTAGTTTCACATCACCAGTTACTTCAAGTGCATCAAATTTATCATTTGATACTTTGCATTTAACTTGAGTTGAAGCACCTTCACCGGTTGTTTCGGAAGTTGTTACTAAACCGATACCGCCTAATGTAGGAACGATTGTGCGACCATTACCAGCTGAATCAGTTTCGTAATATTTACCGATTTTCTCTGCTGCATCAGTAACACCTTTAATAAGGTCTGCAATTTTACCGTCTAATGCACCAAGTTTAGCACCAGCTTCAGTTAATTCAGCCATGCCAGTGGTGTGAGCAATAGTTGATTCAAGAACATCATCTGCTTTGAATGATACTTCTTTACCTGATTCAACCCATTTACCTTTACCATCTAATAAACCAGCTGCTACCCATAAAAGAGCTTCGCTTGATACATCACCTGCTGCTTCGTTAGACACGCTAGTTGGAGCAACTTCTTCGATGCCTTTTTCTTTAACGCTTTCGATAGTTTCTTTAACAGCTTCTGCAACTTTAGCATCATCTTCTTTTGATTTTTTGAACCAAGCTGCAACTTTAGCCATAAGCGCTTTAATAGTTTCAGTGATTGCTTTCCAGATTTTTTGAGCTGTTTCTTTAAAACCTTCTAAAGATACAACTGTCATATCCATACGGTCAGCAGAGCTACCAGCGAAAGATTCCATAGATGGCATTGCTGCATCTAAGAATACGCGTTTGGTTGCATTTTTAAGTGCGATGTTAGCAAAGAATGCTGCATCTTTCGTTAAGCCACCACGTTCTAGGTAGCTTTCAGTTGCAACGATAAGATCACCGACTTCTTCTTGAGCGGCTTCTAACTCATCAGTTGCTTCATGTAAACCTTCAATTTCAACTAGGTCTTGTTCAAGACTAGAGATACGTACTTGTGCCTCATTTTCGAGCTTCAATTGACGGACTTCAATCGTTGCATCAGCGGATTGACGTACTTCTTCTGTTTGTACGTTTTCTTTAGTATCATCGACGCCTTCCATCGATACTACCTTATTTACCACTTGTTGCACGAATCGTAATTTACGACTCATAATAAAATTTCCTCTTAATTCGTGATGCAGTAACAGTACTATTACTCCATCGGGATTAATTGAGTAAGATTAGCTAATCATACTCCTATCGATTCGCGGGTTCTTCCAGTAAAAAGATAAAAGTATTCAGTAAATCCATAAAGCCATCCTCATGTTGTAACCAAGATTGGAGTAAATCACTTTCATGGTTGACTAAGATCTCGATACATTCATCAGATAGTTTACGGAGGTATGCATCATATTGACTATCGCCAATCGATACGTTTCTTGGTTTAGCTACATCGTCAATACCACTGTTAAATTCCACTAAAGCTTTATAACCTGCTGCTGGGAGTCTGCGACGACCCGTAGAAATAAAACTTAACGTATCATGAAGGAAACGTAAGTGACCATCACGATGCTCGTGTTCTTTTAACATGTCACGGAACCAAGTATCGAGTGACTCATCTGCTTGGGGTTGTGAAGATGATACTAAGCCTTGGATGTGACGTAGGATGTCTAATCGATCTTTGTTACGAATTTCCTGACGGATTTCTTGATCGAAGTAACGACGTAATAAACCATAGTGATATGAAGCACCTGCATTATCGTCCTGAGTATAGAAACGAAAGCCTCGTGCTGAAGTAAAAGTTGGTTTCATATATTTGCTATTTAGCCTCTTTTTATTTCGACAACCCGATTAAGATGTTTCATATCAATAAAGGGGTACTAACTTTACCGTTGTATGAATTGCTCATTATTTCATCACATCAGAAATAACGACATAAAAGATTACCAAAACCAAATTACTCTACGCACCATAATCGGCAGAATAACTGGCTTCCATATCGGCAATTTTTTTGTTTAATTTCTTAAGTGACTCTTGAGCATTGTTAATAACTTGATCCATTTTCGCATTGTCAGCACCGTTACGTTTCATGATGTATTGCTGAATACGCAATTCCAGCAATTCACGTTCTTGTTTTGCTGCTTCGATGCGATTGTGTCTCCACTCTACAATTTTCATACGAACATGGTAGATTGGGTTTAAAACATACGGTACGAAACCAAGACCTAAACCATCTAGTTTATCACCGTGTACTTTTTGGATCAAATCTAATTCTTCTTTATTTTCTGGTACTTGGATATCAGGGATTTGTTTTACAGCACGGATAAAGTTTTCTTCATCAACACTATAAATACCTAAGATACCTAAGAAGGCTTGCATGTTCATTTCCAACCATTTGATGTCACCTTTAGTAAAAGGTTTTTCAGTAGATGGATTTTTCTCGATCTCTTCGTATTCATTTGATACGATATAAATCGCTAAACGACGTGCATAAATAAGGAAGAACTCACTCATTTCAACGAGACGTAATAAGTTAGCTTGTTGATATGAAAGTGCACTACCAATAATATCATCACCGAATGATTTATCGATCAATGACTCAAGGTAGTTTAATCGTTGTCCTAATTGATTTAAGACGTTGTATACAACCAAAATCATGTTATCAGATTTCACCGTGAATTGACGGTTTTTGAAATTGATAGTACGAGAAGACATTACTTTGTCGTTATATGCCTTATTCCATTTACTCATAAATGGATTTGGTTTTGTAAATCCTGCTGATTCATCTACTAAAGATGCATAAACAGGAAGGGTCTTTGTCGCTAATTCATTTTTCAATACATCAATTTGTTGTGAAACAGTTGATTTACTGAAAGATGGTAAAAAGGTGCGAACAAAGAACGAAAGAGGAGAACCAGGTAATAGTTTCATCTTATTTCTTTTATCCTCTTATTTATATATTAAATATTTGGGGTTTGACCAGCTTGGAAAGCACGTAAGATTTCCATGACGTTTGGACCATTACCTTTAGAAACGGATTTACATTCACCGAATGTTAATTCCATACCACGGTTTTGACCACGGTAATAAACAGTAACAGTTTCATACATGTCATCCACAACAAGTAACATGATAAGACCGCTTCTTGCAAAGATATCTTCACGAACTTTGAAATCACTAATACGACCACCTACTGCTAACTCAATCTCAGGAAGACTTGCTTTACTGATAATAGAGATAGTTGAAGCAGTAGCGAGAGACGTTTTTTGTGTTAATAAAGTGGAGATTTTATTCGCACGACGTTTCTTCTCAAGCTGTTCAGTGAGTTTAAGTTTGTCTTGTTTAATAAGACGAGCATGATCTGCGATGATGTCATTGCAGAAAATCATATCTGATAAGGTTTCCAACTCACCATCTTTCCAGCGACGGATGCGGTTCCAGAAACTATTGTTTTGGTTAGCACGTGCGTACATTGATTTCAGCATTTCACGATTAACTGAAACTGGGTTTAAACGAACAGTTACTGGGATAGATGCGGTTGCACCACCGTTTTGGATTTTCACATCAAAGATTTTACCTTGAGCAAGTGTAGGGGCATCTGCCATCCATTCACCTGCATTACCATTCTCAGCAGATTGACCACCATTTTTAACGTCACCATCTTTTTTCATTGGTGTACCATTATCCATGGTTTTAACATTGTCAACCACTTTACCTTTTACTTTGTTGACGATATCACCAAATGATTCAAGTGATACGACTTTCTTAGCAAAGTTAAATTTAGGGTAATCCAAGAATGATTCCTGTGCAATCCATTCTACAGTGTCTTTTGCATTTGAGCTCACACTGCGATTGGTATTTAAACGGTCTAGTACTTGACGTACTGATACATCACCGATAGTATTCAGTAATGCAACAGCTTGTAAGTAATAGCCGATGTAGATGTTCGTGCAGAACTTCAAAATCTCAGGGGTCACGGCATGATGTGTCAATGTGTCTTCTACCGTAACTAAGATGATATTTTGCGTGGAGCTTGCGAATTCAATTAATGAACCCTCTCCTCGTTCTGAGAGCACATTTGTTGCAAGAGCTGCAACATTAAACAGTGTTTTAACACCATCTTTACTCATCTTCTTTTCCTTACTTCTTATTGTTCTTTTTCTCTAAAGAAGGATAAGTCACTCTTATTTCATCTTCATTATTATATTCACTTCTCATGTCTACGTAGATTATCAATATTAAGAAGTTAGACACATGAAAAAATTTTATATTTCCATTTATCTTAGAATAATGCAGGATAAAGTTAAGTATAACTTATTTCCTCAGTTAAAAATATTATTAGCTAATAACGTTTTTAAAACGTGTTGGTAAAAATAGGATATCACATTTATGGCAAACAACAAAAATGGGAACGATGAAAAACTTAGCATCGTTCGAAGTATCGATGATATCGTAAGGATATCAGGTCGAGGTACGCGTTCTGCTGCTAACCGTGATTTGACCTATGGGTTAAATTTAAGTGGACAGAGCCAACAACTGGTCATCCCGAATCGACAAACGACAGGAATGGTGTTCTTTACTCGGCCTTTACTTAATTTAACATATGGTAATCTCAGTAAGAATAGACGATTCTTTCCATGGCGAGATTGTACACCAAATAGTACTTTAGGAATATCAAGAGCTTATCTTGATCCATGGAGTAACTACAGTCGATTTGCAACGAAAAATCCAAATGGGACTTACATGGAAAAGGACTTGCATACGTTTGCTTCTCCATTAGTCGACAGTAATAGCGCCTTCATTAATATCTTGACTAATAACTTAATGAGTTTAAGTGGTTGGCCAGATATGCGTGGTGATGCTTTTGTTTCTGATCGCGGGATAAGAAATGAACAATGGTTCATGTATGATGGGATCGCTGAGATCAATGAAGTTTTCGATATCGATGCTACCTTTAGAAATACTGAAGGGGATACGACACTTCTCATCTTCTTATTATGGCAGATGTACATGAGTGAACTTCGCAACTCGATCGATCCTTATCCAGAGTTTATTGCATGGCGTAGACTCGATTACAATACACGTATCTATGATTTCGTATTAGATTCAAATCGTCAGTACATTGTACATTGGGCGGCAACAGGTGCGAGTGCGCCAATGAATACCCCATTTGGTAAGATCTTCGATTACGATTATTCTTCTACGGTTAATCCGGGTATCGATCAATTAAATATCAGTTTTAAATCTGCTTATGCTGATTACAATGACATCATTACGTTATATGAGTTCAATCGTGTAGTAGGGAAATTTAATCCATCACTTCGTCTTTATAATGAGTATGGTGTAAGTAATGGTAATTTCAAAAATATTACGGATGATTTAATCGATAATATTCCTTTTGCTAATAAAGGAAACAATAATACACCGAATGCACCTTACGTGAAGTTATTACCAAACGAAAAACTGAAAGCAAACTACCGTGCTTATCCTTTAATCAATCTCTATACTAAAGAAATGGAGTGGTGGGTAAGACGTGAAGACTTCATGAAATACGTCATCGATGTCAACTTCAAAAATGAAGATCTCAATAATCCATCCGAACAATTAACTCGTGATGTGCGTGATTATTATAATGACACACGTAAGAGATAGGAAACAAATAACAAATGAGTACAAATTACGAAAAGTTAGAAGATAACGTTTCTGATGCGTATCTTCTTAATCGCCAAAAATGGGCGACAACTTTAGAGAATGCAAAACGCAATCCTGCTTTAATGATCAAAGCAGGTCTCGATTATCTTTCTGATGAAACAGAAGGACGATTGGATTTCGTTGATGCGTCTAACCCCGCAACTTTATTAATGGAGTTTAGCTCAACATTAGCCGCGAATAACTTCCGTTACTTTAAAGCAGCCGATAAGAAACATTATCCGGTATTAGCGACTCGTATGGAAGATTTATATCCGCATATGAGTTTGACCTTATATGAAGGGATGTATACGGTTCCAACACGAGCTAAATTCGTTTTAGGTTATCGTGTTGTGGATATTTTGAAATTAGCCGAAAGAAGCGATATCGATGGAATTCGTAAGATCATGATTCCACGTGGTACCTTATTACAAGTAGATGGTACTGATTTCACGACGTTACATCCGATTGAAATTCGAGTAAATGATTTTGATGCGATTCAGGTCGTTTATAATACGGATCGTTTAGATCATCTTGAAACGATCAGTTCTAATATCTTGAACTACTGGTATCGTAAGGATACGGCCATCAATCCAGAAGACACCCATGAAGAATGGTTGATGATTGAAGTGCCTGTATTACAAGTGACATTAAGCTACCACAAGTTTGGTTTAACACACTTAGCTGAACCATTTAACCAAATTATTCCATTTGCGCACAAGTTTGTAAAAGCACGTGTTTACTTGGTCAAAGAAGATGGTAGTGAAACAGAACTGAAAACCACGATGAGTAATCTGGTTTATGATCCAACCACCCCTACCGCTGTTTTATCAGTATTAGATGATAATAACTTACGTGTTCATTTACCACTTATCTATTATACTTCTGAGCAAATCAAACAAGCTCAAGTGAAAGTGGAGTTGTATACTTCATTAGGTGAAGTGCGCATTAACACCGAACACCTAAGTCAACAAAATGGTGTTGGTGTTAACTATAATAGTGATGACTATACACCAAAAGAAAGTTTCTACGTAGCACCACTTGAGCACATGGATACGGTCTGCTATGCGATCAGTGATACAGCAGGTGGTCGTGATGCGGTGGATTTCTCAACTATGAAACGTTGGGTAATTAATGCAGGTCGTTATGAAGGTGAAACCATCACCCATGCTAACTTACGTGTGAATGGTGAAATACTAGGGTATAACATTGTAACAGATGTCGACCACTTAACTAACCGTATCTTCCAAGCAACACGTGAAATTGAACCGAGTCCGGATGGTGATTTTAAACGTGGGGTGGGTTGTTCAATTGAATCTGTTCCATTTAAGATGGCGGATCTTGAGAAACACGATTTCGTTAATAGTCATGGTGATCGTTTAACGTTGTTACCTGATGCGTTATTTAAAACAGTGGGTGGTGTAACAACTTTATTATACGATAGTGAAATCCCAACACTGAAAAGTGAAGGGACGATCGATAGTTATATTCAGCGTATTAATACCTTGGAATATATCAAGACACCATTCCACTATTGCTTTGATGCAAGTCGTACTTCATTTGAAGTCAGACCTTATTACATGATGGACCCAACTTATATGAGCCAATCATTTATTCAAAGTAATAACAAGACTGACTTGTTAATGGCGGTAGATAAGATTACGGTTCATTATCGTGAACATGGTTATACGATTCGTATTGTGACACGTAGTAATAAAGAGTTAAAACAACTTGATCCTGAAAACTTGTTCATGCAGTTGGCTTATATCCCACCTGAACAAATTGACTATGCTTACTTAAATGGTGAGTGGGTAGGGAATGAAGATAAGAACCCAGTATTTGAGTTCCATATCAAGACTACGTTTGACTTTAATAGTAATCACCAACTGATGTTAAATAACTTTAACATCTTAACTCGTGAGAAACGTGTATTGCCTTGTCAATTAAAACAGGACTTCCGTGTCATTATGGGTGCGTATGATTATCCGAAAGGTGTGGATGAAGATATCGAGATCAACCAACGCGCTGGTACTTTCTTATTAGAACGTGATCGTACTTATACAGTGATTGCAGAAAATGAGATCGGGATTCGTTTTGGGGATAACTTAAAGAACTTATGGCATAATACCCGTACCACTTTAAGTACTATCGAATTCGAAGAATACGAAGAAGACGTTCCTTTGACTTATAATGCCGATGTTCCTGTAATCGATCCGGCAACAGGGTTACCGAAATACACCATGCAAAATGGTCGTATGGTCTTTGAGCTTGCGCATCAACGTGGTGATATCATCTATAACTCAGAAGGCCAGCCTCTATTGAAACACCGTGCAGGTGATGTTAAGCTTGATGAGAAAGGTGAACCTGTACAGAAATCACCAAAACAAACGTTGCGTATCGTGGATATTTTCTTCTATGACGGGATCTATCACTTTAGTAACCATGAAGATGATTTAGCTTATATCAAAACGATTCCTCGTTTAATTGTAAACTGGTTAGAAACTGATATCGACAGAATGAAACGTAACTTACTTGAACACAGTGAGCTTTATTTCATGCCTAAACGGACGATGGGTTATATTAACATCATCGCTGAGAACGGTATCGAACGTTCAATCTTCAACCGTCTACCATTTAAAGTTAAATACTATTTAGCCGATAAAGTATGGCGTAATGAAACCTTAAAAGAGTCCATCCGTAAGATGACCTATGAGGTAATCAATGAAATGCTGACTAACCGTACAGTAAGTAAAGATATCATTGAGAATGCATTGCGTGTACGCGGTGGGGTCGAGAATATCCTGGGTGTAAATATCATGGATATGGGTCTTGGTGGAGATGTGAATACCTTTACCATGGTAGATGAAGGTTCTCAATGTAGTGTGAGACGTAAGATCTCGTTAACGGAAGATAACCATTTACGTGTTCGTGAAGATATCGAAATTATCTTTGTTAACCACGATAAACGAATTGGTAAATAATCTTCATTTCTTAAAAGGAATAAACTAAACATGATTAGTAAATATAACTACATCAAAGTCGCGATGGAATGTGCTTCTGATACCATCGATGCAGCACAAGCTGCCGTGATGGATGCACAAGGTTCACGCATTAAAGGTGAATTGATCGCATCTCATGCTTTCGTGGGTCAATTGCTTGATTCAGTCCGTCAGCATGAAGGCATGAATGAACCTGAAACTGAGATGTTACTTCAAGCAGTACAACCTGTTATTGATAAACACCAATTAGAGATCGAAGCACCGGCTATCGAATCTTTGGTAGGTACCAATAACGCATTGACATTCTGCCGTCATGTAGAAACTGCTTTGATGGAAAAGATCAAGTCTTTTAAATAAAAAAAAAAGATTTGGATAAAAGATGGAGGACTCAATTGAGTCCTCCTTTTTATGTCGTCAGTAATTGCGTTCTACTGTAGTAACATCCCACCAATCATCACCTGGATTACGACGGTACATGATGATCTCATGACTACGCCAGTCACAGTCATCATCAATTACCACTAGACAGCTATCTTCTAACATGTCCAACAACTCACTTCTTAGATGAGTCGCTTCAATGATGCTATCTTCGATGTGGTTGCAACTGTCAGTCGCTACGCCATCTAAACAGCTCACACGACTATTACTACCGATGCGCATGAAGCAGCGACGATTACCAGCACTGCTGTCATGTGTAGTTGGTTCGAATGTCATCACCACTTTACCTAATTGGTCGGTGGTAATCTTTTGACGATACGCAGTGTCGTTATCCTCATAGTCGCTATCTACGACTGCTTTGAATTGTTCTTCTACGTATTTTACCAATTCCTCGGATGTTAAATCTAAAATGTTCATATAAACCTCCTATTAGGTTCTATTATTCTATTTAATGTAATGTGGAGGTGTTGCGTCACCTCCACAGCCTTGTCTATCTTTCGTACAATTGACGATAGACGTTATCTACCAGTTTATAATGCCAGTAGCAAAGCTGGTATTCATATCTGGTGAAATCACCGTGCTCAAGGGCGATAATATACTTAACACTGTCTTTTAGCCAGTGGTAGTAAAAATCGGTTGGTTTTAGTGATCTAACAAAAATCGCAAGTATTGCGGATCGGTGAAGTATAATCATGGGGTTTCTCCTCGATTATTTAATTATTAAACAAAAGAGGGATTGTTCACGCAATCCCTCGCATTGTGTCATGTAAATCACCATTTTGCAATTTCATTATTTTTTCCTTTAAGATAAGTCGAATTGCTTCTATTATCTCAATTAGATTATATACACTTGTAATTTTAATAGAAAGGGTTTTAACGAACACAAGTAAGGAACCACCCTAAAGTGATTCCATTGTGTTATTTATCGTTATATCGCATTCTAACTAACATTGCGTTCCATCTTTCATCAGTTACACTCTTACGCGTAAATACTCGCATTTCTATTCCAGTCCAATCTGTATTATCATAGAAACAAACAAAAGTATCATTTGCGATCAATTCCGCAAGCTCATCGTTACTGTGCGTCGGTTTGATATCAGTTGGTACAATGTCTAAGCTACCTGCAGAAATCCCTTCTCTGGCGTTTACACGCGCATTTCCGACACGTAACCAACGTGATCTTGATCCCATCACAAAATCACCCTGATATGGCATATAGTTCAGTGCGAGATTAACAAGGCATAGTGTACTCATATCCGTACGAATCGCACGATTATAATCATCTTGTTTATCTTTTACCAGTTCAAAGATCTCATCTGCTCTTTTAATCAATTCTTCTTGGGTATAATCTCTCATTTATTCCGTTCTCCTTCATTAGCAACAAAAGTAAGAGGCTATCATAGGATAGCCTCTCGATTATGTCACATCAGACTAGACAAGGAAGTTACCTTGTACTTTTGCTGATTTCATTGATTGGAATTTACGATCGTAGTATTGAACAAGACGAGCATAAGCTACAGTGTCTTGTAAAATATCTTTGATCTCAAATAAACTCCAACGTTGGTTAGTTTCAGGATCACCCATAGAAGCAAACACGTTGAAGACTTCTAACAATGCTTCACGATCATCTTTAGTTAAATCTGCATCGGTTGCATATTGTAAGAAGCGAGCACGGTTGTCCATTGAGAATAGACTATCTTTATAGGTATAGAAGAAGTCTACTGCTGCATCCATCGCATCCATGTATACATCAACATCAGGATATTTTAAGATATCCATCAAGTCACCGTATAAACGGATTTGCCATGATAAACCAATCGCTGGTGGTGTACGGTTAACCGGTTGCATCACGTTAGCATATTGGCGGAAGTTATATACTTTCAAGTTAGTGAAAGTAAAATCACGACCTGAATCAGCATGCGGATCGTTTGGATCAACGTGAGTATTACCCGTATTAGTACCAGTATGATCTTCAGCTTTAGGCTCAGGAATTACATCTAAGTAAACTGAAGCTGAACGTACAGGTTGACGAACACCATCAGATACTTCAACGTAATAGTGACCTGCATCAGATGCTTTAAGATCAGCAATTGATAATACAGATAACTGTTGAGCTGGAAGTAATGCTGGTTGACCACCGTTTGGTGTACGGAACCATTGATATACAGTATTCTCACCAAGGTTAGTTACAGTTGCAACTAATTGGAAGCTACCGCCAAATGGACGTTGTACGTTACCAGATAAGTCTAGTGTTACAGCCATTGGTTGTAATACTTCTTTCTCAGTTACAGTCACTTGAGTAATAAGTTTCTCAACTTTCTTATCGAAACGTGTTGCAACTAAGTAGTAGTTACCTGCATCAGTTAATGCTAATGGAGAAATATACAAGCTTGAAGTTGTATTTCCTAGCACTGGTACACGAACACCTGACACTTCACGTTCCCATTTTAAGGTTAAGTTACTGTCATTTGGTGTTACCACTGCAGTCACATTTAACTCACCATCCACTTTAAGATCTTTAATACGATCTTCTTGTGAACTTTCAATCGTGATGTCTTTATAACGTAAGTTAGAGATCACTGCTGTTTTAGAGGTTAATTGTGAACCATTTACGATTGCAGATAAGTAGAACTGTTTACCGTGTTCTGGAGAGATCACGATATTTAGGGTATCGGTATTTTGACCTTCGATTGCAACAGCGATACCTTCTTTAATTTGGTACCATTGGCAAGAAGTTAAGGTCGCACCGGATTGAGTTACTGCATGAATCTCAAGAGTTTCGCCTTCAGTGATATCACCGATGTTAGTTTGAGATAATTCAATGCTGAATGTACCTTCAGTATCATTACCTGGAGTTGGTGCAGCTGGTGTAACTGGTGCTGGAGATACTGGATCTACAGGAGCAGGTTGGTTTTCACCCGTACCTGGTGTAGGTACGACTGGAGCCGGCTGTGTTTCATGGCTTTCAGGTGGAGTCACTGTCGTGTCACCATTATTGCCAGGAACAACTGGAGCTGGCTGTTCAGTATGAGCATCATTGTTAACCGGTGCTTCTGGTTGTGGGTTAGCTGGTGTTGGATCTGCTGGAGTTACCACAGTAGTATCTCCGGTAGATGGAACAACAGGTTGTCCTTCATTTCCAGATGGAGGTGTTACAGTAGTATCACCATCAGTATTACCTGGCACCACCGGAGCAGGGTCAGCAGTGTGACTGTTGTCTTCACTTCCGGTACCTGCGTGGTCAGTGTTTTCACTTGAGTCATGGTGACCGGTGTCTTCGTGACCTGGTGTAGGGCTGACTGTATCTGCATTTTCACCAGTGTGAGTTGCATCTTCGCCAGTTGGTTTATGTTCGGTATTACCGGTTTGGTCACCCGCATGACTACCCTCATTAGGTTGTGGACTTACTGGCTGATCAGTGTGAGTATCATCACTATGAGGTGGTTGTGCCTCATGGCTACCATCTTGCTCATTTGTTACTGGACCAGCAGGCTGTTCAGTGTGAGTTTCTTCAGCAGCTGGTTTTTCTTCTGGTAAAGAATTTAAACCACGTGGAGAATCAACTGGTTCATCCATTGCTGGTAATGCAGATTCAATACCTAAAGCAGCAATTTCGATAGTATCGATCTTACCGTAGTTACTGAAATCATTTGCAACCATGTCTGCAACTTTAGCCGCTGCATCTTCGTTATATACTGAGTCAGCTTTTACAGCGATAGAACGCATGAATGGGTTAATACGGTTAACGATTTCTTCACCGCTTAGATCTGGTGCGCGTTCTGACCATAGAGCCATCACAACACCCGCTACATTCTTAGCATTCTCAACAACATAGTCACGACTATCGTTACTGAATTGGTTCAATGACCATCTTTTCAATGCGTCACGTGCGGCCCAGTTAGCATCACCTTTATATTTGTCTTTATCGCCAGTTGGAGCGTTATAGCAGAAATAGCGATTCGCATTGTATACAGGTTTACCTGTTGCCATGATTTGCGCTAGGGTCGCACGGTTTTCTTTGTGTTCCCAGAAGAAGAAACCATCCACTAACTCAGCGATTTCATTTACGTTGTCTGCAACTACTGCATCATTCCAAACGAAGATTTTACCTTGTTGGCCGAATGATTCAATTGAACGTAAAATATCACGAACTGCTTTATAGAATTGGATCAATGCGATTTTATCGTAAGCACCGCCTTCAATTTCATCGCCACCCATGTGGAATACAGTTACACCAGTACCTAATAATTCAGTTAGGATTGGTGCTAATGCATCAGCCGCTTCTTTAGTTTGTTTTAAGTGGCTACGTCCACCTACTACAGATGGGTTAGTACCATTGAAGTAGCGAAGTAATGCTGCTGCATGAGATGGCATACCCACTTTAAGACCCACCGAGAATTTGGTGTCTTGGTATGCATCAACGATACCTTTCACCTCTTCTTTAGTGAGGTATGCGCCAACTTTATCGTTGTAGTCACCTAGTGCAGTTAATTTAACCGCAAAAGTTTCATTGTCACCAACGTGTAAGATCGCACCACGGTAACCAGCACGTTTAGCATTTTCTACGAAACGTTTGATTGCTGCTACTGTATATTTTTTGCGAGCAAGGTCGATCATCGCATAGTTTTCGGCGTGATCGAATACTGGTAATGCTTTTGGTTGCGCTGGTGCTGGAGATGGAGTTACAGTAGTATCACCGACTGGAGCCGCTGGCACAGGTTGTTCAGTGTGTTCACCTGCAGTTGGTTGACCACCTTCATGAGTTTCAGCAGCTGGTTCACCAGTGTGGGTTTCACTACCGTGATTTTCTCTGGTGTGAGTTTCAGTTGCATGAGTATCTTCTACATGATCATCACTGTGATCTTCAGAACTTACTGGCGCTGCAGCGGTAGTGAAGTCAGAAGCTTCTACCGTTACTGCATCAGAAGTAATACTACGGCGTGCTTTGTTACGGCGGATATCTGCTTGTGCTTTAACCGTATAGCTACCTTCTTTACCTGCTTCTAATACGAGCTCAGCTTTATTTGTGCTTTGCTCTACTTCTGCACCATCTTTATACCAGGTGAAAGTTTTATCTTCAAAGCGTGATTCTACGGTAGCACGTAATACTACAGTAGTACCAGAGACAGTTTTAGCAATTGTTGCTTTTAGTGCTGGTGTTTCACCTGGTTCTACTACAGTGATAGTCACTGGATCAGATTCTGCAGTTGCATTATCATCACCTTCTACAGATGAAGTTAATTTCACCTTGTAGGTTTCAGTAGGACTAATCTCCGCAGTACCGTCTACGACTAATACATCTGGGATAGTATCGCCAGTGTCGTCAGAGAAGGCAGATGAAATTACTTTACCGGTACTGTCCACTAATTGAAGTGTTAAGTTGGTAAAGTCAGTAACCGGTTGTTCATCTTTGGTTACTGTGACACCAATGTAACCTTTATCATCTTTTGGTAATGATAAGGCCAAACTGTCTAGTGTAAGTTTGTAATTTGGCATTTATTTTTCCTTCGAAGTTTAATTTGTTTTTGTTTAACGTAACGTTGTTTGTGGTAAACACCCATTAACATATTAAAAGAGAACATGGTCTACCACATAAGCTTTTTATCGAGAAACTCTAGGAAATCGCTTCATCTAAGATGAGTTTTTTCGTATCCCCTGAGGTACCGTGCATCGATTTCATGAAACGTGTATTCATCACAGAACCCACCATCGCACCATAGGATGCCAATGATTGTTCATAGCCACGCATCTTCTCACCGAAACACTTACTACAATAACCACGACCCCCTTCACCTGCTAAGCAGAATGCCGGAGAGCGACAGATCACGGTCTTACCGACGTAGTTATTGATGTTGTCCTCTGTTAGTAATACTAACTTACTTCCCTCGATAACATACGTCCCAATGAAAGCAGAAGCTTTAATATTTGGACTAATATATTTCGGGATACCTAACTTAGTACCACAGTCTTCTTTAATGATTTCAGAGGCACCATAAATACGATAAATGAACTTAACGGATTCCCCTCCAAGTGCTGTTGCGGCACCACGGTTAAATGAACCTTCACGGGCACCATCAATCATCGCTGGGATATCCGCTTGGTTAAGCTCACCATTTAATGCACCTTTAATAAGGACTGCAGGTTTCGTATCATCCATGCGTTTTTGAAGACCTTGCATAATGTGCAATTTCTTACGAGACACGTTAAAAGATTTACCTTTGATATAGAACCCCTTATTTGGGTCTTGATTGATGAAGTCTTTATCGTGTTGGATAAGTTCTTTCTCAATCTTAATGATGGTCGCAGGATCATCAAGGTGATCTTTATATTTCTCAAATAGCTGGGCTTTAAGCTCTTCTGTACCCGGTGCTTGCTGAACAGTAAACTCCGTTGCAGAAGGACTATTGATAATCGTAAATCCAGATAAGGATGCCATCGCATTTAACATCTTCTTAAACTGATGGACGTAGATCTTATCTTTTTCTTCTTGTTCAGGTGGAACATCATCGACCACGTGAGAAGAAAGTTTCTGCGCAATCTTACCAACGGAAATATTCGGTCCTTTCTCAAATGGATGTTTCGCACCAATTGTATCCATAAAACAATACCAGTTTACAAATACCGTCCCTGGTGTGGTTTCAATGAAAGGTTCAGTAACACTATCGATATCATCCGGTGTCACTTTAATGGTTTCATCGACGTAAAGCAGTGGTTCAGTACGTCCTTCAATTGGAATTGGTTTACCATTAAATAAGATAAGGGTTAATTCCTTTTCCGTTGGATCAGTATCTGACTCATCCATCTCAAGGTTGAAATCTGAGGTCATGAATCCTACGTAACCGTTGGCATCATAGAGGCGACCTTTATAGTGCTTCCCTTCACCCGGTTTTGGTAATGTAGTCACCATGAAAACAGATAGCACCCATTCTCGATACGGATAGGCATGTCTGACTGCTTCCAAGAAATAATCAACATTATTCATCTTTATTCATTACCCTTGTTGTTCAAGTTGTTTTAAGATCGTCATGCAAGATTGGACGAAGTTACGGAGCTTATCCTGATCATCAATGATATCATAATCAGGTACCCCGCTATAATCGATCTCAGCTTCGCTATGCATCGATTTCACCGCAGAGAATAGATATGCATAGGTACAAGCATAAAACAGCACTGTACGTTGATTTAAGCCGTTAATGAGCTCATATAACGCTTCATTAAGATAATCTTCGTATTCATCACTATCGGTGATGTTAGTAAAGAAATCACGAAGTACTTGTTTTAAGGACTTGCGATTGACACCTTGTGGTAATTGGATACCATAAGCCTTAAGGGTTTTCTCGTATCCTTGGATGAATTTGAGTTTCGCTTGGTTTTCTTCACGAAGATCTTCTTCATCTAGTTCCTGTTGTTTCAATACCACTTCTTTGATATTCGCACGAATGGTATCCATAAATGTCGCGAAGACTTCTTTTAATAAAGGAAGGACTTCTTCAACTTGGATATTTGGATAAAGAAGATGAACAAATTCACCAAAGAGCTCATTGTTACTGTTACCGAGTTCTAAGAACTGGTTGATTGCCATTGGATCTTCGTACGTATCAATCGTCATTGCCGTACGGAAGATGGCAAGTAAGATCTCAAACTTACTGCTGTCGATTGGGGTTTCAATTAAGATCCCGTATTCTTGGATTGCAGTGATGCAGTTATCAATCAAGTAAGCTTGAGCTTGTGATACCATATCTACAGTATCAAGTTGGTCTACTTGTGAAAGTAGGTTATCATTGAAGAGGTTCATGCCCTCATCAGTATTGTAGTGGTTAACCAATAAGAGTTCTGCTTCTTCAAATAAAGCTTGGGCTTCTGGAAGCATAACCGTTGATAACCACTGACTAAATAAAGGATGCTTATATGGATGTAGCATGGTTTATTCCTTTCTATTTATTTGGATAGTTACAAATATGGACGAAAATATGTTTTAAATGAAAAACACCTTATTCACAAAGCGTGTATGAACAATGTAGCAATATGTTGCCATTAGACGCTTTATTATCCCTAAACAATACTTATATAGGAGTATTACTTATATGGCTCGAAATAAAAAAGCCCGTAAAGCGAAAGCTCGTCCGTTATCAAACCATGCTAAAGAAGCAGTGAGCTTGATAAACACATTAAAAGAGACGTTAGATAATTTAACGAAACAGCAATTAAATCTTGCTTCCTCTGACCAACTTCAACGTTGGGTGGGATTATTTGCTGGTGCTTATCTTTTAGATGAAAACAGTGAAGTGAGAAAACGTATCTTAGGTGAGAACCCAGTTAAAGTTAACTTCACTCAAGAAGATTTTGAAGATGCGCATCTTAACCTTTATGCGTTCCGTTTCTCTCGTATGGAAACCGTAACTAAACTCAATGAGTTCTATCGTACTATCCCCCATGAGCTAAAAGCATTAATGGATACTATCGTTAATGTCGTTAAGGCTTATCGCCGTAAAGAAAATACAGCAGATACCTTAAATGAGCATACCTTATTTGAATGGGGTGCAACATTAACTGAGATCTTCGGTAAGTGTGATCCGATTGTAGATGCATCGGTTGAAATGGGTCTTAAAGTTCAAGACTTCTTCGATGATCTTAAAGATATCTACGGTGAAGAGTGGTATCAGTTTGCAAATGAACAAACTAAAGCGATTGCTGCTGATGAAGAAAAACGTAAGATCGATTATCTCAACGAGCTCGAACAAGCATGGATCAATGAAGTGCTTCCTTACTGGCGTGAACATGAGAAAGAGTTTAATGATCGTCTCATTAAGATGGCAGAAGAGTACGAAGCAGAGAAAGCTAAACTTGCTGAACAAGTTGAACAAGAGCGCGCAGAAAAACTTGCTGCTGCAAATGAAGGATCTGATGAAAATGTAATCGATATGGATGAACCTGTTACTGAAGGTGAAGTAACGGAAGCTCACCTTGATGATGCGGAGTAATAATAATGGCAGATTTATATGATGAAAACAATGAAGATGTAGCAGTGGCTCCCCCAACAGAGGAAAAACCTACACCTAAGAAACGTACTACTCGTAAGAAGGTACAAGTCGCCGATCCGGTAGAAGAGACCAAACCTACTGAAGAAGCACAAGAAGAACCTGCTACTAAAGAAGTCGTAGAGCCAGGTGTGACTGAAGAACCAACTGATGAAGAAATGACTGCAAATGAAGCAGCCGAAGAAATCCTTGCTCAGTCTGGGTTTAATATCGAAGTACCTGATGTGGGTCATGATCTTGAAAGCGATGACATTCCTGACTTTGATTATGGTTATAAAAATACCATGACCGAAGAGAACTTGGATGTTGATCTGAAAAAACTCTTTACAAGTGATCGCATTAAAAGTACTAACCCAACCATCTTCTTAAGTAATGGTGGGATGCGCAGTATCGGTGAGAAAGTATTAGCTCAACCTAATCCTTTAATCTTTGGTGAACGTGCACCTCAGAACATGAAGGAATTGGATTGGATTAATAACTACCAATACGCAACGATTACCTCTATGGTTCGCTATGATCAGTATCGTTATTTAAATAATGATAATACAGCGAAATGGCGCAATGGATTAACTTTACCAAATGGTAAACCTCGTGGTATCCGTAGCCCATCTCCAACGTTAGACAGAGCGAAAACAAGTCAATCTGCTGCTACCAACTTATTTAAGTCTGTATTGAACATTGGTAAAGATATTGATCTTTTCTTATACCACAGTGGTTTTAGTGTGAAACTCCATGCACCAAGTTTATCTCAGTTCATGATGGTTGATCGTAAGATCAGTCAAGATAACGTAGAACTTGGTCGTAAGACTCACGGATTAATTGCTTCTGCTGATACGACTTATGCTCAACGTGCAATCATGGATCTTTTCTATGATTGTTTATTTGAGACTTCGATTGGTGTGATGGATCGCAATGAATTACAGCATGCGATTAGTGTATTAGATATCCCGGTGATTGCTTGGGTACTTGCTTGTGCGAAATATCCTACTGGCTTTAACTTAGCGATGAGCTGTTTAGCCAATCCTAATACTTGTCAGCACAGTTGGTATAGTATCATTGATCCACGTCAGATGTATTTAGTCGATGAAAACAAATTAACTGAACGCCAACGTCAGATCGCCTCTATCATGCGTAAACAAACGCCTGAAGAATATGAAGACTACTGGAGTGAATTCCATTATGATGGTGCTGAATTCATTAAGTTCCCAGTAAAAGACGAAGGTCGTGAAGTCATGATCGAACTGGCTAATGCACCGGTTGATTATGCATTCCAATCTGCAGATAAATGGATCAAAGCGATTACTACTCAAGTAGAGACTGGTTTTGGTTTACCATTAGTGGGTAAAGAACGTGCTACGTATATCCTCGAACAAGCGAAAGCTACAACCTGTTTGAAATATGCGCACCTTGTTAACCGCATCATCGTTAAAGATCTTGATACCGAAGAAAGTGTAGAGATCACTGATGAAAAAGAAATCTTTGGTGCTTTAGTGGATATCAGCAATGATGAGTTACTCACCAACGTATTTATGAACGGTGTGAATAAATTTATCAACTGTGCAACGAATACGATCATTGCAATTCCAAATGTACCATGTCCTGAGTGTGGTGGATATCATGAAACTGATAAGGTGGAAGAAGTAGGTCGACATGTTGTACCTATCGATCCAGTATCGGTTTTTACGATCCTCTGCCAGCAACAGACAGCGCGTTATCAAAGCGAAGCAGAGGCGATCCTGCAGTCTATGACTCCGGCTTCTTCGAACAATACCTCGAACGAGTCGAACGAGAAGGAAGAGTCTTAGTTGATCCTCCGGTCGATAATTTAGTGAAGATGTTAAGTTATCGGCCTGCTTTGGATAATCCTAATTATAATGAGATGGAAACGGTGTTATCATTGGATAGTATTCCTAAGGAAGATTTGGATGACCCGTTTTTCATGCACTATCTATTGAATGAAGCTTATGATTTATCTTACGGGATATATGATGGATACCTTGATCCCCATCTGAGAGATCAGTTTGGGAAGATTGGTGTTCACCCTAAAGAGGAAATTACAAGTGGCAGTCTGATGGATAGATGGCTTAAGCACTTTACTCAATATGGCATGGCTGAATTATTTGGTTTGTCATTTCAAGAGTTTATTAGTGCAGACGTACTGACCTGTGTGAATATGTTAGAAACAGCTAAAGAAGCCATGCGGATTAAAAAGAAACTCTATCAGGAGTTGGAGAGTCCAAAAGGATCAAAAAAAGATAGCGGTAAAAAAGAGGGGTAGCATTTGCTACCCCTTACTTTTGTCCGTTTATTAAAGTTCTAAGAACTTACAATAGTTATCGACATTAGCCACGATATATTCGATATCACGCATATCGATGCGACTATTCTGGCGAAGGATATCAGTAAGATTGTTACCTCTCGCTGTTACCATGATGCCGCTGTAGTCTGAGAACGATACGTTATAACGATGGTCATTATCTTTAGGTTGTTTTACCCGGATCACCAATGGCGTATAAGCATCCTCAGATGCAAGCTTGGCCTGAAGTTCTGATTGGACTTTAATACGAGCGCATTGAGTAGGCTCAAACCAACTCATCTCAAATCGATAGGATTTAAGACTACCCATGTCATCACGTAGATAATTAAGTAAATTATCACAGAACTGTTGTACTGGTTCAGATAGACCCATACGAGCAATCCCATATTCATGTGACTCACCAGATCGACAATTCGTAAACTTATTAACTGAAATGTTTTCTCTATTTGTGATATCATAACGATAATCTACTTTAGTCTTGTTATCTCTGAACTCGACTACCGTATCATCGATGCGGTTAACCAAGAACCGATCATTAATGTTAGTAAAGAGATGTCTAACTGCCATCTTAAACCTCCTATTAGTAATCGATGTATTCTTGATAAGCACGAAGTTGTTTTACGATAAGCTTAATTTGATTTGCATCGAGTAAAGCGTTATTGTTTAACACTTCCATGACATTATAACCACTCGAAGTGATCTTATCATGATACCCATAACCATAGACAAGTTCATAGTGGCATTCGCCACCTGGATCTTTTGAGACTAGGATAGTAAATGGATAGTAATTAGGACCACTACATAAACCCTTTTGAAGTTCAGACTGAACTACCATACTAAATGACTTAGATTTACGCATGTGTTTTAACTCAACGCAAAGCGATGTCATATCACCTGTATTACCGATAGTCTTCATGTGATTTTCGAAAGCTTCGATGAAGTCACAGACGTGTTCTTCAAGCTTACCTGCACGACGACTCTTCGTAATGGTCTCACCACGTAGACCATCGATTACCACACCATGCTCATGACGATTATCATCATAAGAACGATAAGTGTATTCGCGTTCTGTGAGGTAATCGTAAAAAGTCATCCCACTGCCACCTGCAGAACGAATTAAGAATGTTCCATTAATAACGGAGAACGGGCTATTCTCTGAATTGATTTGTTTATATGACATATGCACCTCCTATTTAGTGCTTAATAAATTCTTCAAGTTGTTCAGCTTGAAGACGTGGTAGGGTAATACTGATTGTTACATCACCATCAGCGGTTTTCTCAAACTTATAGTGACTTGCCATGTCGAAGAACGATTTATTTTCTTCTGACTTTTTCGTTTTAAGTTCGATTGTATTGTTAAGGTTAGACGTAATTTGATTGGACTGACTAACCAGACTTTTGGCATCAGTGATGCCAACGAGTTTAACTACTGACCCTGGGTTATCTGCACTAACAATCTCAGTTTTATCATTGATACCACCGATGATATTAGAAAGGATAGTCTGGAGTGTTGACTTCTTACCTTCATCACCAGACATTTTTCTACCATACTGACTGATAATTTGCTTACAGATTCCAGTAAAGCTTCTATCCGCCATGTGATTGTACTTCTTAGCGATACCATCACTACCGCTTTCATAATAAATATCCTCGATCCATCTTAAGTATCTAATGAAACCAATCGAGTCTTTAATGTAGACATCTTGTATTTTCAATAAGTCATCTTCGATACTTGTCATATGGCGTAATGCACCATCAGCATCACAAGGACCAAAGAACTCTAACTCAAAGTTACAGAAGAACAATGGTAACGCGTTATCTGTATCCTTATCCAAGCAAGCTACATTATAGAACGCTGCTACACTGTTAGCCAATATAACACCATTGTGTTCTGGTTTAACAATAAGCGGAATCGTCATGTTAGTTTGTTTACGGTATTGCTCAGCAAAGTACACCGCAGCAAACAGATTACGATAACGGATGTTAACTGAGTTGATGATAGCTGATCCAGACTCAGATTCACTACCTTTATCATAGTCAGAATGATTGGTGTCGATCTGATGTGAATAAGGATCTTCACCATCTGGTTTGTTGACCTCTACCGCAATATGATTTACATTGTGGTTGAATGTAACAAGCATGTATTCATCGGTTAAACCATTAACTAATTTATAGCTTGCTTGTTTCTCATTATATCCAAGATCATCAAGTTCCATTGTCCAATTCCCAACTATTTCATCAAGATTTGGATACGGTGATTTCTCAGGGCTTAAGTCCATTTCTTCATCCTCATCATTTTCAAGTGGTTTAACACTATAACGTGCATCAAATACTTCTGGTGTCATTTCACAGAAGTCATGATAAGCACCCATAATGAATTTATAGAGTGCTTGGTTATTGGTGATGATCCCTTCTAATTCAGAGATATCATCGAATAAACGAGAATCCACCACATCACCGTAAGCATTCGATACTTTGAATACTTTGAATTCCTTATCAATGCTAAATGAAAAGAAATCCTTCTCACTATCCTCTTCCATTAAAGATGTCATTCTCGCACCATTCGTATTAACATGTAAACGATTAGCGATACGCAGTACATTGGTATCTTCATTATCTACATGAATAGCGAGTGGTAGATAATTATTTTCGGGATCTTTCGTTTCACCTGTTAACATCCAATGATAAAGACCAATGGTGATACGAGCAATAGCTGTTGGGATCTTACCATCACGAATGATCTCTTTATAAAGCATGTTGGAGATCTCACTGAGATCTTTTTCATGCATCAATGATTCAGCAAATTCAAATACCGTCTTGGTCTCCCAATTGCCATTGTGAATTATAGTCGCGCTCACCCTTTTTGTGATGGCGTTGACATGTAACTCGATACTGTACTCATCGTTTTTGCTATCATTACTAACTAATATTACTTCGCCGTAATGATATCCAACATCCACTAACCCATCATCGTTGGTCATGATGCAATAACCACCGAGTACATCTTCCAGTAGATATTTGGTCTGGATGTTTAATTTACATTTTTCTGTAAAACCTGTCATGTTATTTCTCCTATAGAAATATTATTTATTAAAGAGGCTAGATATCTGCTCCTAGATCATATTTACCATCCTTCTACTTCAATTGTACATTTATCAATACACGTTACTGCGTAGCCCTTGTCTTTCAACGCCCGTTGGATTCTTTCATCGGTGACACTAGTCGAAACCTGATATTTATCTGATCCAATCGTACGCATCATGTCATTCAAATCTCGATTACTTATTTGAACGCTACTGCCAAATCGGTATTGAAGTACAATAAGACCTAGAGCACGTAGTGCTAGGTCATATGCGATATCGCATGATAGTTGATTTACTTCTTTAGCATGAGGTAATCCAATGTTATCATAATCAATCATTTTAATTCTCCTATAGAAATTATAAAGATAAGAGGGTAGATCACTACCCTCTAGTTTTGCTGATCCATTCTGATCTTCTTACTTTCAAGCAATTCACCAAGAGATTTTAACTCTTCGACCATCTGGCCGATGTCATTACTACCGAAGTGCAGATATAGTCCATCTTCAGATGTGAAGGTAAAATTGAATTTCTTGTTCGGTTTTGGGGTTGGAACCACGTGGCGGAGTTCCACCTCTTTTTGTCTGACCAAACCACTCATTGGCCCATTGTTGTAATCGAACTCTGGACTACCAGGTGCATTGCTGGAAGTACTAGGATTACTATTACTAGCTGCAGGATGAAATTGACCTTCGCAAAATTCCATTGGTTTTTCATTTGACATGATTATTTTCTCCACCCACTGATATCAAGTGCCTTGCCAGCTTCAGTGTTAATAACTTTAACTTCATACCCACGATCTTTTAAAATCATTAAGATCACTGGGTCGTCTATTGTAAGAACTGGACCACTGTCACGCAGTCCAGGTAATTTATTAATTACATTGCGAGTTACTACTGATTGTAGTACGATAACTCGTGTATTACTTAGCGAATACTGCTTAACAGCATCGGCAATGTGTTTTAATATGGCAGTAAGCTGAACTTCAAATGTCGTTCTTACTAACTCATGGGCATGTGGTAAGAAATCAAACATTCTCTTTTCCTCCTTTCATCATTTCTAATGTCTTCCATCCTGAGATACGAATACAATCCACTGCGTTTAGATTATCGAGGATCTCCACGATATAACCTAAACTTGTTAATGCATCGATCAGTTTCTGATCATGTACGTGAATCTTGTGCTCACCATGACCAATAAACTCGCTATCCAACACCATGCAGATATCACTCTGACTTACGTTGATATAAGGATTATGGATACAAGCAAGTCTTAGTTTACGACCAATCCAATCTAGTATACGTGAAATAGAGTAGTACTGCGGATCTGGAATAAGATCTTCACAACGAGGAATATCGCTGTCATACTTAACGCGATAACTTTTAGTAGCTTGTACTGGCACGTTATCGATAGTGGTTACGGCAGTAGTTGATTCCTCAACTTTATTCTCTCTTACATCCTTGCCATGTTCATACATCACACGAGCAATTCGGTGGATGATCGATGTTAATCCAACCATTTCTTTTACGTCTGTTTCGACAAGTTTAACGTAGATGTTAGCAAGTAGTTCATCTTTAGTATCGCCCATTTCACCATTTAAGGTGATAGGTCGATAGATTTCAGGCTCATAACTAATCACTAACGTCCAGGTATTATCTGGTTTAAACAACATCTGAATATGCACCAATACCTTGGCCTTATCATTAAAGACCATGATGTTAGAATACACATCCCCAACAACAGCTGGGTTGTCTTCATCTTCCAGCTGTTTCCATCCGAGTATATAATTACCAAATAACATCTCTGGTGTCATCTCGAATGTATTATTGATTTCATTTCTATCGATTAGCATTTTATTATCTCCTATAGATAATTAACAATTAAAGTATCCACTTATTACTACTTAAGCTTCATAATTATAATATACACTTGTAAAAATAATAAGAAGGGTCAAAAGCAAAAGCGACAGAAATAAGAGGCTACTTCGGTAGCCTCATTGATATTACCAATAATATTTCACTGTACCGATGAAGAAGGTCAGATAAATGGTTATAATAACAAATCCAAACTTCAGTAATTTATTATTACTCTCCTCTCTATCGTAGAGTCGATCCATAACTCCATTAAAGTTGAATCGTGTCTCGTTAGTTTTACCACGATCTGACTCACCTCTTAGGGTTGGTTTAACCATCAGATCAATCGTATCGCAATACGAATAGCACATCGAGCAGATCTTATAGATCAATACTAAGATGTATACAGCAAGTAGTACCGATACTAAAACCATCCACGTTAACCCATCATGGTAGGCTTTTGACCCAACCATATAGATAGACCACATCCATAGTAAACCTACTATCGGCGTAAAGAGCATATGCATCGCTGAGAAGTAAATCGATTCGTTGGTAAAACGTTCGAGTGAACTAAAGCCGACTCCTACGATGACATTACCCTTATCATCTTTACTCTCAACGACACCAAGGTATTTCTCAAGTAGATAAGCTACTCGTTCATATACGCTCAATCGCCATTTCACTTGGTTAACGAACATTAAGAAAAATGTGATGACGCAGTGAAACGTAATTTCGAAATGACTCATTTCAGTAACTCCTATTTGCGTAACACGACGCCAGTATCAACTTCATCCAATGAGATAACACGATCTTTCAGAAGTTGTTTCTTCTTAAGATGATAATCCCATGGTTTACCAAGATCTTTACCAACGAGGTAAATGAATAGCGGATTTTGTCCAGGCCATTGTTTGAGTTCACGTAGACGACCCATGATCTGAAGGTTAGCTTGACGTGAGTCAATACTAATCGTCATGATATTAAGGATCAATCCCGGAATATCAATCGCTGTACCTGCACTACCAGTGGTCGATACAATGATCTCACCTTCTAAGATGTTATCATAATCATCTTCGCCTACGTAACGTCTGATATCGACATCTTTTACTTTAGATTCCAAGTAATCCACAAACATCGAGCACATCTTAATTGTAGTAAAGAAGATGATTGCTTTCTGCCCTTTCTTACGGATATCTAAGTAATTCTCTTTCAGTTGTTCATAGATCATATCGAAATACTGAATACGAATGGTTTCAGCAATGCGACCTTGCATGAAGTTTGCTTCATAAGCAATATGGCTATAAGCTCCTTTGAGAATATAACGCCAACGTTCAGGATTCATGTGATGGTAAATTAATGCTTTTGCCTTAATATAAGGTTTATACAAATCGCCACCCATGCGTTCGTTTTTCGGGAACATGGTACGATACATCTTATCTTCAAAGCTACCCGATGGATCGAGTGTTGCTGATAAGTAAAGCGTCTTCGGACAATGCGTGAACAAATCAATCGTATAATTCAGATGGAAATGTTCGTGGGTTTCATCGGTGATCCGATATCCGATACCAAGTTTCTCCCAGATTTGTTCTGGTGGAACTTGAACTGAATTTGGATCTTCACGATACGCATCGATATAGCCACGGATGGTTGTTAGAGTCAGTACGATAACCGTGACATACTCAGGCACACCACGGTCAATATATTTATCTAACTTCGCTGTCGTATCGATAACCAATAACTCATCTTGTCCAATTGGATTGTTACGAATACCTTCATAGAACTTACTAATATCCTCAATCCATTTGTCTTTGTATTTTGGTAATACACAAACACAGACACGTTTCTTAATAAGCTCACCAGCTTTTAACGCAGTAGAAGTATTATGCGTTACGATGTAGTCATTGATGATATAAAGCTCATCTGGATGATCTACTTTGATACAGCGTACTTCCTGCTCACCATGTGGTTCAATTGATTTGATCAATAGCTTAGTTGGGAGTTTATCAAAGCTTACCTGTACACCCATTGGGCCAATCGTATAGCTTGCTTGATAACCAAGACCACGTATAAGTTCAACAAGATCTTTACCAAGTTGTTCTGTCCAAGTCACGAAACAACCTTTAGAATCGGATTCGAACTCATAGAGATCAGTAATCTTATCTAAAAGTACCTTCCGTTGACGGAATGAACTATTCAGTAAGTTAGTCGGTATATCATCTGGTGTGGCGTGTCGATACGATTCAATGAACGCATCGATATCACCTTGCGTAACAAGATCAATATCTGCTGAGTTATGGCGAGCGATCATTGGAATATAGTAACGACAGAAATCTGGATTTTCACTATATTCGAAATTCAAATCCTCTGCATTAACGATAGACCACTTGCCGCTTTTCTTATCGAAGACCTTCCAAAGGTGATCATGACTACAAATTGCTTCACGTCCATCCTCAAAGGTGATCTTATAGAGTGATTTAACACCATTATCAAATACGCCAACGACTTTTGTTGTCTCACCGTTTGGCGCACTGATCGTATCGTCTACCTTTAACTCACCGATCGGTTTCCAGCCATTCGTAATACGAACCGGTGTATCAAGGGGTAAACATTTACCGTAACCTGTTGCGAGGTTAAGTATCTTACGACGACCACTTTCTAGGATATATTCGATCATATTGACCTGATAGTCATACGGAACGAAAGTTGGCTGAGCATGAAGTTCAGCTGGGTGTTCGAAGTAATCCTTAAAAGTGTGCACTGTCTTATCAAAATCATTTTCCACATCAACACTAAACGATCTCAAGTGTTCGGATAACTGAGCGAATACATTGATATGAAAACGGATTTCTCTTTTGTCTTTTGAGGTAAAACAAAATAGTTTACCATCTTTCTTCACCCATTTTCCCATCTCTTTCACTAATTGTTTTGCAATTAGCTTCTGTCTTAGGAAATAACGGAATGCTTCACGTGTTTGTTGGTCGAAATCATAAAACCGAACAAAGTGACTATAGATATCGAGTTTTCCTCTTTTTCTCATATCACTCAATCCTCCAAAAAATAAAATACGTCATATAACAAAATATAATACACGCAAGTAGCAACATAGACCAGAGGGATAGTGATCCTATCCCTCTTTATTAGTCTAGACTACTTAAAATGCATTATAACTTCGTTAAATCGACCGTAGACGAAGTATCATCATCTTTAGGTACTGGCATGAAGTCATCATGATAAGTCCCTCTCTCGAGCGCTTTATTCACATCCTCGTAGATGTTATACGATTCAGGGAAGAAGAGACCATCGAATGGATGGTTAGCACGAATCTTAGCGAGTGTCATGATCGGCGATTTGAAGTACTGTGGACGTTTCTCATAAGCCAATAGTTGTGATAAACTACGATAGCCAAAGATATTGCCCATGGTTTCAAAATCACGGTTACCGCCTGGTAGTGGTGGACGATAGTCCATGTTCTTCGCATCACGTACAAGTAGTGATGAGATCATCGCACCTAAGTGAGATACTGGAATACCCACCACACCCATAACGATATCATAACACATGCGCATCATATCACTGATACCTACTGGTTTATTCGCATCGATACCATGACGACCTGCAGATTTAATCGTTGATTCAAATGACTTCATGAAGTCTTCAACAGATGAGATCTTGTGCGGGATCGTAAAGAGGATCGATTTGTTATCCCATTTCTCTGGTGATAGTATCACTGTTACTTTATTGGTACGTGTCGTATCGACCAAATCACGGTTTTCCGCAATGTAGTTAACAAAGTCACGAGATAATCTTGCACAACGTGAACGGTCAGATAGATTAAGTGGCTCGATAATTACTTCACGTGATTTATCTGATAATGAAATCGAACAGCTTGCGATCTGTAAGTTCGATACCTGGATATCATCCACACTGATATTAGACTCTAAATCAGCAAGGAATGGAATATCACGACTATCAAAGGTCAAACTGATTTCTTTCCATTTCGGATTATTGAGTAACTTCGTTTGGATGACTAACTCATCGATAACATCTTTACGAGGGAATCGTAGGTATTTCGATGTGGTTGCATCTAATTCGAAAGTTTCTACTTCACGTGATACGATCAAGTGTTTCGCTGATAATGATTTCTGTACGAAGTCACCTAACGCACCAATGATTGAGATATGTCCAATCGAGAAGTCTTTTGGAATACTATCCGATACTAAACCAAGACACGTTTCACAAACCCCATATTCATGGAGCTTATGACAGCATGCCATGGTACGAAGTTCTACTGTAGTACCAATTAGTTGTTTATCTTGTCCGGTAATTGGTCTAAAGACTGTACCATCTTTAATAAAACAACCTGTTGCTGCATCCAAGTCATCCTTGTTATTAATTGCCCAAGGAATCGTTTCAGTTGTACCACAGTCACCTGGATAAACTTTATCAAAGATACCCGTCATGATCTGCAAACGACGGTTTAAGTAGTCTGAAGATTGTACAGGGTCTTTTGCTTGGATCGCTGCTATGGATGCACCACGAGATTCTTGTGCTGACCAAAGGATATTGTGGATACCTCGTCCATATGAACTAAGTACTGGATCTTTGAACTGTACGTTATCAATATCCGTACAAACCCCACGAGCCATATATACTTGGTTAAACTGTTTACTATCTACGATACCGTATCTTGCTTCACGTGCTAACGTGTTATCTTTAAAGATCGGTGAATTACGAATGATTTCATCACCTTGTTTATACGCATCTTTAATTCGGATCTCTCCGTTTTTCAGACGCTGATAGATCTTATCGATCTCAGGATGGTGGATGATCTCACGTAACTCACGTGCTCCAGTTGATGGGATATAAGGTGTCAGATATTTGATACTATCATTAAACACCTTGTTGATCTCTAAATAAATGATATTCGCAATGGTTGGTTCACCGACATCATGACGTTCTTTAAAGTTTCGCATATAGCTTAATACTTTATTAAACATCTTCTCTAATGAACTTTTACCCATTGGGAACGGGATCACGAAGTCTTTAGTTAAATGTGGTTTTAACCATTTGAATTCACGGAAAGGTTTCCAACAAGGAATCGATAATACCGCTTGTCGCCAATAGCAAACAATCGGTTCACCCTCTGGAAAATGGAGAACGATCTTTTCGTTTTCATGTGTCCAAAGATATTCTTTATCCATTTCTGCGAATTCATAAACATCAAATTCTCTTAAGCTCATTTCTACTGCTCCTATTCAGTATCACCAAAACTATAATCCACTTCATCGATATTGACATTTGAGATTTTATCGAAAGTATGCTGACGTTCATCAACATATTCCAACTTCAATCCATAGCAATATAAGAAGTGTTCTATACGTTCTAGAGCTCTTGATTTATAATAAGGTAACTTACTATAGTCAATCAATTCTGGAATCACTGCTGGGTTCTCAGCACGTAGGATCGTGAGTACCGCATCATTACACATCACGTTGTTATTAGCAAGTTGTAATAAGCTTGCTACGTAAGCGGGATTTGCTGCAGCCATTAATAAACGGACTTCAGTTTCACCTGCGATACGAATTGATTGTGCACGATAAGGTAGGCTATCTTTCGTAGTTGCTGATAGTTTAGAAATGATGCCGTGTTGTTGACGTTTCGGTACCGAAGTGGATGCCCAGTTACTACCCACTTTTTCTAACCGCATGTAATACATCGGGATAAAGCAGATGTCGTTTTTACTTTCAACTGGATTTCCTTTCGGATCGTATAGAGTTACTTTACCATATTTCAATGGGAAGTGTTCTTGTAAACGAAGTGACATCTCACTTCCTGTGAAGTCTGAACCAATCGGTAAGATAGGACTAATCTCATGCTCGATGAACTGGTGGACATGATACTCTTGGGATTCCTTATCATCTAAGCCTTTTGAGATAATCTCATAATAACTTCTAAACATGATTTGGTAATAACCCAATAAGTAATCATAAGCCGCTTCCCATCCTTTTGCTTCAAGTAACTCTCTCACGAAAGCACGTTGTTGCTCAAGGGATTCAGCTAATTCGCCTTCCCACAACCTTCCACTATTCATCCTGTGAACGGACGAAGCCGCGTCTACCAAAACGTCTGCACGTCTGCCCCATTTATCTAAAGGCATTTTATCATCTGGAATAATCGCAGTGATAACCCCTTTATCGGCAGCTAACGTACAAAGTTTGGAACCCATCGTCATCGGAAAGTCTTTACCATATGCAATCGTTACACGATACTCTTGGATCTGTTCTTTACGATAAGTAACCTGAACGGAGTTCTTCAAGACTTCATGATCCTGCTGATATGCCATAGTAATAAGACGATGTAATCTTGGCGATAGGATTAAACCATCACCTTTAACACGTCTCAACTCACGATGGTACTTGCGTAACGCCTCCATCGTATTAGTATGGTTCACCCAATAACGATGGGGTTGTTGGTTCATATCCGTTGGTGAATGATACATCGATGGATTATGAGAATGCTGTACTGTAATATCTAAGACAGTTGCACCTGGTTCTGCATAATGCAATTGGTCGAATCCATAATCGATGGTCATCAATGCTTTTGGTGTCATTTGTACTGGAGATAATTCTTCGTCCAAATCACGTAAAGCAAAGAGTAAGCCATCATCACGAATTTTCTCACCGATATCAGGAAATGGCTTATAGTTATTCTCATCACCGTAAAGGTTTAAGAGATAAGCTTCTTTCCCGTAGTTTACGACCATCTCACCATATTTACGAGAAGTGAGTTTCTGAGCAAAGGATTCAGAGATACCGATACCGTCCTCGATGACCTCTTTAAAACTTCCCATTGCTGTAATGCCTACTTTACCGTAACAGTAAGTGCCAGATGTTTGATTCACACCTGGTGTAGTTAGGAGTACTGTTCCGGCAGGATAAATATCGCCTTCACGTAAACGTTGACAAACTTCAGTTGGGATATAATCATAGCCGAAAAGCATGTGGTTAAAACGATACTTCGGTAATATAGCTACCCCAATGACATTAGTCGACAAGTTTTCATAAATCACGTAAGTTTCAGGACAAGTCTCAACGGAAGTGTCCCCACCTGTACGTGTATACTTCTTGATTATCTTGAGGACTTTAACATCCTCATCCGGTTCTCCCTCAAATCGAACATCGATAACATGTTCTGCGTAGTTGTAATCCATACCACTACTCACACTCATGATATCAGGTTCTTTTAACACTACAGCTTGTGCCACGTGCGATGCGTCCATCGCTTGTCGTGACGCTGAGTTATTCAAATAAAACGGATTCAGCCCAGTAATACTTCCTGCTAGCCGAACATCTGGACGGATATGTTCTTCAGGTTGTGTATAATTTATCTGATCAGACATGGTAATTCTCCTATTGAATCCTTGTTTGATTTTTGTTTGTTGTTTAAAAAGTTAATTAACTTTGCAATGGATAACACCACTACAATAGGATAATATAGGAATATAATAAATTATAAAAGGGTAATGAGAATAAGATGAGTACAAGATTAAGTGATTTATTTCCTGGTCATGTCTTAGAGACAGGTCACTATGAAGATGATGGATGGGATGCTTTCTGTCGTGATCATACAGGCGGGTTAAATAAATTAAGAAGTGCTTCTTTAAAAGAAGTGAAGAAAGATGAAGCTTGGCGCTTTAGAGGGGATTTCTTTGGTTATCTTCGTTTCTTTGGTTATAGCAATGAAACGGATTGGATCAATTTGATTTTAAATGGATATGAACATCCAACGGAATTCCAAGAAAGATCCATGCCGTTAAATCTGATTAGTGATGAAACACTAAGCCAATGGTTTATTCAGTACTATAACCATCTTGGTGAGAACTAAAAAAAAAAACAACACATGTCGAGAGGGTACCCGAAGGTACCCTCTTTATTGTGTCGTCTTATCGACGTAGACCACCTAAAGTACGTGGTGCATCGTTACGATAGAAACTTCCACGATCATCATAACGAGAATAACGATTACGGCGATCATTGTAACGATCTACGTAACGGTCTTCATTTAAATGACGTTCACGGATTTGGTTTTCATCCACATCGGATAAATCGATGTTGTCATTGTAACGACGGCGATTACTCCCAAGGAAACGACCTGAGTCAGTATCACCGCGTGCACTACGTAATCCACCACGGCTTAATTCAGCACGACGTTTTTGGATGTCAGCCCAACTTAATTGATTCTTAAGTGGAGATTCATCCACGGCAGGTTTAGCGGCTTGTGCTGCACGTACTGCTTCTTGACGTACTGAGCGAAGTGATGCACGCTCTTCACGACGCGGTTCACGGACTTCCGTTTGGATGTGTTTACGTTCTTTACTTTCAGCGATAGTTGGTTCACCTTCATTACCTGGTAATGCTGGGATCAAACCACGATACACTTCAAGTTCATCTAACCCATCTACCCAAGATACATCAACTGATGAAATTGAGTGGAACTTATCTTTGAACAAGCTATAGAACTTGATGATCTCAGTTTTAAGACCAAGATAAGCTTGAGTCAATGCTGTAAAGCTTGGTGCTGTTGGTGTATTGGTACCGGTTTCAAAGATACGATTATCATGACGAGAGATCGTATCGGAGAAGATCACGTTTAAGCACATCAAGTATGCTTCAAGATCTTTCTTACGTACTTTTACACCAGCGACTTTGTGATCACCAGTTGATAATGCTTCTTCGATCATTTTATAGAGCGGAAGACGCGCTACACCAACACGGTTGTATTTTTCGCCACCAATAGAATGACCACGTAATACAGTAAAGTCTACGGCTTTATTCTCACCATTAATATCAATCTTATCAAAGATCGCTTCAAGGTTAGATTTGGTTTTTGCATCGAACTCAGTTAAGTTTGCAAGTAACGCACGTTGAGACTTATTCAGTTTCTTTTGTTTACCTGCATCTGCTGATAATTCGATCAAATCCAACATGAGGTGTTGAAGATCAATGAAGATAGATGCCCGGTATAATTTCTTTAAGAAGTTAAATGTTGCGCTATCTTTACGCATCACGTTTTCACATGCTGGATGGAATACATGGAATGCTTCACCTTCTTTATTGAAGTTTTCTAATACTTCAGTCGTTGGAAGGACTAATACTTTACCTTTAATGGTAATTGGAGTTGGGTCAGAGACAGTTAAGAATCCTAACCCTTCTTTATTCTCAACGAGCCCAGTTGAGAGTAAGAGGCCACGATAAAAATCGACAGGTTGCATAATTATGCTCCTTACTAAATTTAGTTTTTTGATTCATGTACATGTACGCGTAGAGATATTAGTGTTATATCTCTACATCACCGTTTATTACGGCATTAAGCATTTACTGCTTCATCAACAAGATTAACTACTGAGTTAGTAAACTCATTATAGTGATCAAGATCAGATGTTAATAATGATGAGGTCAAGCTACCCGCAAAGGTTGGTGCGACGAAACGATATTCGCGTCCACCACCTAACGATACCACGATCTTACAGCTACCTTGAACATCACAGTCTACCATGAGTGATACATCAATTAACCCATTCATGGTAATTGGTGCAAGAATCACTTCTTCGAATTTGAAACGGAATGCTTCTAAACGTTGACGTTCGATTTGAGATGGTAGTCTTGGGATTAAGAATACTACCGCATCGCGGTTATCATTACTACTACGACGGTGATCACCAAATAACCACTGATAACGTTCTTCCAATGAAGAGTGCGTTTCATTTGTTACAGTAAAACGAATGGATTCGATTAACTCAGATAACAAGAGGTTTGGTAACTGTTGTGCGATCATGGTTGCGATGATAGTTTCTTGTGTTGAACCATCCCAGCTATCACTATCAAGATCTTCTTCGCCCGCGATGCGTAAACGACCTTCCAAGCTACCACCACGAGTCTGACGAATACCCGCTGGTAAGATGATAGAAAGGATGTTATCGTTTTCTGCATCCGGGAAGTACTCAATGAGATCACCCCATGTAAATGCCGCTGCAGATACGATATCCGTATCTTCAGATAACAAGTTAGTTAATGGGTTTTCACTAAAGTCATCAATACGCAAGAAGTTATTGAGACGTTTAGTACGATCCATTTCACTGTAGCCTAAAAGACTTGATGAAGTATCGTGTAAATCCCCTTCACTATCCGTTGCACGAGTCACATTCACAAGCTTCGTTAAATAGAATGCTGGAATGTGGTGAGCACGTTCGATATTACGAGCATAGGCACCGACAGTTGAATGATCAGGTGTAAATACTGGTTGTGTATCATACTGCCAATCATCTTCTTGATGAGTTGAACGAGTATAAGCTGCACCAAGTACTGCTGCACGTGGATCAATCAAATAATCTTTTGGTGCTTGATAGCCAAAACCATTTCTATCACGAATACTGTTATCTTCATAATAACGAGAAGAAACCACAACTGTATTATCAGAACGAACTGAACGAGTACGGTTACCATTACGACCTTCTGCATTTGAAATCACCATCATATTGGTAATATGAAGTGGCATCGCAGGATCGATACTTCCGTTTTCAGATACACCTGCATAATCGGTATAACCTGTATAACAGTAGATCAAGTTCATTGAACCCACTGGTTTAACAAACTCAAGATAGAAACGACAACGTGGTTCAGCCCACCCATTGGCGATACCCACATGTCTATCAATCGTAGAACTTGGCATGATGATACGGTTAGCGACATTACTCATTGAGATGATATCAGCTTGCTCATCTTGCTGGACGATTCTAGTTAAGTCGTTTACTGCACTACCCCCTACGTTCGCGGTAAATGAACGACGTACTTGTTCATGATAAGAACCTGTTGCAACAAAGATCGCTCTCGTCAAGAACATGCCACGATTAAACTGAAAGTTTTGACCACGGCCTACGAAGTCATCAATCTCACGATTCGTGTGATAGATGTCAGATTGTTGTGATGCGTTTCCGCCACGTCTGGAAGAAGCCACATCAGATGTTAAATCGATAATTGACATTTTATACTACTCCTATTGAAATATAACTTGTCGTTAAAAATACTAAGCTTAGTTTTCTAGATAATGGGACAACGTTCTTTAGCGGATTGTTATCCCATTAAAATAATATAACCTCGTAGATTATATTAGAACCGTTATGGGTTGATGAGCTGATGTTTGTTCATGTAAATCAATAACTCAACTAAGATATATTTTACATGATAACGGTTACACCAACGTCCTTCATAATTCACCCCTTCAAACCACGCGCCACGTACATCGTCTTCCATCTTGATACAAGCTAAGATTGGATAACTACTACTGCGTCTTGATTCACCTTTAACACGGTTACTGGTGATCGTGTGCGGATAGAACTCAGAGATCTGTTTTAATTGATCTGCTGTGACATCGGTGGTATCGAAGATTGGTTCTGGTTGGATGTCACGTAATAACTTGCCATCAAAGATGCGGGCGAGTTCATCAAAACCCCAGTGTTTTAATAATGCCATACAAACACGGAAACAATTTCGATATTGCACACCTTGTTGTACCTGAACACCTGGTCCATGCTTAACAGATGAAAGATATTCAATATACTTCGGTGATACCGCAGATGCCATTAACCATTTCATGAGTGTCGCACGGAATGGATGATAAGACTTGTGATAGTCTTTATCATATTCGATTGCTTCTACCTGTTCAATGGATAAGGTTGGATCAAGATGCGGGATGATATTAGCAACATCAGATAAGAAGTGATTATTGATAACCAGATTCATCTCTGACATCTCACCTGCAATCTTATAGCGCTCTAAGGTTGAAGCTTGGTTCTCTTCCCCTTCATCCGTTTTACCTGGTGCATCTTTATTCATGAAGAATTCACTGCTACCACCACGACCATCACGTCCTTTTGTTAAAAACTCTGCATCACCTTGTACGTAATAGAACAAAGATGAAATTAGAGATGGACGTTGAGATGGTTCGAGGTTTTCGTATTTATGCGATACCCCAATCGGTAAGAGTTTCTTCATGAACACATCTGCCATAATCCAATCTACTGCACCATCTTTTGCAAGACCGTGTACTAAGATAGGTGGGGCTAATTCATAATCACTTTTACCCGACCAGAATCTCACGATAAATTCACGAAGTCTTTGATAACCTTGTTCATGAATGAATTCTGTTTTATCTAATAATGAAACAGTTTTCATACAACGGAAGAAATCTAAGACATCATCACCAATCAATGTATAATAATGCGCTAACACTGGCATGTATAACTTAGAGTAAATAATCAAGCTATTTAAACCATGATAGTCATGTTTATCATAAGTGAGTGATAATGACTTCTGGTTCTTTTCCGCTTGGTCAGTATTCTGAGCGATACGAGATAATGGCATTCTGGTATCTTCACGCTCAGGTGGAGTCCAAATGGTATCTTTCGCAACAACATCTTTTAACACCGTACGATAAGGAAAGGTATCTGAGATCACTTTAAGGTTATCACGGATACGATTCATTAATCTATCTGGGTTATGGATATTGATAAAATCTTCATGGATTTGCTTATAAGCATTCCAGAGGATGTCTTGCTTTTCTTTAGGGAGTTCAGCAAGAAGTCGGTTAATATCCCCAAAGACAAAGTGATCAGCTTTGAATTTACGGTATAGCTCTATGATCCAATCGAGCTCTTCACCATTATGCGCCATGGTGACCGACTTGATTTTTCCGTTAACTGACGGACGTAAAAGGAATTCCATTATTAACTCCTATTGTTAATACTTGTTAGTTGTTTTATTTCGAAATAAAGTACAAAGATACTTTCGTATCTCAGTACAATAAGATAATATAGGAATATAATAATTGATACGGACATATATCGAGGCATCACAAGGATGCCTCTCGAGTATGTTTGGATTAGATCCAGTTGTCATCATTAAACCCTGCATCGGCAGCAGGTACCGGAGCAGATGGTTGAGATGGTTGTTGGTTGTAACCACCTTGATTTTGATATCCACCATTACCACCGTTGTTATAACCACCGCCATTGTTGTTGTTATAACCACCGTTACCACCTTGTTGTGGACGTTGTTTTGGTTCTGGATGTTTATATTCGTTGATATAAACACTTAATGAGATATCACGCACTAAACGCGCCCAAGAGCGTGCTAGTAACGCTGAAACATCTTGTGCAGGGATTTCATTACCTTGTGCATCCACTCGTTTAAAACGGAAATAAGGACGGAAATTGAAGCGTTCTGGTTTATCCCAACCAAAACCTGTTGCACCGATGTAGACTAAACCATCTTCACCACGACCTGCAATCAAAGTACCGATAATACCTTTCTTGCCTTGTGCCACGAAACCATCAAGGTTCCAACGCACTTGTTCTGGTTGGTTACGACGAGCAATGTCTTCTAAAGTAGTTAACACTTCGTTTAGTGATACTTGGTCTAATTTAAACTCAAGCATTTTACCGTCAGTACGGTAAACACGGAAACGAGGTGAGTTGTTAAACGTTGAAAACACCATAGTAGCAGGTTTACCACCTGGTTGTGCAGCAATACCATATAGGGTTAATTCACGAGCATCTGCAGCATTCTTTTCACGTTGTGGGGCTTGGAAACGACCGCCACCTTGACCATATCCGGACATAGGGAACTCCTTACTATTAAGTTAATTCTGTCTGTTAAAAATAAATAAAATTGATTTTGTCTTGATACACAAAATAGACTAACATTTAGAAAAATTGCAATAAGACATCTTGGTCTGCTTTGTGTTTGAGTTTACGGATACTATTACGAATCGTGGAATCTGTTGTCATCACAGTCCAATGGTTATCCTGACTCATTTTTACTACTAAACGTTTTACGGTTAAGTTTTGCTGAATAAAGAAGACATTATCCCCGAAGACTTGCAGGGTGAATTTATTGAACGGCATATTCTCAATATCTTCTTTCTTATGGTAATTCAGTTTGGTGTTCCAGCTACGTCTTAGTTTTACTGCACCTGTATGGGATTCAACGAGATTCATCTTAGGGAATCTGTATTGAGAGAGTAAATCCGTTGGGAACGAGGTTAATAAAGAAACACTTCGGTTATCCTTTTCTAACTCCCATCCTCTGATAATACGAACAGGAAGGAGTGGTCTACCCTGGGCTTGTCTTTCTTTATTGGTTTTATCTAAGAGATCTTCAAGTTTATCTCTTACGGTTAACATCATAGTTTGCACAAAGATCTTATTCTTCGTATTAAACTCACGAGGTTTCGCCATTGGGAAATCCAAATAAATCTTCTTATAATCAGGAAGATAAAACTCAGCGACTGTATTCGGGTTTAACTGAGGAATAGCTTGGATTAGTACATCCATCTCAGCAAGTATCACTTCTACCACATCATCCGCTTTCAGATTGTGCTGCTCGGCCGCTGGGATCGATTGGATAACGTTACGTGATAATGTTAGTAGATTAACAAAGAGGACATCGTTCCACATGGATGGATTAGCCGCTGGACCATCAGCGATGAGTGATGTCCCGATCGATACGGGTAGTACTTCACCAAGTACTCGACCATATAACAGGTCTTGAGAAGTCTTTGAGGTTTCACGCTTAATCCCAAACCACTTCTCCAGAAGCTCATCAAACATGGCTGATTTCCTTTATTTTAACATTGGTTAATATAATGCAACGAGAGTTTCTCAATTTCCGTTTTAATGGAATCATCTTTTACTTCATTAAGAATTAAAGATAGGATATTCTCTCGGGTTAATGCAACGTATTCTTGTTCATATCCCTGAGTCACCTCAAGGACAGGTGTATACTGACTTTCTTTTGAAACGTATTTCTCAGTGAATCGGTACTGATTATACTTGGTTCTGAAATAAGCCAACAATGCTTTCATATCGATTTCTTTATCGGTATAAATAAAACGAATGTTCCCACTATCACGATTGATGACTTCGACTTGTTTATCTAACTCACGATAAGACTCGATATCTTTACTATCGAATTTCTTCGTTAACGTAATTGAAGTGTAGACTTCTGCATCTTTATTTTCAATAAACTTCACAACACGATTATCTTCACTATAATAAGTGACATCTAAGAATCCTTTCGGTTCCTCTTCACCATGTGCTAATCTATCAAAACTTCCTGCGACTTCAATTTTCTTATACGTACTTCTTTTATGGACATGACCAAAGAATGCGTTATATCTCACCATCTCATCCCAATCATCTTCTTTTAAATGAGAGATCTTATCTCGGATACTCTCATTAAACTGATAACCGAATTGGTTATGACCTAAGATGATATCCACTTGATCGAGATTATGCTCACGCAGTAATTTACGTGCAGTCAGATACATCACGTCACGTTCAGCCCATTCATCCGGTACGTACATGATACTTAAATCATATTTCTCGATATACTCAATTTCCATATCCGTAATGTATTTAAAATCCACATCAGGGTATAAAGTCTTCGCTATCGTTTCAAATTGTTTTCCTTGACTACCATCATGAGATGGGGTACCATGGAGTAAGCGGATGGAGATACCAAACTGTCTTGCTAAACTTAAAACACGATGATAGTGCATATTAGCATAACCTACACGTTCATCACTGTTTAATAAGACCTGGTCAAGTAAATCACCCGCATACAAGATGAGATTAACCCCTTTAAGATAATCAGGGTTAAATATTTGATTCTCCAATCTATCAATAATCTTTTCCGTGGAGGTCTTATCATGAAAAAGATGGATATCGTGGAGACTGACTAATCTTAAAGGGAACCGCATAATCTTCTCTATTTAGTTAAAATGGAACACTACTCCCAATCATCCGTAGACTCATAATCATCGTGTTGAGCTTCAGTTTCTTGGGATTCTTGTTGTACATCAGATTCAACAGGATCTTCGACTTTCGTGTAGAAGTCATCCGTACGACCCAGATAATCACGGATCGATTTATCCTGTACCCAGAATTGATAGAACCCGTGGTTTTGTTCAGTCAATGTACGGAAGTTACGATATACGCGCTCATCTTCCATAGGAAGTGGTCCAAAGAAATCCATGATCTCATACCAAGCGAGGATATAAAGTCCTTTAGAATCCGTTAAATCAAGGATATTTAAAGCATTCTGCACCATGCTGTTAGTAAAGCGTTGGCGATTGATTGGGATACGTGCTTGTTGAGATTCCATGAATCGACGATACTGGTGAGTAAAGCCAAATTCATACTTCTCTTCCACATCAGTAATGTACTCATGTTTGAAGCTGACTGTAAGTGATGGAACATTAAAAAGGATTTTATCGAGATCTAAATCATCGACGATTAGAAATCCATTTTGTTCTCCACCTACCCATTCAGACATCTTCTTGTAGTTGTACTCACTGTGGTCTTTGTTCTCACTGATTAAACCAGGGTAGAAACGATGTCTAAACTCACTTACTGTGATACGTTTAGCTTGAATAAGTAAACTTTCATTCACCATACGAAGCGCTTCTAGGGCTTCGTGTTCACCATCGCTGATCTCATTATTAGCGAGTTCACGTAATTCATCTGGTGTCATTTCATCAGGCGATTGATTTCCACTCATCGATTAGCACTCCTTCGTTATTGTATTTTAACATTCTAGCAAGACGGGTTCCTTCGATCTTGATGATACGACTGAAGTTAGCCCGCCCACTATCTTTATCTTTTACCTCGATACGGATATCCAGGTCATATTTACCATTACCTGATGGGTCATCGATATAATCGACCATGACTTCACTGTCTTGGAAGTATCGACCGCATAAGGTCGCCAAATCAGCACGGACTGCATCTGCACAACCTACCGGATTATGATTGTACTCAGAGACCGTATACAGGAAGCTGATGATCTTACCTGTAAATACCGTAGACTGATCATAGTTGGTTGTAAAGTAATCCAGTAGCATACTGCTTACCTTAGATTCTAATGTGATCGTCCAAGCATCAAGATTTGGATATGGCGTAGTATAGGTTGTTTCTCTTGCCATAGAAACCTTCTAAAAAAAAATAATTGTGATGAAAAAGAGGACACCCATCACAAGTGTCCTCTTTATTATTTAAATGATTTCATGAAATCACTTGATGTTACTCAAGCATTGCGCCCCATTTTGAAGTTGGGTCATACTTATTTGCGATTGCGTGGTCAGCGAACTCCCAACCTAAACGGATATCGAAACGTTCACCATCTGTTAACTTCTCAGTATCACGTATTTCGTCAACGAAGGAATCAATGAACTCCACAAATTGGTCATTCACAATTTCACCATTAACAATATATTTATAGTCAGGATGTTCATCTGGGCTAAACTGCAAGTCATCTTCGACTTCATTATCCCAGCCAGATAACGTTTTCTCGCGCACACCTTTACGGATCACTGGATTTGCCATCATCCAACGACGCATCTTAGGTGTCGCTTCTACGATATCTTCTAAAGACCCAATCACACGGATGTCATCGTAGTCTTTTACTGCACGTTTTCGCATACGGTCTACGTGGTCACGTAGATCGATCAAGGTATCAAAACCAGAACGACGATATAAATCTGCAGCACGATCTGCAAATCGTCTTCCGATATCACCGAGTCTTTCTAGTGCACGTTCGTTAGCAGAGCTGATAAATCGACTTAAGCCTTCTGACATCGGCGTGTAGATTAAACCAGATGCAACGTTGTCGTTACCATAATAGACACTAGCCACGAATTTCACCTCCAATGATTTCGTCCCATTCCATCCCCTCTTCTAACCAGCATCCCAGCATACCCCAAACTTGTTTAGGTAATGCCACATCACCTGATAACTTATCTGGAGTCGCATGGGATAATACAGTAGTAGCTGGATGCAAGTGCACAGCTGATGCAGCTTGGAATCCATCTAATACACCTAGCTTATTGGTCTCATCCATCAATAAGCCTAAAATTATACTGCGGGAATATCGAAAACTTTTAAGGTGTCTAAAGAATAAGTCCCATTAAAAGTCTCATTAAATTGCTGATACTCAGTTGTTGTGATATTTTCAGTCTTCGTATTGTAAATCTGATAGATCTGATATCTACGACTTGCATACTGGCTTTTTGATATTGCCTTGACAAGCTTCGCTCTATTCGGATACGGATATGCGATATTTTTTTCCTTGTCGTGAACAATAAACCCAACACTTGCCGCGCCATAGAATGGAAGTCTTGTACGGATGAACGTATAATACGCTGCTTCACCCATAGACAATTTCTTCACTTTCTCCGGTTCCTCGCCAATACGGTGGAAGCTGTATCCTTTTACATATGAACGATTAGGCATCATGCTTTCTAGGATATAATCATACATCGTACCACGTCTTACCGTTGTAATGTATTCAGCTTCACTATAAGAGCGAGCAATCATAGAACTTCCATCTACATGATCACAAACAACAACCGGAGTCTTATGTCCTGTCATTGTACTTGTATCGAGTGTTCTGATAACAAATTTTTCATCAGTATAGATAAACGCATTATCAAAACATGTTTTCATCTCATCGTTAGAATAACCTGTATAATTAACGATTTTCTCGTAGGTATTGAATACGCCAGATACACCTGCCTTTTTATCATAAACCAATGAAATCTTAGACACTGGTTTACTGGATTGTCGTCCACGTATATAGTTTTCTGTTTTCGTTACCCATTCCAAATTACTCACGCGATAATCCGTACGGTTATGATTGATGTGATCAACTTCCATCTTGTCATCTTTGTGCTCTTCAGGAATGCTCAAGAACGTCAAAGCAACCAAGCGGTGCATACCAACGGACGTGTTATATCCCCTCATGTCAGAGTAGACATCGACCATTGGGTAATTATTGCCCTTGTATTTTAATGGAATTTGATATGATGTTCCTCTTTCAAAGATTCTTAGATCTTTAGTCATGTAGTAACGACTAAATCCAGGAATATAATACTTCCCGTGATCCAACTCAATAGGTTCGTCTTTTAGAGAAACATATCCACCACGTACGACGAGTTTGTCAGCAAATTCATTCATTTTGTCACCTCATTTAAATGTTGTTTAGTAAATTTAAGTCTCGGTAACACGCTGCAGCATAATAGTGTTTCATTAGAGCACATCTTCTTCTTCCTTTTATTAGGAAGACAACCCCCATTTTCTGGATAACACTAAACCGTACTCTACTCACCTCACTTGGTATCTCAACCAAGCTTACTTTCACCAGTTAATAGGCTCGACTAGACCTAATGCTTTATACTAGCCTGGATATAGCTTTCGATGCTCGTTGAAGCTTCATCTCTCTAACTCGTGGAGATGAGTGCTTGCGGATCGCCACCAGTATCGCTTCACAGCGAGCTTATATTCAAAACGCTTTTTACTACCTCTCCGGCGTTACCCTTTGCCACTACCTCCATTGCTGGGGTAGCTTAGTACGTTTTGCTGTTGGGTGGTGTTCCCGCAGTTAACGGGGTTTCATTTTAGTGCTAGCAGCTTGTTACATATACTACTAACACTAATTAGGAGATTAATTATTTACTAAGATTATAAGAAAAATCCATCGAAGTCAGTATTGCTTGACCCTAATATCAAAACACTAATAGCTGTAGTGATATCGGTAGGATCAGTTTTTACTTTGGTTATTAAAAGGGATTTCATTGAACCCATACGTAATGAAGGGTTTCGGTTTTCTATTTCCATAAATCCTGGTTTACCCGATAGACGAGTACGATGAGGTGAGGATTCAATAATATAATTGATCATCTCATGGATTTCTGGATCGTAGTTATTTACGGCATGGAGTATCCGTCTTTTGATCTCATTTGGTTTTAACCCTTTCTTCATGAAGAGGTTAGTTAAATGGACTTCAAAGAGTGGGATCGCTGCAGGCCATGAATAATGCATTTCTTCTGCATCATGTACACCATGAATGGAAGTAACCACCATACGTGATGTCCAAGGAATACGAGAACCATAGACATGTTTACGGAATTCACCCGTTTTCTTATTATAATCAGAAGCAAATTTTGCACTGATGTAGTCTTTAAGTTCAATCAGTACATTAGCCATGATAGACTCTTTACGTTGTTTGGTTAAACGACGTCCGAGATTATTCATGGTAGTGATTGTATTGATCACGTTCATGTAAGGGTTGAAAGCTTTAAAGTCTACGTAACTTCCGAGTTGAGCACGTTCGATGATATTGAACGATTTATGAAGTAGAGGTACCGCATAAGGCGTACAAACATCATGATAGGTCTCATAGAACTCATGAAGTTGAGCACATTTGGATTCACTGATTCTAAAAACACTTGGATTTAGGATCACTGACATGACAAGGTCAAGGTGTTCAGTAAAGAAGGTAAGACCCCGTTCGATTTTATTTTGTTCAAGATATGCGATACCTGCATGATCCGTATAGTCATTATAATACGGGTCTAAGAGATAACGGATAAGGTGACCTGTGTTACCTGAACGAGTGGTGCCTGCTTTAAAGGCATCCATCAGGATATCCAGGAAATAAATCGATAAGAGTTTACCTCCTTCATCGGGTGCACGAATCCACACGATAGGTTTGAGCTCTTGAGAAGATTGGAGGTTGATTTCCGTGTGGCAATACGGACATCTGTCACCAATTTCCAGCTCAGGGTTAGAAGCAAGTGATGTCATCCCACAACTACAAGATGGGATAAGACTAAAGCTTGCACCATCAAATATACTGATAGTTAAGCGTTTGGTGAGTTCATGATCTTTGATCGGATCAAGGTCATTCAGGTAGACGACTTCACCACCTAAGTGTTCGAGATCTCGATTTAGATCGGGGAGTATTGCATTTACACCCATTTAAACTTACTCCTTTAGTTAGTTTCTGATGAGAGAACATCCTTTTAATTTTTAAAATAAAAGGACAAAAGAACGGGGATGTCCGAAGACATCCCCGATACAGTTGTTTACTTACGAATGTAAGTGATTAGCGGCTACGGCCACCCCAACCACCCCAGCCTTGTGAGCGGGTAGAAGCTTGACGTGAGTAAGCTGCACGGCGTTGGAATAAACCACCAGCAGAACCCACACCACGTGATAAGTATGCACGGTTGCCACGAGATTCACGGTTGATGTCAAATGCAGCATCAGGACCGATAGAAACATGTGCAGACTCAGCAGCTTCACGGAATAAATCGAAGAACTCAGGTGTAGCGAATACACGTTGAGCATAACCAGTTAACTCGAATGTAGAGTTCATGGTATTTAATACTTCAATCGCATCAGAGATACGACGTTGTTCATCGATTTGTTGGTTGTAGTAAGCATCAGTTAATTTACCGATAGTTTGAACGTCATCTACAGTGTTCATTAAGTTGATCATGTCGATGTTACGAACATCACGTTTACGGCCTTGACCATCAATATAGTAGCCAAGTGGGATACGTGTATAGTCGGTTGTTACTAATGCTGGTTTACCTGCATCTTCCCAAATGCTTGAGAAGGTGTTGCCACCAAATAAGAAGTCTAAAGAAGCAACCACTGCTGCTTCAGATTCACGTACACCTTTAGCTGCATCTAAGATGATATTTTGAACTGGTGATAATTGACCACCTTCTTCGATATCTAATGCGATAACTAAACGGTCTAGGTAGAATGCAGTACGGCAGAATTCGATATAATCGAATGATGCATCGTTAGATAATACACCCATGGTTTCTGGTTCACCACGACGAATCGGCGTATCTAACATTGGTACTTCACGACCTAATGCACCCACGAAACGTTCTTTAAGTTCGTTAGCGTAGATCGGGTTAAGTGCTGCGATCCAACGGTTAGAGTCAGATAAGTAACCTGCAGAACCAATCGCGAACATTAACTGAGTTAAGGTTACTGCGTTAACGCAAGTATCTAAATCAGTGATCACGAATACTGGTTGGAAGGTTTGAGTATTATCTTCAGTCCATACTTGAGAACGAGTGTTTTCAATGTCTTGACCTACGTATAATGCATCGATGAAACCACGTGCTACAGTTTGCGGAGAAATACGGGTAGATTTACGACCGTTCTTATCCACGTTTTGACGCACTACAGTTTCGATAGTCACATCACCACGGAAGGTATTACCTAAGTAGTCAACTGAATCGATCGCACCGAATTTAGTACGTACAGCCAATTTACCATCAGCAGGTACAGCGTTGAAGTTAAATTCTTCAGAATCGATTACACCTAAGTCTACTAATAAAGACTCACATGCTTCTACAGCACGGTAAACGATACGACGAACTTCATCGATATCACCGATGTCCATACCTGGTGCAGTGATGATTTGACCAGCTAATTCAACATCGATTTCTTTTTGTGGTTCTTTGAATGCTTCTTCAACCATATCTAAAATACGGTTTCGCATTTCAACTGATTCAGCAAATACATCAGTTGGTACACGTGGAATACGGATTGGAGTCGCATTACGATCTGCTTCAAGACGTTTATCGTCAATGTAGATTTCACCTAAGTCAGTTGCTGTACCACGTAAGGTTACTGCTACTGCTGCTACGGTGTCTTCTTCACGACGAGCAACGATTAATGCAGAGATATCCGCATCTTCAACTTCACCATCAAATGGGAAGAATTGAAGTTTGTTTTCTTTAAGAAGACGTTTGAAGCCTTCACCAGCGATGTCTGCTACGTTTTCGATAGCAGCGATAGCTGTGCTGATTGCACCGCTCACTGGGTTACGAGAAACTGAACGACGTAATAATGCGTTCGGGTTAGCTAAAGTTGCTATACGACCATCAGTACGAACTGGTGCTTTTTGTGCGCCACGTACTACAGATGCAGTTGATGCTTCAGCTTTTGGTGCTGCTGCTGTTGTTGCTGCAGCTTCTTGGTTTGCGAATTGATTTCCCATTTTATACTCCTATTGTAGATGATGGGTTAATAAAGTTTAAAGATCTTTAAGCTTCGTATTCGATGCTTATTATTTTGAAGAGACGAAATACAACCTTCTCTTCACTATAATAATTTATCCTTATAAATATCAATAGAACGGGTATTTATACGAATACACATCCAGATACAGGCTAATAAAGATTTAGTAATGCTCATTTGAGCGATAACCTGTGTAAAAATCGATAAAATATCGATATTCGGACAGATCTAAAAGGTACATCACAGGGATACCCATGATATACCGGGTGGCTATTTTGAAAAGTAGCACCATAAAACATACTATACAGAATTATCAGTAAGGATTTAAATATGAACTTCTTATACCCAATTGACAACTATAAAGATAGTGGCAGGATATTTAAGAATAAGTTTGAGAGTGAAGTGAGATATAGACACATGCGAGTGATGACTCGTGTGATAGAAGATTGGATGCATGATAACTGGGAACTACCTGGTGGCCATCCTTTAATTAAGATATTGAATAACCTGAATGCGGTAACGGATGATGATTACCGTGCTTTCTTATTATTACGTGAACAGGTAGGTAGTCTTGCGGGTGCATTGGGTTTCTTTGGTGGTACAGATAAAGGAAGATTATTGGATAAACCTTGGTTCTTCTTAGATCCGAATACACCGGAGTGCGTTATCAGTAGTCAGTTTGAAGATACTCAGAAACTGATCCTTGAGCAAACCATGCATGAGGATAAGAACTACTGGATGAGCTGGGAGCCTATCCGTGTTCGTTACCACGTCTATACGGATATGGATTATTGGATCATGGGTAAGGATTATGGTAATGAACCTCGTGTACCTTGTGATAAAGATGGGATTAATATCATTGAGATTGATATGGCACTTCTTTATATGCAGTATCGTTATTGGAGAAAGAGTCGTTATAGTAAAGCTACCGATAATGAAGGAAATACTTACGAGTATCCAAGAACGGTATTCTTAACTCGCTTTGCTTTAGCCAATGCCATTGATAGTCAGATGCAGGTGGCTTACTTAAATCGAGTAAGATGTTACTTCATGGGTACTCCACTTGGTAGTAGTCGTCCTATCAATAAGCGTCATGCTTATATTAATACGTATATGAACGTGGATAACAGTATCTTAAATAGTATCATGTACATGAAGAAATACGGTGGTCTTGACTTTGATAAAATCGTTTCCAATTTACCGACAATCGCAGGTAATAGCTATGGAAACTTTTTTAAAGAACTTGATATACGACTTGACCAACGAACTGAATTGATCTGTTGTTATGGTGTACTTCCTTTGTATGAAGTCTGGTTGAATTTAGTCAATGAGAAACAAATGCAACGTTGGAATCGAAATGAAATTCAACATGTTTCTCGTGGATTATTCTTAATTAATAACAGAAAACTCTTTAGTACGGTCTCAAGTAAATTCGGAAATCGTTTACAGCTCCGTTTCAATCAATTAGCTGAATTACTTCCGAAGATCAAGTAATACCTTATTTATATAATAGACTCGATAGGAGGGGTCTTATTATGAGTCAAGATTTAACTACTGTGGCACCGGCTATACAGAAAAAGCAAGCGGCGTTTGTAACTTACCACACGGTCAACCGTAATATTAATGCAGGTCGTTATCGTTATGATCACGGTGACCTTTGTGTGGTCAAAGAGAAATGGTTAGATGAGGAAGGGAAACTTCATAAACGTCTTAACATGATTGAGAACTATCCTCGACCATTTTGGATTACGAAACCAAGATTTCGTAAGTTTAAGGATAAACGTGAATGGGCTTACTTCGATGAAGTGGACATGTTTCGTTCACCACATCACAACCTAAGCTTTGCCGTTCAAAAAGCTTTAGGTAAATTTAACCCTGACCCTAAGCTACAAATTCGTATGGTCAACCGTGACCCTTACGTATTTGGTACGGACTTAAGTCCAACTTATATCCTAAAAGAAGCATACAGTCATAAATACGGTGGTTATAAAGCTGGCCGTATGGAAGTATGCAAACTGGATATCGAGACCAATGTGGTCGATGGGGAAGAAGATGAGATCTTAATGTGTTCTATTGCTTTAAATGGTAAAGCAGTCACCATTGTTAGACGTGACTTCTTATTTAAGAATAATGCTAATGGTGATGAAAAGTTCTTTGAGATCTTAGATAAAGATATCCCTCAAGTACGTGGTGAATGGGGTTATGATGTTGAGCTAGTAATCGTTGAGAGTGAACTTGAAGTTATCGATGAAACCTTTAAACGTTTACATGCATGGCAACCTGATATCGTAGCAGGTTGGAACGTCATGATGTTCGACCAAGCGGTAATTGCGAAACGACTTGAACGTTTAGGTCAAGACCCCGCTTTATTCTTCTCTGATCCAACTATCCCAGATAAATATAAAGGATACCGCTTTAAAGAAGGTCGACGTTTTGCGGTGAGTGATAGTGGGAAGAAAATGAACTTTAAGCCAATCGAAAGATGGCATGAGGTCATTGCGCCTGCTTCATTCATGTGGGTCGATGGGATGTGTGTTTACTATCGTCTACGTAAACAGAAAGGTCAGTTACCAAGATATAGTCTTGATTATATCTCTAATCTCCACTTGAAGATTGGTAAATATGAGATCCCTGAAGCTGAGAAGTACGTAGGGTTACGTAAACACTTTTTCATGCAGACTCAGTACCCAGTTCATTATACGGTGTATAACTTAATCGATACTATCATTTATGATCAGTTAGATAAGAAGTTAGGTGACCTTGAAAGTACCTTCTTTGACTTGTTAGGTGATTGTGACTATCGCGATTATCAATCTAACCCTTCTAAAGCGGCGTGTAACTTCCATACTTACATGTTACGTGAAAGAGGTGGAGTAATCGGTAGTACTTCAGATACAATGTTTAATGAGTGGGATAGACAACTTCCTCCATTGGATGGTTGGATTGTTGCTTTGGATACAACTTATCTTGATAGTCATCAAGGTTTGAAATGTGTATTCGAAAATCCTGATCAGGAAACTCGTGTCTTTACGCATAATGCCGATAGTGATATCACCAGTAGTTATCCTTGGGGTACCATCTTCATGAACATGTCTAGACGGACAACGAAGATTGAAGTCAGTCAGTTGGTGGGGATTCATAAGCGTGACCGCTATACATTAGGCTTAAACTTAATTGCAGGTCGAGTCAATGCTATGTCCAATGCTAGAATAGCGTTCAATTTACCTGATTTCAATAAGACACTCGACATCTACGACGAGTTTGTCAATGAGTTTGAATCCAATGATAGGCATTAGGCACCTCTTATAATTTAAGCTAATAAGTGGGGTAGTTTTCTACCCCACACCTTTATGTCGTCAATTTTACTTAGGCTCTGTATTTAATCAGTTTTATATAAACAGAATAGGAATAGATAAAGATGAGTCAATATGATCCAGTCACTGACTATCGACAAGCCCAAGGGGATGCAAAGAACCCCACTAATCCATATCCGGGTGATGTCAGTGCGAATATTAATCCTGTTAAAGGAATAAGAGAAGATAGTCATCGTATCGAGGTACAGGCAGACCGTAACTGGGTACGTCGAAGTTTCCATTACTTCAACACTGACCGTGATTATGGTCAAGCACAACGTGATTACGATAAGAGTCACCAAGCGAAAGGTTTATCAGGTGCACCTGGTGTGATTGAAGCGAAACACCGTAAAGCATGGCGCAGTTTCGTCTCTACTGAACTAGGTGGTAACTTCCCAATTAATACGCTATATGGTTATACTCCTACAGCGGATATTGCAGTAGATAGACAGTTCCCAGGTCTTGGTGGTGAGATGGGGCGTGCTTATCAAGAACGTATCGAAGATAATGCCCATGATATCCACATCCGTTTAGGGGTGCAGAAGTTTAATACGGGGATCAGTTTCTTTAGTAGCTGGTTTGACTATTATTCTCACTCTGTAGCAGTACACGGTCGTACACCATCTATCTTATACGAGATCGGTCAAGTAGCCGGTATCGTGATGGGATTTATGGCACCACAAGTGGTGGCGGTAGGTTTCATGATTAAGTTCTTTGCTTTATTGGGCGGTGGTCGTTTCTGGTACGTGAGTCCTGCTATGCCTTTATATTGGACAGCAGTAACCAATATCTTCAATGAGATCACAGGCTCTATGGGTTTAACCTTGCCGACTACAGCAGATGATGCTTATGACATGAAGTTCTCAAAAGGAAAACAAGGGTCAGGTCCGTCTGCTCGTAATGGATTAAGTTATATCCAGAAGGTTTCTAAGTTATTACCAGGTGTATTCCAAGAAGCATGGGGTAGCAATGAAGAAGGTTTCAATATCGATGTAAGACGTGTGGCTTCTCGTGCTCAAAGTACTCAGATGCAAATCAACCAATACGTCTCACGTAAGTTACAAGATGCTCGTAACTACGATACCGATAAAGCATTTGGTCTTTATGATGAAGCGATGCAGGCTATCCAGAACCTTGGTAAATGGGGCGGTAAAGTTGGTTTCGATGGAAAAGTCACTAACAAGAACTCATTACGTGCCTATACGCAAGAGTACTTTAAATCTAAACTAGGTAGTTCAGATACCAAACAGAATGCTGTAGGTTTTGAGATCTCTGAAACGAACCGTAAAGATGGTCAATCTGTATTAGATGCGGATTCCATGCAATCACTCTACACTAACACAAATACCAACAGTAATACGAGTGATATTGATACCGGTGATGACATCCAGAAACTCTTCATGAAAGAATTAAATGATGGTAGTGCTTGGGTCACTTTACGTGTTGATGGTACACGTAGTATTTCTGAATCATTTAGTAATACTTCTGAAGAATCTCAGATTGCAAGCATGATTAATGGTTGGGCAGACTCTCGTAAACAGCTCATGTTTAACATGGCTGGTGGTAGCATGTTTGGTGATATCATGCAGTCTGTGATGAATGGTGCAGCTGACTTCGTAGGGGGTTTAGCAAAATCATTTAAAGTGGAAGGGTTAACAGGTTTCTTGTTTGGGGCTAAAGTAGATATTCCGAAAACTTACGGAAGTAGTAGTGCGTCTTTACCTAAGGCAAGTTATACGATTAAACTTCGTACACCTTATAAACATCCGCTTTGTGTGGCACAGGATTTATATCTTCCATTAGCGATGATTCTTGGTATGGGTTTACCATTAAGTCAAGGTCGTAATGCGCACGGTGGTCCATTCTATTGTGAAGTATACGATAGAGGTCGTTGTGTGATTAAGAACGGTATCATAAGTAGTATCAGTGTAGAACGTGCAACCTCTAACGTTGCATGGACTGCAGAAGGTTTCCCATTAGGGATTGATATTACAATCGATATCGAAAACCTTGATACGACTATCCACATGCCAATCAATACAATGGGATTCTTAGATAGTCTCAATCCATTGGATGCGGCTGAACGTATCCTAATTGGTAACGAAGGTGCAATGGCTGATTACGTTAGTACATTAGCTTCGTTATCACTACCAGATATGATCTATCGCAGTAATAACTTTAAGCGTAACCTTTATGCTTATCAAAGACAATGGACAAGTTATTGGGATAGAGATCACTTTATCCAACGTATTGCGGCGAGTGCACCAGGTAAATTTGTTTCAGCATTTGTACCAGGTACGGATAGACGCTAAAAAAAAAATAACAACAAAAGTAAGAGGGTATCTACCGATACCCTCTGCTTATGTCTGCTACCACTGAAATGGCTTTGAGGTCATCATGATATACACAATAAGACCGATAACAAAATACCACATTCTACATCCATCCTTTATATGAATTATAGTTTAGTAGCATGTATCCCAATAATACTAAAATAATTAGTAGAATAAATGCAACTAACGCAAGACTAAAGCGTAGGCTTGCTTTACTGTGGTCAAGATAATGCGTCGGTACCACTGCTTCATCTTCAGTTAATTGGTGCATTTGGTAATAACCATAAGCACCTGAAACTAAAGCAATGATTAACAGGACACCTAGTGTAATAAAGATTTTAAGCATGGTTTCATCCCTCCTATTAAGATGAAGTCAAGTTTAATTAACTATGATCACGTTCCACTTGTTGGATACGTTTAACGCGGTAACCATTTGCAGCAAGCACTTGTGATAAGGCTTCTGCTGACTCTGGGGTCACATCAAGTAGTTCTACTGTATAGTTAGAAACGGATAGTAACTTGATGGTTGGATAACGAATCCAAGATAACCCGATTGCATCTGTATTCCCATTTGGGTATTCTACTAGCACGTAGAGTTGTGAGGTAAAATCTTTTTCAGATGTTTCCTCTGGTAATGATGCAAACATTTGAGCATGTTTAGTTGCAACTTGGTAGTTAAGTTGTTCTGCCACGTTACCTGATACGATAGAGGTAACACGTGCATTAGTTACTTTAGTAGGCATTACTGCATTTGGGTAGAGTTCAAAGTTATAACGCTTACCAAGTGTAAATGGATTACTTAAAGCCATTTAGTCTTCCTCACCTTCATTTAATGTGAAATAGAAATAACCTTCATCTGTAAAGAAGATCCGTTCTATTTTGTTATATTCAATCTCATGGTCATCAAAATATTTTAACCATTCCATACGAACTTCACGTTGCTCATCTGTAAGTTCATTTACATCTGCAATGAAGAGAAGTTCACAAACTGAATCAGACAACTCAATAAGTTCAGTTGGAATCGTTACAGGAATATCTTGAGTATCCATGTCGTTATATTCGTGTACTGATTTGATGAGACGTTCGATTGCCCCATCCTCAGCAAAGTTAACATGAAGCTCTTTCATGTGTTAATCCTTATCTAAATAAATATTTAGTAACAAATCCTCTACAACCCACTCTGTTCTGACGATATCATTTACGTGAGCATCGTATTCATAGAGAACAGGATGCAGGTATTGTCTGATGAGTTTGTGGAGTTCAAGTTTTTCCCAAGTATCACGAAGACCTTGGACGGCAACTCGATGGGGATTAGTGTAGTACAAGATTACTTCAGAGGGAGAAAACTCCCATCTGTCATTTTGTCTTTGTACTTCCCTTATCTTATCCATCAAGCCTGTTACATCAAATTGGATGACGTGCATAGTTCTGGTCTCCGGTGTACTAAGAAGTTTTTATTAAGATGGAATCGTTCAATATCAGGTGGGATTCTTCCGATATCCAGATACTGAGCAATCCCATCAAATGATTGTAGTAATTCATGCTTGTGTTCTAGGATAAACTCTCTAATAGCTGAGATATCATCAATCATGCTATCGAAGTGTTTTCCACCACTAAAGAACAACCAGTGCATGTCTTCATAGATATCATAACTCTCATCATTATTAACAAGAGAAACTAATTCCATCAAGATACAATAGATGTAATTGATCTTTTCGGTTTCTGGGACATTGGTTACACCGAATTGTTTATCGATGAAATCCGTCAGTACCTCAGGTAACCAATAAACATGGTAACTCATTTATCCCTCCTATTAGGATATCGTAAATCTTAAAAATCCGTTTCTGTAATTGAAGTCTTGGATGCAATTCATACCTACCCATTCATGTTCTCCATCATCTTGATAGATATTAATGATTCCTAAGCCTTCTATACCAATAATATAGCGTCGCATCAAGGCATTAAAGAAATCATTAACATCATCTTGTTGGAGAAAGTCATAGTAAGCTCCATCGTTGAATTCCCAGTTGTCGTAGCCATCCTTTTGCATAGCTGATGTCATCTCATAGACGATACCCTGGGTATTCTCATCCATTTCCACTTCAAGGTCATTGAGTGTATTTTCAAGGTAGCTTAATACATCTCTCCCATGACCTACCATCATTCCATCTTTTACTTCAGTACCTAATACGGTTAATCTAAAGAAGTAGTTCAGTAAAAGTAACATACATCCATATCTCACCTCTCTTACTGCGGCTGATACCTCTAGATCTTCGGTATTTGTTAACATCGGGATATCACCATGTAAGATCCCTTCAAAATGTCGTCTTATTTCAGTATCTTCCAAATAGACGACATAGTGGGAGGGTGGATAGGTATTCCCTCCACCCTTTACATTGGTGAGATCAATGACGTTGACATTCTGGTACCCGATAGGTTGTTGACATCTTGGTACGTGTTCAAACATCTTGGCTCCTAATATCTTAAGATAGATCCACCCCGATACATCTCATAAGGGAAGTGCCTATTCTTATAATAAAACTCAAACTGTGCGATTGTCATGACTTTCCACATGAAGAGATCTCTCTGATCAGAATCATCTGCGATCATGAACCGGAAATCTGTTCGGTGGAAATCATCTAACTGATTAGTAAAGAAGTTATCGATGATATCGTAAGATTTCTCAACGAACTCCCAAGCGATATCATAGTTACTAATCTGGCTTCTTTTAAACACATCTACGACTTCATCATCCGAATGATAATCCAGATAATGGTAGATGATCATGAAGAAGTTTAATACACTGAGTTTTTCGGATTTGATTTCAAAATCATCAGCTTTGGATATCAGCTTCTGGTAAATCATCCCAAGGTGTTGATATAACGACCGGACGTCGATAATTGCGGGTCGCATCTCTATTGTCCTCTCTTTCATCTCTCAGTTCACCATGATAGATCATGATGCGTTTATCACCAATACATCTTACCTCTAATACATAGCCACGACGACGTATCTCAAAGTACTCATATCCCGTTGGTTCATAGTTAACTGGATAGATACTAAATTGATCTGATAATTCATTCATGACATTATCCAAGATATCAGATACACGATCACCTTGGATCTCTTCTACGTTACAGTACTCAACTAATGCAATATATTGATATAACTGAATATAGAGTCTTTCAGTGTCGTAGCTTGATGATGCACCTAAGATAAAGTTGTTCTCTATTTCACGAGTAAGCTCAGTTAAGATCGACTGATATCTTTCTGTTCTGAAAAACATGTCACGATCATAATGAAACTCACTGATTCTCACATTATCTAAAAGACTATCTTCTATTAGTCTGCTCATTCTGTCTGCATCTAAACACACGCAGAACGGATAAGCAGGTCTTAGGTATTGTCTCGATTGCCTTACAATATACTTCGTTGGAATATAGTGCAAGTTCTCAAGTGAACGGGCTCTTCCTGCCATGTTGTACCTTCTTTATTTATCGAATTCGACAAACTCCACCAATACGTAAATGAAATTAAGATCAGCTGTTATTGTGATAACGTTAACAACTGAGTGCTCCGTATTCATCTGATGAAGTCTATCAAAAATTTCATCTCTGACTTTTGTAAAGGCTTGGTTACCTTCTACAGGTTTGATTTGTTTCTGTTGGGTTAACCACTTTACATTACAACCTAAATAAATTCCACGATAAGCAAGATAACTTGCAATAGGTTTAACTAAGCTGCATACAAAGGAATGATCCCACCAGACATCACTCTCATCCTTCTTATAATTTAAATCTTCTGCTGATGGCGTCTCAAACGTCAATACAGCATACTTCTCGTTAAACATGAATACTCCTATAGTTTTCTATCTAAAATCGCTCTACGGCTTAATTAGACACATTTTAACGCATGTCTATAACCTTCTTGTCATGTATATAATATAGGGTTGTAGTTATCGATAAAAAAGCAAAAAAAAAAGAGTAAGTTACGGGGTTTTCGGCAGCCCCGGAAGTGTAACTTACTCGTGCCCATATGGGCAATTGATCCTAACAAGGAACATATGAACAATAATCCAGGCGACTGTATTTCAAATCGCCTGTGTTATTATCCATATTAACGACGAGCTTTTAATAACTCGATTTCCGCTTGTACAGCTGGAGTATTAACAATGCTAGTACGGTATTCTGCTTTTTGTTGAGCAGATGGTGGTAAGTCTGCTGACGCACCACCGAAGTAGCCTAATGAAGCTACTGCTAAAACAGTTACAGTGATAATTACTTTGTGTACTAGGTTGAAAGTTGAAGTGTTCATACGTAAACCTCTTTTGTTATACTGGTTATGACTATATCAGCGAATCTATATCTATGATAGCAGTACTGATACGTGTATTTTCTGAAGTCCTCATTAAGTAAGCAATAGAGACATTCTACTACATCTGAGAACTGGTTATAGTACCAACTATTCGGATTCATGGTCTCGATATAGTTGATTAATATGTAAATACGTTTTACATTTAACATGATTTATTCCTTTTGGGAGTAATAAAAAACCTGGGAGGATTGGTGCGAACAATCCTCCCGCTTTATGTTGCAGTAATACCCTTTTAGAGGAAAACAAAACGCATTTTAAATTTCTTTCTTTTTGCTGAAGGATAAGAAGATTTTCTTCTATTCCTTCATGTAAATTATATATACTTATAAAATCGATAGAAAGGGTTTTTATAAAAAAGAAAAATTCGGGTAAAATAGAGGGTACCAACTGGTACCCTCTGATTGTGTCTGTTAATTATTTTTAGCAGGTTTATGGGCATCTATTAGATCATTGAGTGTCTTTTCTCTTTGACTAATGAGTGCTTCATAAACACCCCACTCTGCAAACTTCTCTGAAATGAACTCTTCTGAGATCTCTTCATCGTTATTTCTTGATGCAAAGTAGAATTGTGCTAATACATTTTCCATTGGTACTTCTTTTAATAGCTCGTCGATCGTATCTTGGAAGTGTACGGTGATCTGTTCACCTTCTACATTCTTAAAACGATGCCAATAAGCCGTATAAGAAGTATTTCCGTTTTCATCACGTGTAATGAGTCCACATGTTACATGAAGAAGATCGAGTCTTCCACCTGTCAGTAAACGTTTTTCACGGTGACTGACTGTTGTTTCATGCCCACAATAAAGGACACCTGCTCTAAAACCAGGAATCGCATAGATCGTAAAGTTATCAAGTATTCTTGGTTTGCTCCGATGGATTGGATGTTGAGTTTCCATTTTGTTACATCTCCTATTGATAACAAAACTAAGAGGGTACGTTGGGTGTACCCTCCTTCTGGAATATCCTTATTCTAATTATAGAACAAGACCGTTTTCTTCTACTGAACCACCATCAGCATCAAGTTTGATACGTGAGTTCACGACACCTGATAACTCAGCTTGGAAAGATTCAGTTCTGTCTTTAAGATGACGAATCATCTCTAATACTTCATCATATTCAGTGGTGAAGAAGACAGTACGGTTCTCAATCTTTTGACCATCATTTAAACGGAAGATACCATCACATGAATAACCTGTTACGAATTTACCACGTGAAGCTTCTTGTGCATCAAGTGAGGTATGAAGCATCGCAAGGGATAATGGATTGCGGTTATATTTCTCACCGAGTTTATCAGTGATCATCAGTGATGCTACACCTGGTGCTGCACCAGTTACTTTCGTGAAGTTTAAGAAGTTACGTAAATCTGCATTATCTAAACCATGGTTTTCATTACTGAATAACATGGCAAGCATGCTGATGTATTCTTCTGCAACTTCATTAGCTTCTTTGATTGAAACATTTGGAATCAATAAGGTGATAAATGGTACACCGGCTTTCTTCGCCATGCTATCGTAAGACACTAAAGTACGGTAAGCATTTTCAATAGATTTCAAGTTATTGTCATCTAAGAATAAGATAGAGATAACAGGTTTACCACGTTTGATTAATTCAGACGCAAGTACTGGTGCAATAGTAGAACCCGAACCACCGTTAGCAGAAGCGACCACGATATTGATATCACCTGGGTGTTTCTCACTGATGAAGTTAGGGACTTGTTGCATGATTTCTGGTGCATTCTCTGCACGGATAGAACCTGAACCTTCTGCATCTTTTTCTAATTTGATTTTATAAAATGCATTACGCACTTTAGTGGTATTGATGTTAGATTCAGATGTATCAATTAAGAAAGCTTCGACTTTAGCGTAGCCTGGTTTCTCTTCTAATGGAGTGGTGATATAAGGTGATACCACATTGATCCCTGTACCACCGCAACCATAAATAACCATTTTATTTTTCATAGTTAATCCTCATGAGTTTAATTAAATTTAAATTGTTTAGTTAACGTTAACGAAGTAATCAGACAGACTACTTCCATATACTTTGCTAAGATAGGAAGGATTTGTGAGATTACTTCAATGAGATAATATAGACTTATAGGAAGTAATAGAATTTAATTATCCCAGAAACAAAGGTATTTTTATTATGAGTCCAGTACAATTTGCGATTGCTGAGATTCGTTCAGTCATCCCGGATGAAATCTTAGAACTCGCCTTTATTCCAAAGACTAAATATAAATTAAGTCGTTCTCGCTTTACCCCTAAGAGTATCGACAGTCAAATCTATTTCAATGTGATCAACGAACGTGTTCGTCGTCATGTTGACAGCCAAGGGGCAAAACAAATTACGATTCCATTAAGTGGTTTAAAATTCGAAGAAGTGGAAATGGGCAATGGTCAGGCTTGGACTTGTCATATCCCTAAACGATTAACGGGTGGTCGCACAATTACTCATGTGATTTCTGTTCATGTGGGTATGGTGGGTACAGGTGCAGGTTTCTTAGGAGGTGGTAGTGTATCTCAGTTTGGTTTAGGTGTATCAACACGTAGTACCAATAATGCTTGTGGTAATGATATCCATCTTGCATCAGCTCGTGAGATTATAGATGCATCCAAGCCAATGGATATGAACTTCACCAGTAATGTTTATTTGATCGATGAAAATACGATCATGGTAGAAGACCGCATGCCGATCTCTAATCTCGAACTAAGATGTCAAGTATCGAGCGATGAAGAATTTAGCTTTATTCAAGGCGCTCACGTAGCCGTATTTGCTGAGTTATGTTTATTAGCTACTCAAGCCTACATCTATAAGAAACTCTCTATCGTCAGCGATAAAGCGATCTTAGATGGTGGTATGGATTTAGGTAGTGTGAAAGAATGGATCGATAAGTTCGCTGATAGTAATGAACAGTTCAATGAACTTGTTAAAGGTCGTTGGGCGAAGATCCAGAAAATGTCTGATAAACCACGTCATAATCGTTGGTTAAATATGAAAGGCGCGTTAGTTAACTTTAGCTAAAAAAAAATAACAACATAAGTAGAGGGACTCTTGATGAGTCCCTCGCCTATGTCCGGATTACTGTCCTCTTTCAAGTTCAGTAAATAACGGAAGGTGTTCTAACACGGTTAAGTCTAGATTATCCACAATATTGTCTAAGAAGTTTAGCCATGTTTCCTCGCACTCTTTACCGAAATGTAATCGATATGGGGCGTGTTCTTCATGTGCTAAATCTAATGGGATATTGTAAAGATAGCAGACATTAGAAGTGATGCCTTCTTTACCGTGCTGTACAACGATAGTGATGAAGTTTTCTCGATCTGCCTTATCCATTGGTTTGCAGACTTGAATTAAACTATTTCCAAATTGAAGTGCCATAGTGTCTTTCCTTTATGCATACAACAAGAGATAAGGTTGATTGATTAAACCTAAACCCGATTATTGTACTTGGTTGTTTTCTGGTGCACCCATGAATGAATCAATGAACGCACGTAAATCATCGAATGTTTCGTATTCGTCTACAGCAAATACATGCTCAGATGCAGTACGGAAATATTCAGTTACATTGTATACCTGACGGCAGAGTAATGCACCCATCACACGAACAACGTGTAGTGCTAATGAATGATGAGAGATCACTTCGATCTTCGCGGTGTTGCCTGCTGCACCTTGGTCTACTAATTCAGTACGGAATGATACTGGAGCTTGGTGACCAAGTACGCTGTTTGCACTGATTACTACACCGTTTTTCACTAATGCTGGTAATAATACTTTTTCAAGGTTTTCATCGTTAAGTAAGTTTTCGATAGTGAACTCAGGCATTAAGTTGATCCCCGCACCATTTGCATAACCGATGATAGAACGGAAGATGCTGGTTACCGCATAGTCATGAACATATTGGTTTTTCGCTTCTTCGTTTTCGAATGCTTTAATAGAGTCGAATAATTGACGATCCATTTCAGCACAAGCTAAAACACGGTATTGATCACGTTGTTGTTTTTCAACTGCTGGATTTACCGGTTGTACATCTTCTTGAGTTTCATGTGCTTCTTGTACATCGCTAGTTGCTTGAGCTTTAACTTCTTCTACTGCCACATTTTCGTTTGTTTGTTCGGTCATTTAGAACACCTTATTAATAATTTGATTAAAAAAAAAAGGGATAGCGGAGAACACATGCTATCCCTAAAAGAAGGGTGGAGGAAAGGAGATAACCTAACCAACCGAGGTATTATAATCGACTAGGCCAATGAAATGAACCCCCACCCATATACAGGAGTATGAGTAAACCGTTATCGATTAGTCTGAAAGACCGCCCCATACTTTCTTCACTTTATCATGATCCATGATGTCATTGTTGTTCAATGAAGCATATTGGGTCAATGAAGTTGAGATATAACCTTTACGAACGATTTTCTCATCCGGATTTTTAAGGTTGTTGAATTTCGCTTCACGTTTTTGTAAAACACGGATTTGGCTGTGTTTACCAATGCCTGCTTTTAATGAAGCTTGTTCTAACTCTTTATTTTTGTCGAAGACTTTCTTAGTTAAAGAACCGAATTCGATCGCAACCGCTGCAGCCACATCAGATTTCGCTTCATCGTGAGCAGTGATAGAAGCTTCAGTAATACCTTCTGGTAATGCTTCTGCAATCGCTCCTTTTTCTACAGTACCAACACCATTTTCATCAACGGTAATTTTACCTTTTAGTTTTTCAAGAATAAGATTAACGCGTTCAACTTTACTTAATTTAGCCATGAGATTTCTCCTATTTAAATTTGTTTAGCTAAGTTTATATATTGCAATATATACTTATAACGGAACGAGATAAGTACATGATTTAAGATAAGATAGTAAAGGATTACTACCTTATCATCAAGTAGATGATATACCTTTATAATAACCTATAGAAACGGTTAGGTTTTAGAAAGGTGGTTCATCATAATCGTACCCTGGCCACTGCGCTTCTGCTACGAGTTGCTTTGGATTTCCACTTTCGTAGATCTCATCATTAACACGACCAGCTAGGATGTGGTTAACAATAGGCGCACTAGGTAATAAACGAGTACTATCAATACTATTACGCCAGAACGCTGCAAGTTCATTACTCACAATCGGTGAATCATTTTCCGTGAGAATTCCACCGTAGAACTTCAGTGCTTTGGATAATAATTCAAGTTTATTGGTGCGTTGGTTGAGGTAACCATTCGACCCTAAGATACCTGTATTGAACTCACCTCTTGGTCTACTATTTTCATCGGTGCCATATTCTGCTGCACCGAACAGTGATGTCTGGCGATGGAAGACAAAGAAGTAACCACTAACCATGTCATAGTACACGGCTGAGATCTCGACCGAGTAGAATTCATCATAACCAAATGGGAATAACTTGATTACGGTAAGATCCATGGTGTCAGTGACATCTTTTGCTTCGAGTGTCTTTGTATCGAAATCGATTACATGTAAAACACGATCAAATAACATTACGGCGAATCGATAAGTGTTGTCAGCTACCCAGCCATATAAGTAACTTGCACTTGGTCGGCCTGCAACACCTGTACCCTTTTTATCTTTACGATTAATAAGTTCGATATTATCGACAAATAAATCGCTGCGTAAATCGGTAATGAGAACTAAAGCAAACTTGGTTGGTTTAAGTCTTTTTGTAACAGCGGGTTCAAATGAAACGACGGGTTCACTTAAACTAAGACGAGTAAACTTCTTACCTTCAGTGTAGTTCTGATACAGTTTCAAAAGTTTCTCATCACGAATAAACGGTTTATTTGGTATAAACTGCGTATCCTTTTTCTTTGGTTTATCGCTTACGAACATTGCGAGCTCCTTTCTTCTCTTGTTGTTCAACGAGATAATGTTCCAACACTTGAAGTCTTTCTTCTACACGTTGGTTAACATGATCTTGTGCATCTCTGTCGGGAATCTGGACAACTCTTTCCTCAACAAGCTTAAGTCTATCATCAAGATGATTGTAATCTTTGACTAAGACTTCGAATTTGTCTCTCTGTTCTTCCATCTCATGCACTGCACCGTATAGTGCGAATGTGGAGAAGATCAAACAAAGCGACCATATCACAAATAGTGTTATTCCTGTCAGTTTTAGGAATGTCTTAACTGGTGATCTACGTTCTTGTTTAAAACCTGAAATTAAACCCATAGTGTCCTCCTATTAGACGATAAATTAAGGGTAATTTAATTAAGATATAAGTACTTTTACTTGTACTTTACCATGGAGATAATATACACTTTTAAACCGAGATAAACCACTCTCACCCAATACCATGTATCCAATATAAAAAA